CCATGCTGGGCGCACATAAAAGAAAACCTCTAGTAAATTAATACTAGAGGTTTTTGGTTGTTAGGTATAAATTCATATCTTTTTTTAATAACATGAGTGAACTTTTGAACGTGTAATTTTTACATTAAAATACTTAGTAAAGTTATAATATATTTATTATATATCCTACTCTATTGTCAAATTCAGTATTATTCTTGTAAAAATAACAAAATAGATTGCATTAAAAATTCAAATTTCAAAATAATTTAACAGTGTAATTATTAAGCAACTTTTATTTTAAAAATTATAAAATTGTATAAATTGATATTTAATAAACACCTTTTCAAATTGTTGTTTTTAATATTGTTGTAATAAGCAAAACTTTACAATCATTCAACAGAATATACAATTCTGTTGAATCTTTAGACAAGCTTATGATATACTAATATCAATGGTTTAAGTCTATTGAAGGAGTTTTAAGATTATGATAAAAAGGTTAGATGAATTTATTGAATACTTATATCAAGAAGATAAAGGTGAAAAAACTATTTATACTTATAAAAATGATATTAAAAGATTTATAGAATATTTTCAAAAGAATAAATTAGAAGTAAATACAATTGAATTAAGGAAATTTAAAGACTATTTATTAGAAGGATTACAGCTATCCCCTAAGACAGTAAATAAAAATATAGTAGCTATTAGAAAATACTTAGACTTTATACATATTAATGATGTTAATATCAAAATGATAAAGATTCAAGATCAAGGATTTTTAGATGACATACTGACTAATAGTGAAGCTATGAGAATGATAAAAGAAGCTGATAAAGCACGTGATTTAAGGGCTAAAGCATTTATATGTACATTATACTATACGGGTATGAGAGTTAGCGAAGCTATCTCAGTATTAGTAAGAGACATTGATGAAGATAGTATTAGAATACTCGGGAAGGGTAAAAAGTATAGAACAGTGTTAATTCCTAAAAAACTACAAAGAATATGGAGAGATTACATGACTGTTAGAGTAAATAATAGTGATAAATTATTTACAGGTCAAAGAGGTGGAATCAGTAGATTTACTGCTTTAAATATGGTAAAAAAATATGGCGGTAAAGCTAAAGTAAAAAAAGATAAGGTGTACAATCACGCATTTAGACATCTGTTTTGTATGAATTTAGTTGATAGAGGAATACCAATAGATGTAGTGAAGGATTTAGCAGGTCATGCCTCAATCTTAACAACAAATATATATACTCGAAGAAGTAAAAAACAATTATTAGATGTAATAAATCAATTTTAGAATAGCTTAAATGCTATTCTTTTTTATTGTGTAAAAACAATAAACATATGGAAAATAAATTAAAAAGTAATTGAAATAAGAGGATGGTGATTACAATGCAATATAAATTAGTTTATATATGTTTTAGTAAAAATCAAAAACATTATTTAAAATCTAAAGGGCATAAATTCTTATTTAAAGGGTTACATCCTATAAATCATAAAGCATTTTGGGTATTTGTAAATGATTTTGTACTAGAACAAGATTTAAAAGAACGGAAAAGAAATAATCCAAGATTTAATAATGATAATAAATTAAAATAGAACAATTTATGTGCTAATGGATACAAATCAAAAATAAGGAGTGATTAAAAAATGCATCGGAAATATTATCAATGTTTTAGCTATAAGCAAAAAGATTTTTTAAAAAGTAAAAACATTGATTATTTAATTAAATGTCGACATTATGAGACAGGTAAAAGAATGTGGATTTTTATATTTGATAATGACAGTGTGTTAAGCAATGCTTTAACTGAATGGTCAAATACAAATCCATAAAATTAAAATAAGTTTATAAATTATAGTTTATTAAGGAGGTTTTATAATAATGGATAAAAAGAAATATAGTAATGAGGAATTAATACAGGAATTACAAAAGGTATATAATAAATGTGGATATATTTCAACAAACTCTATAGATACATTCGGTAAATATAAAAGTTATTTGTATACTAGACGTTTTGGTAGTTTGAGTAATGCTATGTCATTAATAGGTGTAGATATTGAACGTAATAATATCATAAAAAGTAAATATTCATCACAAGGTAGTAAACGTAAATATACGAGAGAACAATTATTACACGCATTGAGAAAATATTATAATGAAGTAGGATTCCCAATACAACGTAAATTTAAAGCTATTGACGGACTTCCTTCTTATACCTTATATCATACTGAATTCGGATCGTTTAAAAATGCAATTTTGATTAGTGGTATTAAAATTCCTAAGAGTCGTGAGTGTTATTTTAACAGAAGTAAGCTAACAAATAAGGAGCTATTAAGTTTATTGAAATATTATACTGAAATAAAATTAAAACATAACGGAATTTCATTATTAACAAATGATGAAATAGATTATATACAAGAAATGCCTAGTAGTTCAGCTTATTGCAATAGATTTGGTGGTATAGTTGAAGCATATAAATTAATTAATATAAATTATTATACATATAATCATGATTTATTAATTGAAGACATGAAACAGAAATATGAAAAAATTAAAAATATTATAGGTCGCACACCGAATAGCCGAGATTTGGATTCCTTTTCACAGAAAGAAAGCAAGTATTATTCTTCCTCAACATATATTAATCATTTTGGTAATATATCTAATCTTCAAAAAGTCATGGGAGATATACCTACTATTTTAGGAAAATCAATTACATACGAAGAATTAGTAGACAAGATATATAGATTAAAAGAAGAAATTGGAGATATTCCTACTCAAAACGATATTGATGAGTGTGAATATTTACCTAGCACAACATGTATTATTCGAACATTCGGGTCTATTCGTGAAATGCAATTAAAATTATTTGATAAAACATATTCTAAAATTAAGGTTACGTGCAATGGTACCATATGTAACTCAAGCTACGAATACAAAGTTGCTAAAGTTCTAGAAAATAATAATATTCCATTTGAAAAAGAGGAGCTATATAAAAATTATATTGAAAATTTTAACAAAGGCTATAAATTTGATTTCACAATTATATATGATAATAAAAAATATTTTATTGAAGTTTTTGGAATAACTGGAATAAAAGATTATAAAACAAAAACTAAAGAAAAAATTCAATTATGTAAAAATAACAAACTACCTCTCATTGAATTATATCCCCAAGATCTATGGGATAAATCTTATGAGGAAATAAAACAAAATATATTAACTCAAATCCATCAGTTAGATGGATTTTTTATTTATAAAAATTAATATGAGGAGTGATTAAATTTGAAAAATACTGAAAATGTAAAAATGAATATGCTAAGAGAACGTGCAAATAATTTACCAGAAGTTACAAATAAAATGTATAGTGAGTGTAATGAACATAATAGAGAGATGATATCTGAATTTTTTGAAATACATCCTTTACTCTCTCCTGCTACTAAAAGACAATATAAATCAGCAACAAGACAATTCTTATACTGGGTTCATACATCCTTAAATGGTAAGCCGTTATATAAAATAACCAAAAGAGATTTTAATAGATATTTAAGTTATCTTATTAATAGAGGTATGTCTAGCTCAGGAGTTAAATTTAAAAAATCTAGCGTTAGTACAGTATGTGAATATCTTGAAACTATAGTCGCTGAAGATGATGAAAAATATGAAACATTTCATAATTTTACAAAAACGGGTATGAAAATACCTACTAATCATGTATACAATAAGATACCTATTTCCGAAGAAGAATATAAGTTGCTTATAGACACTTTAATGGAAGATGAAAATTACATGGGGTGTGCTTGGGTTGCTTGTGCTTTTAATACAGGTGCAAGGCGTGGTGGCATTAGACAGTTTAAAACAGAAATAATTGATAAACCAATAAAAGAGGGACAATCTTTTGTAATGTCTAATACCGTAAGAGAAAAAGGAGCTTCCATTGATGGGAAACCAGTAGAATATATGATTCCAATACCTGCATTGTATTATATAAAATTATGGTGTGAAAAACGTGGTTATGACCATGAATACATATTTACAGTTAAATACGGTGGTGAATATAAGCCAATATCACTAGATTGGGCGAATAAGTTCTGCGGTGATGTTCTTAGTGATATTTTAGGTAGACGTATAAATCCTCATTTATTTAAGTCATCGGCTGTATGCTATTACTTATCACATGGAGCTGATTTAAAATTTGTGTCTAAGAATATAGCCAAACACAATGATATTTCCACAACTTCAAATTTTTATGATCTTAGAACATTTGAGGATGAAAAAAATGAGGTATTCGCTAATTTACCATCAATAAATACCAAAACTGTTGATTAAATCATTCATCAAACAAAAACACAATAATTAAAATAAATTAAAAATCATAACAAAGAAAGGAGGCTTTATAATGAATAGTGAAGAATTATGGCAACAAAGAACCCAAGATGACATCGAAAATAATAAAAGTGCAATTAAGGATCACGAACTTAGGATTCGTCAATTAGAAGAAAATAAAATTAGAATGGAGTTACAACTAAATGAAATTTCTAAAGGTCAAATAGAATTAAAAAATTTAATGTATGAAACCCAAAAAGAGAATCGCAAAACATCTGAATTGATGATGACTAAGGTGACAGATACTCTAACCTCTACATTTAAATCTACCATTAACACTGATAACAATATTAAACTTACAGATAGAAAGGAATTCTGGGGTATTGTAGGAACTATTATTGGTATAGGAGTTATGATTGCACAATACTTCTTTACTAAATAACCATAAATGAAACAAATAGGGGGTGATAACAAATTGAGCAACAATATGATTAATAAGCAAAATTTGCTTACATATTTAATTAAAGAATTAGAAAAAGAGAATTATACTGAAGATATGTTACATAATGAGTATACTTATAATTGGATGCAAGGATATAAAAGAGGGATTTTATCTACAATTGAGTTAATAAACAGATACATAGAAAAAGAGAACTAGCATAAGTCTAGTTCTCTAAGTCTATAAAATAGTTAATAAAAAGTCCCTTATATATGTATAATACCAAACTTATTCTAATATATCAACAATAATTTCCATTCTAGGATTTTCTTTATCATAGCCTCCCATTATAATTAAAGGATTTAGATGTTTGTAATCATCGTCAACTAGCATACCACTTTCAACTAGTGGATCTAATAGGAACTTTGGACTTTGGTTGTCATTATCTCTACGTCTTCTATTTCCATAATAGTTCTTCATTGTAATTTGAAATTTCTCTAAATGTAAATTCTCATATCCTAGTTTATTAACCAACCACAATCCAAACTCTTTCCATTTACTTTTCATATTTCTCATGGTCATTCTATTAATAGCCCATACATTTATAGACGGATGAATTGGACTTTTAAATGGCTTATTTCTTGCTCTAGGATGTTTTTTAAAATAATACCCCTCATATTCTTGCAATAATTTATTATCTATGGTTAATATATATTGTTTTTGGTTTTTATTATCAATGATAAAGCAACACTCCTTTTAAATTAAATATTAAATAACACATGTCAACGTAAAGTTTACATTGTAAATCTACTTAACATAATACTTATTATGAAAACTAATTTCTTTTAGTACATTAGTTTCATAATGTTTCTTTATTATTAATTCATTTTCTAAGTTATGAACTACAGTATAAAATTCTTCAAACCTAGTAATTCTATATCCTATGAATCTTCTGTTTCCCACATTTCCATTCCAACTTTGATTAAATATACAGCCTATTCCTCCATTACTTATAAAAGAAAATATATGATCTAAATTATCATCAAGTAATATTCTATTTGATTTGGCTAACAATCCTTTGTTATGAGTAAATACTAAGTTTTCATCAATGCTAAACCATTTAAAATATTGTTGTAACCATTGTATCTTTTCTTTTATACAATAATCAGAATCATATTGAGGATAGGTGCAAAATATTATCTTAAATCCTTCCTCATGTAATTTATTTAAAGTTTTAATTGAATTCTCTGTTGGTCTAGGATTAATAAAAGTTCCTTTTTTAATTAACCGTTGTTCAAAATATGACTTATATGCTTTCTTGCAATCTCCCCACCAATAAGATTTATTATCTTGCCAATTCATATTATCATCAAAATCTTTGTTGTATTGATTAACTACAAATTCAGATAGATTAACTAATACATCGTCCATATCACATATTATTTCTAAATTTTTATTGTGTATATTTATGTTTTCCATTACTTATAAACCACCTTTCATCCCCTATATAATTATTTTTATTGTATAGGGGATTTTTTATTTTTTGTAGAACTAATTTCACATCAATTGAATATATGTTTTAATTTTATTTTATTAACTCTCTTGTTTTATTATTTTGATTACTTTGTCATTCTTTTGCCTTGTATTATATATGAAATTACCTTGAGTATTTCTATTACCTTTTAAATATTCAGTCATAGATTCTTTACCATTTGGGGCTATATCGTTAAGCATAATAAACTTAGATTTACCCTTTTCTGTTTCGATATTAAAGTTATCATCTACTGTTACACCTATAATTGAAGCTATTATTTTATTAGTTTGGGTATCAATTTTCATTCCAGATATACCTTGAGTATTTCTTGATTTGGTAGGTCTGATTTGAGATGTGTTAATTATTAACGCTTTACCCTCTTGTGATACTAGAAAGATATCTGTATCATTGGTTATTAGTTGGATAGATACTATTTTACTCTCAGTATTGTATGCACTCATTGGAATTTGTCTATTTTGTTTAGGCTTATATGTATGTAAATCCGTTCTAGCAATATATCCATTTTCAAATACTGAGATAACCGATCCCTTGTAATCTTTAGTAGTTGATATGTAAATTACTTTTTCATCATTTTCAAGATGTTCACCTAATAGATTAGGTAAGAAATCTCCGTATGTAGATGGCTTATGTTCATCTAATTCATATACTTTACGAATTAATACATTGCCCTTATTAGTGAATAATAATAAATCATCTTTATTATTGCATTGATGGAATTGTAGTATTTTATCATCATCCTTTAATTTTTGAGATTGTGAAAAGACTCTATTTTTCTTTATGTATTGTTGTTCTGTAAGAACTATAGTAGGATTGAAGTCTTCTACTAAATCCTCGTGAGATGTATCTTCTATTTCATGTTTATTTAAAAGCTCTGTTTTTCTCGCTTTACCGTAGTTATTCTTTACTTTTTCAAGCTCATCAATAATAATATTTTGAATATCTTTTTCTGATTGTAATAAACCTTTTAATTTATCATGTTCTTTTTGTATCTCTAATATAGATTGAACTTTATTATTAATATATTGTTCATTGATATTTTTTAATTTCATATTAGCTATATCATTAGCTTGCTGTTCATCTATATTGAATTCTTTTCTTAGATTATTAATAATTAAGCTATCTGTTTTAGAATATCTAATAATTTCTACAGCTTTATCAATATTTAATAATACTTTTTCTAAGCCTTTTAAGAAGTGTAATAATTTTATTTTATTGTTGAGATCGTATTTAATAGATTCTTTAACACACTCAATTCTAAATTTAAGCCATTCATTTAATATTTGCTTAATACCTAATACTTGAGGTCTATAATTTACTAAACAATTGAAATTACAATTGAATGATTTATTTAATGATGTATATTTAAATAGTTTTTTCATTAATCTATTAGGATTCACATTGTTTTTAATTTCTATTATAACCCCCATTTCTTCCTTTTTTAATTTTGTATTATATCCTGTTCCATCTTTTACATCTTTAACCTCTTTTAATCTGTCAGATTTCATAAGATTGGTAATTTCTTTTTTAATATCTTCTACCGTAGTGTTGTATGGAATTTCATATACCTCAATGGTATTTTCTTTCTCATTATATTTATACTTAGCTTGTAACCTAAAACTACCTCTTCCTGTTTCGTAGATTTTATTTAGATCAAAATTACTTGTTATTATATAACCACCCGTACTGAAATCTGGAGCAGTTAAATAGTCTATAACATTAATATTATTATTTTTAATATACTCTTGAGTCAAATTACATACTTCTACTAAATTAAAACTACACCAATTACATGCTTCACCAACGGCAACCCCACTATTAGGTTTAATCAAAATATTAGGAAATGTATTTGGTAAACATAATGGCTGTAAATGCTCCTTATCTTCACCAATAAATTTAACTATGTCTTTATCGATATTTTTAAACATTTCTTGTGAAAATTTATTAAGCCTAGCTGATGTATATCTCATGGCAGAAGGAGAATCTTTGGAGTATATTTTCCCAAAAGCTCCCTCACCATCAATAAAACCTTGTAATAAACTTTCATTTTGATCTGTTAATAACGATAATGCATTATAGACAGAAGAATCTCCGTGATTATGTATTTTTAAAATATCCCCCACAACTTTACCACATTTGGCTCTAGGTTTATTATGTAATAATCCGTTGTTCCACATTGTCCATAATATACGTCTTGCTATAGGTTTTAATCCATCCCTAACATCTGGTAAAGCTCTATCCGTAATAACTTTCATGGCATATGGCATATAATATTCTCTAATTGCTTCGCTAACTTCTGATTGTATTATCATTAAATCTCCTCCTATATTTCATATATTGAATAATCAAAATACTGTTCGCCAAATTTTTCTATATACTGTTTTCTGTCAGTTGAATCATCATCCATAAACATTTCTAAAACTTGCTTCGCTTTTTCTATATCATTAATGGTAATTTGAGTTAGTTTGCGATTTTCAATATTCATAGCCGTTTCTGACAATAAATCTACGCTTAAACCTCCTAATCCTTTAAACCTTGAATCTGTAAATTTTTCATTTTGATTGTTTAAATTTTTAATAATATTATTTTTTTCCTTTTCATTGTAAGCTAAATATGTTTTATTTTTAGTATCTATTCTATACAAAGGTGAATCTAAAACGTATAAATGACCTTGTGCTATTATTTTAGGTGCTAAAACATAAAATATCCCTATAACCAGTGAACGAATATGTAAGCCATCTTCATCTTCATCAGAAAATATTATTATTTTATCAACATCTAAATCATCTATATTAAATTGTTTAACTCCTTTTATGGATTTTCCTTTATATTGCATACCACATTGTAATATTTGGAAAATATCCGTAACTTCTTCGTTTTTTAATATATCATCTAATGATTTTTTTAAGGTATTTAAAGGCTTACCTTTAAGTGGATATATAGAATGAACCTTTTTATTTCTTGATAATTTTACTGAATTTAAACTTGAATCACCTTCTATTAATATCAATTCTTTCTCGTGTTTATTTTTAGATTGACAAGGTACAAATTTGTCAGGTCTTCCTGTTGATTTATTAACATCTTGTTCTAATTTTTTTCTAATTTCTTTTCTATTTACTTCAGCCTTTTCTCTACTCCTTTTGTTAATTAATAACTTATTGGCTATCTTTAACATTTCATCTTTATGTTCAATTGCGTATATTTCAAAATAATCCATTATAGACTTTGTTAAATGAGTTTTAAAATATTTAACCTTAGTTTCAAATTTAGTTTGATTACTATACATATTAGGATGTAATGAACTAAAATCAATCATATAATTTAATCCACATAGTATATCATCTTTACTAATGTTGGATTCTTTTTTATTATATAATCCTTCTTTATTAATAAAATTATGAATACACTTTCTTAGTCCATCTATGATACCATCTTGTATAGTTCCATGATGTATTAACTCACTTCGATTTAAAAAATCCATATTTACATTATTGTTTTCTTCAATTGTATAATTCAATATTAATTCGTAATTCATATTATCTTTATATTGATGATTTTCAAAAGTTACATCTTGGCTAAAACTGTCTTTTATAATTATATCCTTACAAGATTTACTTTTATCATGCAAATATACATTAAATAACTCTTCTAACCCGTTAGACAAATTATATGTAACTTCTTGATTAGTAGTTTCATCTACTATAATTATCGGCTTTTTAATTAATGCTGATTGTTTTTGGCAGATATCACATATTTCATCAAATGTAAATTTATTCTCTGTATATACTTGATCCGATAATTTATATTTAATTCGTGTATATGTTTTATCTGTTTTTCCTATGATTTGTAATTCTTTATCGATAAAGCCTTCTTTAAATGAGCAAAAATAAATGTTGCCATCAGGTCTTCCAATTTCATATTCAACATATTCTGATGAATAAGTTAACACCGTGTTAAATACTCCATTGCTACCCGTATTTTTTTCACCAGTTTCTAATCCATTATGTTTTGTTCCTGCAAATAAGGTTAATAATAATAATTCATAATTAGATTTTACTTCCGTCGTTTCTCTCCCCTTTACATCTTTCTTTTTTATAATTGTAGTACCTTCAAGTGGTAAACCTGTTCCATCATCGTAAATTTCTACAGTTTTATCATCATAAATTGTCCATATAATCTTACTACCTATATTCTCTATTAATATATCTCCTGAATTAGCAGTAAGCTCTTTAATAGTGTGGATTACGGCTTGGTGAGTGTTTGACCCAAGCCATATTCCTATTTTATTTCTTACCTTACCTCTATCATCATAATAGTTTATTACCTTTTGTTTAGTCATTAATATATTCCTCCCTATGATTTAATAATATATGTTGTATTTTCGGATTATCTATATATTTTTTAATTAATTTATTGTATTCGGGATTATTACTACCAAAATAAATTATTTCAGCGATTTCTCTTACTTTTACAGCTTTATCATAGTCTTTATAATATCCTAACCCTATTTTCTTGTTATATTGGTGAATATAAACTTCCCAAGTTTTACGTTGTTTATTCCATGATATTCCTTTGTGTCCTGATGTATTAGTAGAAAACATTCCTGTATTAACTACATTATCTTTAAATGTTGCTAATCTTAAATTGTGCCTACGATTATCTTGTTTATCACGATTAATATGGTCTACAATTATACTTTTGTCTTTAGCATTATGTACATTCATTATATATCTATGTAATCTCATATTTTTAGTTTTATTATTTTTATCTTTAAATTTATAACAGGCATATCCGTCCTTATGTTTATATATTTTATGAGATTTAACAAAATTAACTACATCTAAATCAATTTTAAATATACCATTTATATCTCCATTTATATCATATGTATCAAATTCAGCATAGTCTTCATATATATGTATTTCATTAGGATCGTAAATTGTTCTTTTAATATCTCCTTTCTTTCTTAGTATACGTTGGTGTCTTTGACATAATAAATTTCCTTCATTAAGATAATTTGTCACCTTATGCGTACTTCCACAAACTTCACATTTCATTTGTGGTAATATTTTTTCTTTACATTCATAACATATGTAATTACCTTCTTGATAAGATTTACTATGATGTAGGCTTGCAATAGTTATTTCTTTAATATTAGTTTTACACTTATCACATTGAATTTTAATTTTGTTTTTACTATGGGCAGATACATCTTTTATATCTATATTGACTGTATCACCTATATTGCATTGATACCCCTTGCCTTTGTATAAATCTACGTTAAAATTATTAATTTTCATTTTTGTAACTTTGTCTATTACCAATTCATAAATCAATCCTTTCTTATTGTTGTATTTATCTTAATTTAACTTTATATAAAAGTATTCTTTTATTGTGTTTTGGTGTTTTGCAAACCCTTATATATCAAGGGTTTGCAAGTTTGGATTTTATCTTAATGCCTGTTATTTCTTCATACTTTTGGTATAATCTTTTAAGATTATCAGTTTCTAATTCCGTTACAAAAATGTCCTCATTACATTGACTACAAACACCAATATTTTCTTTTACATTTACTTTAACACCTTTATATTCCTCTATTATATTTTTTCGTATTCTGTATTGAACTTTTCTCTTACATTTGGGACAAAATGCTATGTTCTCTTGCATATATTTTATCGTCTCCTTATTTTAAACTTGTCATTATACAAGTTCATCACTCATTAGTTGCTGTTAATATTAATCTCATTTCTCCATAAAAGTTCGGATTTAGATATATTTTTCCTAAATCATAATCGAAATTTTCATCATCTACAATTGCAATCTCTAACTCACCGTCTAGTAACTCTAATTCATTTCTTAAATCTCTTACCTTCATTAAAACATCTCCTTATATTTGTGTTGATTGAGTATTATTCATCCTCAGTAATAGAAACTATTGTAATATCATATTATTTAAAAAGTTATTTCTTTGTCTTGAATATCAACTTCTAAATCTTCATGAAAAATATATATGCTATTTAATTTATCAATTAATTCCGTTATGGTCATTTTTAATTTTCCTTCTGTTCCATAGTCTAACGCTCTATACTTACAACTCTCCTTCATTTCAAGCCATTTCGTAGCACTGTCTTTCATATTTTCTTGTGCCTTATGTATTGACAATAAGGACATTTATAACCTATTTTAAATCCATTTATTTATAACATATTTTTAATCGCCTATTCACCTAATTTCTGTGTAAACTCGTCTATCTTGCCTTCAAGTTGATTTAATCTATCCATAATGACTTTTAGATCATCATTATCTAACAGAATCGTCTTTTTGATAAATTTCAAAGCAAAATTAAGATTTGTAAAGTATCCAACATCTTCCCAATACTCCTTACCTATATTTTCTTCTTTTGTAAGTCTACCTGCTTGTACTACTTTCTTCTTTTGAACTATGAATTGCTTATCATCCGTAACTATTTTATATCCATTAAATTCTAATATCATTTATTTAATCCTTCTTTCTTTTTAATTTATTCTATATTTTATCTTGTAATCTACTTTAACTCTGGATGATAATAGTGATAACCACATACAGGAACATAATATTCTTCTACATTACTATTTACATCACCTATTCGTATTGTTTCTCCTCTATATATAGGTTCTCCATTTACTACTCTTAAATTTTGAGTAGCTTTTTTATTGCAGTATTCACATACATCTTTAATTTCCTCTATCTTATCTGCATAAAACAACATAGCTTTGCTACCTTCAAATAGTTCTCCGTCTATATATGTATTCTTTAATCCATACCCTAACGTTGGTATATTCAATTCATGAACTATATTATGTAGTTGTTTGGCTTGTTCCTTAGTAATAAATTGAACTTCTTCAATGAATACTGCATAAATAGTATCTTTAGAATTTAATGTATTTACTAATTCAAATAAATTTTCATTTTTATCAAAATCAATACATGCATGAGAAATTCCTACTCTACTTTCAACAATATTAGGTTTGGATCTAGTGTCTATCTTAGGTTTCAATACTACAACCCTTCTATTTTTTTTATCATAATTATGTACTGCCATTATTAAATTTGCTGATTTAGCTGAGTTTAATACTCCGTATCTATAATATAATTGTGCCATAATATATTCCTCCTACAATTTTATTTATATCAACTTGCATATTAATTTCCTATATTTTACTATTTTAAGTATTTTACCGAGAATATACTTTTACATAAGAGTAAATATGCAAGTTCATTATATTATTTATTCATTTTGATTATTTAATATTATATTATTTATTATCCTTCTTTAAATCCTTTAATATATCATTAAATCCATCATATACATCACCCATCTGTCTAATCATTCCTATAATAAATTGGTTAAATCCTACAGGAATATAGTTTCCTTTGTAATTATGAGCTGTACCTTTTCTTATATCTGGTAAATTAGCATATATTTCCTTTTTAGGTATGTATTTTAGAATGTCTTCTAATGTATATCCTTGTTCAGCTAAGTGATGTATGAAATTACAAGTCCAAGCAATTCCTAATTCAGCCATAACACCTTCATCTCTAGTTGATATATCAGCTATTACTGTATGAGATTGTAATACCTTTTGAGCATCTATATTGAATATATCTTGATCTGTAGGTAATTTTGATTTATCATTGCATGGTGCTTCAATTGGATTGTAAAAATCTATATTTGTGTTTTCTCTTAGTAATCTACCTTCTTTTAATCTTTGCGATATATCAGCTTCATTAAATAAACCTCCTGCTATGTACCCTTGTTTTTGTTCTGTTGTAGTTGATTCGATATTAATATTTTTCATAATATATATTCCTCTGTTTAATTATTTATGTTTTAATTTAATTGTATTAATTCTTATTTATATTTCTTAACTAAAACTAATACCCATAAAGCAATAATCGCATTTAAAAATTGAGTTACCATTATAAAATTTGGTACATGACTTATTAACATATTAAATGCTATACAAAATAATCCAGTGGTTAAAATAACCCAAAATGATAATGATATATCCTCTGACTTTTTAGTTTTGTATAATTGTATTATCTGTGGAAAATATCCTCCCAAGAGTAAAATTGAACCTGAAAGTTGGAGTAAAAAACTTATAACTTGTTTTGACATTGTAACCCTCCTTGTTTTTAATTTATTTATTATTTTTAATTTTTGTTTATAACAGTTAAATTTATTGTTGTTCCATTCTTATCTTTAATTCTTCCAATAATTCTTCATTAGTGTTGCAACAAGTTATGAATCTACTGATATTATTATTTATTTTCATCATCCCCTTTTAATAAAATATTCTTTTTATTGTTTTTTGTTTTAATTAATTTATATTTTTCTCTATATATGTATTAACTTTCTAACGATATTAATTCTTGATTTAATAGATTTATTTGCTCCATTATTTCTTGCTTACGTCTTTCTTTAATTTCATCTTCAACACTTTTATTTTCTTCTTTTGATTTAAACATTTTTTCGTATTCCCAATAATCTCTTTGCAGTCCATCCCATGAGCATGTCCCTAAATCATATTGTTTAGTTATTGCAAATGATGGTGCGTTCCAATCACATATCTCACCACAACAATGATGTTCTTCGTTATAACCCTCGTTACCTTGTTCACATTGACAATAATCCCCATCTATTTGATTGTATTTAAATTCTATAGTGTACCAATAATCTTCTCTATATTTTTCAATCCATAAACCACTTTGTCGTTCTTCTTTGGGCTTTTCAATAAATAAACTAATTCTACCATTTGAATGCCCACTTTCATCTTCTTCATACATATTGAATGTATAACCGTTAGATAAATCTTCAATAAAGTCTTTGTATTGGTATAATTGTTTATCGATAGCGGACACCATAAAGCATACATCTAAAGGTTCTTTATTTTCATATTCTCTATTTTCATTTTCTTCATTAAGTGTTTTTACCAATGCTCTAATAAACTTTTCCTTCACCTTTTGTAAATCCTTATTTAGTCGTTGTTCTTCTACCACATTCATTCCCCCTTATTATTTTATATTTGTTTGATTTTGCATACCTTGTTTCTTGGTATATTTATATAATATCACCACACTATTCCAATGTCAATGCTTATTTTGAATTATTTTAATTTATTTTTATTAACATTCTTAACTGTGCCTCTTTTACTTAACTTACTAACTATATCAAAAACTTGTTTAGTTAAAAGAGTAGGAAATTTAATCCTACTCTTATAAAGTGCTTATATCCAAAGTCACAATGGTTTTACGGACTAAATTATAAAAATTAAACATCTTCTTTTTTAACTCTGGAAGATTATAGACAGGACAATCAGTATTTTACTGCTGGAATTGATAATAAATATACTCTTTTAACAGTTTTAAATATAATTTATTTAGTTATTTTATTAATGTTCGACTAATCAAAACATATTTCAATTTAATATTAAAATATTTAACATAATTTATACTATTACTTATTATTATTCACTTGCAGGTACAAAAACCCAATGAGTTGATGTTGATTCTAATAATGAAGCATAATGCTCTATTTTTATAACAGGAATTAAATATTCGTGATTAAACCAATAGTCATCTCCAAGTTTGAAACTATAACTACCAATTGATAGTATTCCAATCCTATTTGTTGTTGCATTACTTGACAAAAATAATTGTGATGCATAGTAATCAAAAGTATTGCATGGTTGTATTATAAACGAACCATATTTACGTATCTCATCCATTGGTTGATCCAATGCACCTAGTGGAACTAAATCAGTCCCTAGATTTCTAGAAGGTTTATACATACCTAAACTATATTGTTTGTTATCAATTGTAGTATTAAAATATAATACATTTTCTCCTCGTACTCTAGTATCATTTGTATTTCCTATAATTCTTTTTATTATAATTTTATATCCTTCATTGAAGTCATTATTATTTTTACGTGTATTAAAAACAATTCCATTGCCTTTTTTAGACATATATCTATTCATATAATTTACGTTAATCATGTAATATTCTTTATCATATCTTAAATCATTTCCCCAATAATCTTTTACAACATTAGTATATTGCAAGCTATTAAATAATATATTAATATCTTTATCATCTAATTCTTTAGCAAAGATATAAAAATCCCTTATCCACATATTGATGTTATCAGAATCTGAGGTAATTAAACCAGTATTTGGAATTTTATTCATTTGAAATGTTATAGTTTTGCTAAAATTAATTCCAGTTAACTCTTTAACTTTTATAGTATCTATTAATTTTCCATTTATATAAATCATCATATTTCCCATCATATTGGTAGTAATAGTTACAAAAAACCATTTATTATATCCCGCAGCATTCTTTGATATATCATAACTAAAGTTTATATCTTGTTCACTATTTTCATTTTGTTTTAAAGTAAACACTAAAAAATTACTAATAATACCTATACTCCAACCTGAGTTATTTTTAACACTATCAATTATAGTATATCCAGGTAAATTACTTACCCATTTATTTATCCTAATCCAAAAACTAATACTAAAACTTTCATACATAGCATTATATACAATATTTTCATTCTGGGTTACTATAACTTTACCTCTATCATCCCCTGAACTACCTAATTTAAAGTCAAATGGAAATATTGGATTAAGCTGAACATTGCCTTCTACTCTCACTTCTGCGTTATATCCTGATGTATCCATCAAAGTATTTTTTTTATTTTGTAAGCTCAAAATTTTTGAATCATTAATACTATTGAAATATTCATTAATCATATCTTTTAATAAAGAATTATTAGTATATGAAAAAATATTAAAGGGTATTGTATTTTCAAAACTCTCATTTACTTTTGCTTTTAATCTATCTACTTCACCAACTAGAATAATATTATGACTATCTATAAGATTAATTAATTCTGTTTTAGTTTTTAAATCAAACTTATTTAATTCATCAATTACTTTAGGGAGCATATTTTTAAATAAGTATGTTACAGAACATTCTCGTATAAATTTATTTATATTATTCATTGCTTCCGAGATTTTTACATCTAAACTATTTTTTAAATTTTCAACTTGACTTTTTATATTTTCTTTATCACTTCCTGAGTATTTTTTATATTCTAAATCTATTTTAGCTTTGATTGCATCTGCCTGATAACTCAAAGAATCATACATTTGATAACTTATATGATTAAATTGAGTAGTAATTCTTGACAACCAATTTGATACCATCCATTGATATGAATCTTTCCATCTCTTAACTCTTTGTTCTAAACAATTTTCTATAGTTTTAATAATTTTCTCTCTTTCTTGAATAGAACTATAAAAGGTAAATACACCGAGTGCAGGTATTGTAAACTCTGGAAATCCTTCTAACAAAAAAGCTACACCAGCTGTTGCAAATGCTTGCTTAAAGTTTCCCCTTAATGCTGAATTTCCTATATTTAAGGCAGGTCCTATATATGGAATTATGGCTGATACATCTGATATTTTATCCAATGTATCTTTTTTCATAATATTTGTAGTAAAATCCTCAACTACTTCATTCGCCCAATTTAAGAATAAACCTGCTTGAACACCTTTATTCACTTTTTCAGCTAAGCTAGGTAAAAATGTGTATATCTTATTGCTATAACCTAATGCTTCTTCAACTGAAGTTGTAAGAGTAATATTTTCAACATTATTACTTAATTTTTGGGCTTCCAAATAATAATAAGAGTTTAAATAATCAACATCTTTAGTAATATCATCATAAAATACTTCTTCTTCACCTGGAACATTTAAAGGTTCCATATTAACATTGGGTAACAGTGGATCTACTGCTTCAGGATTAGTAGGGACTTTTGCATCTAAAATAGATTCATCTAATGAAAAATTATCTGAATAATTTTCTACATTAGTCTCATCTGTAATAATTTGACTTTCAAATATTTCTTGTGAAATGCTATCTTTATCAGCTACATAAGGTAATGTATTATTTTTAACTTGAATACATGTTGAATCATCTCTACTATTTCTTGTTAATCTTAAACATACTTTTGTAAACAAATCTACTACACTTTCTGAACTAAGTTTTTGTAGTGCAGGATTCCTTTCTATATTCTGACCCGAATTTTCTATATTAAAACCTTTAGTTGTTAAATTAAAACCGTTTATTATAGTATAAATATTATCATCTAATATATTTGCAAATACAGGTAGATAATGCTTTGAAAAATAATGAGTCCTGTTTTTAACATTATATTGCGAAGAATAAACAACTTCTGACATAACATTAGTCAAGTCTGAATATAAGCTATTGAATTTATCAATATTTACAACAAAATTTCCTGTATTATCTTTATCAAAATTATACTTTTCAGAAAATATTTTTTTATATTTATCTATATTACTACTCCAACTAGAAGGAATAGTTTTATTAATATTATTAAGTCTTTTCGCTATATCTTTATAGTGACCTAATGCTTTTTCTCTTAATTGTAATCTTTCAATTTGAGGTATTATTTCAACATCTGATCCTCCAAATGTGTATAATTCCTCAAATTGTACGTTGGGTCCATCTTGAGAAAAAAATCCCTCGCTAACTTGTGGACGAATCCTTTTATCAGATGGTATATTTATTCCATACAATTGATGCAAAGAATGTGTTAACTCATGCATTAAAGCTATTACTGGATCCATACAAAATATAGATTTGCCTAATACAGCTGAACTTTGATTAGATGTTACATCACTAAATGTTAACAAAAATTCAGGTGCTACTTTTAGTATAGATAATGTTCCAAACCCTTCAAATGATGGATTTGATTGTTGTCCTTGCAATGTAAGGGATGCTGTATAGTCTAATATATTAGGAAGTGGTCCAAATATCAATACACTTGGTGTTATAATATTTGTTACTTTCCAACTACCATTTTCAAACTTTTCAACTGCAATATTAGTAGTATGACGTGTAAAATCAAATGTATCTTCAGGCGTACTTGAATCTCCCATAAAAGGTGAACCAACTACTAAATAATTTATTAATTTTTTTCCTATATCTCTTTCATTAATTCTTTTAAATAATTTTATAATCCCTTTTAAAAATGTATCTTTTTGCTCATCAGTAGATAAATAACTAGGATCATAATAACTTTGATACTTTGAAGTAGGTCTAGGCGGTTTACTTAAACTTGGATTAGTATCTGATGAAAATCTTTCTGGTATTACCCAAATATTTTGAGTAATCATAAAAGCTTTTACAGGTGTAGTAATTAACTTATTTTGTGGTATTCTTAAATATAATATATCATTGTCATTAACAGGATCACTATAATTAAAATCTTTTACTGGCCATGTCATAATATTAACATCTCCTAACTTTTTAATATCCACAAATGTGCGCCTTTAGGCACCTTGTTATTGTCATTACATATCATCCAATTATAATCTCCATCTCTAAGTGATAGGGAAAAATATTTATCATTATATGAAAATGTTATACAATCAGGTCTAAATAAATCAGTATTAACTGTAATCTTTTTTGCATTATCTTTGGAACTTACTAATTGTATTCTATTATTTTCAGGAGATATATCTAAATATTTTTCTGTACCGTCTGATACACAAATTATACACTCATCCCACTTTTGTACATATCCTTTACTTTCATCTATATTTATTAATTTAAATTTAACACTTGGAATATTAATACCATCTGTATTTTTTAGTGACAAATACGACTTATTATTATCATTAACTTCATATAAAGAAGTTTCGGGAAATACATAATTGTATAATTGATAGTTTTTATTATATTCTAATAGTGATTTGGAACTATCTCTTATATATGAATTATCTAAATAACTAAAGTAATTTCTTATAACTTCTTCGCTTGCAACAGGCTTATCTAAAACAGATAATTCTTCTACATATATTGAATTATTCTTATTAACTAAAGATATTACATTAGTAGAATAAATATTTAGTATTTGCTCGATACTTACATTTGCAACATTTTTATCATTAATAAATATTAATAATTGATCTTTTAAACGATCAACTGATATTGATATATAGTACCAATTGTTATTTATAACATTAGATAAATATACACTTTCTTGATTGCCGTTTGAATCTATTATTTCAAAAACTAATCCATTATCTTCAAAATAAATTTCCCAACCACAATTATTAACCTTATTTCCTATTAATCTAGTTTTATCATCATCTTTTCCTGTGAATCTTAACCAGAAACAAATTGTAAAATTATTAGTTAATCCATTTGTGAAGAAATTATTAGAAAATTCAACCGTTTCATTAGGAGATTTTAGATATAATGATTCTCCATTTACACCATAAACTAATTCTACAGATTCTGTATATTGTATCAATGTATTTTTTCCAGAAATATCCTCGATTATATTACTATTTGGTCCTCTTGTTGCAAATAATAACAGTTGATAAGGAGATAACATTTCCTTCATTACTTGTTCAACTTGTGAATTAAAAAAGTTTTTAATAGCTTGTATATTTAAGAACTTGAAATCAATAGTTTTGAAAGTATAACTATTAATTAAAATCGACTTTTCATTGTCATTAATATTAGTACATCTTTGTATAAATTCTCTTGTCTTAATATTTATATTATTAATATACTTTTCCATATAAGAAATAAACTTAGGATATATATCCTCAACAAAAACACATATAGAAGCCTTATTTAAAAAATTATCTACACGATTCATTGATATTTGTGATTCGTTTGATAAATCTATAAATGTCTTCTCTGTAGTTTCCTTAATTAATTTTAATGTATCAGGTGGAATACTAGCTTTGGATAAATCAGTAAATTTATTTTGTATTATTTGTTTTACTACGCTTTCTTGAGCTAATATTGACTGTTTTGCCATACAAATTAATTCAAAATATTGACTATAATATTCAGTCCACCATTGATCTAAGAAATTAAAGTATATCTTCCTGAAATAAACTCTATTCTTAGAATATATTTCATATAATTTATTATTTAAATCTTTAAATGATAGTCCTAATAAACTATCTGGTATGTCATCAATTTCTATATTGGGTTCGCTTAGATTATCTTTTTTACTGATAAGAGAAATTGGACCTGAATTTTGATATTCTTCTACAAAAGAATTTGATGTATTTAATATATTTAAAGCTTTGCCAAACCAAATAACAACTTCATTAATGCCACAGCTACTATCAATTTCTTGAGTAAGATTAATATCAAATGAATAGTTTTTAAAGACTTCTTTTAACCACAAATAATACTTTTTATCTGTATCAATAGGACCATCATTTTTTATAGTTTCTAAATAACTCATTAAATTATCTAAGAAAGAATATACTAATGACTTATCTTTAGAGGAAACAACTTTTGAAAAGTCTGAAGATAATGTGAAATTTTCATTAGTAATAATCTGAGCTTGAAGATAATTTACAGGTAAAGCAGTATGTGTAATAACTTCTTCAGTCGTACTCGTTATCTGTGTAAATAATAAGTCATCACTATTATCTTTATATGGGTTAATATCTATAATTTCTGGAATACTGTCTACTTCTTCTATACTTATATTATTTAAAGGGAAATTATCCGAATCATTGAAACGATATTCATATTCTTCATTATATGGAATCTTATAAGTACTATAAAAATCTTCTGTAGTACCCTTTAATCCATCTCCATAAATATTACTTTTCATTAATGAAATATTATTTGCATTTACTAGATTTACTACTTTTTCAGGTTTACTTATTATATTTGTATTTTTATCAGATAAAGGTAACTTAGTATTAATTTGACCATTAACAAAACCATTTATATTATAATTATCACCATAATCCATTGTATAATACTGTTTTCTATAAAAATGTTTAAGTGCGTTACTAAATCTGTCTGGTATTATGCTATTAAATTCCTTAGAAAAATAATTTAAGTTTAAATTCCATATATCCTGAACACTATTTTGAAATTTTTGTTTTAGACGTAATTTTATATCATTTCCAATAGCATTATTCCCTTCAATTTCAGTTTCATAAATATTTTTATATTTTTCAAACATTTTTATTGAATTTGAGAAATAACTATTTGTAAACCAATATGGATTTGTATTTATAAACTCAAGGTCAACCCCTCCAGATATTAACAAATCAATTATATTTAGTTGAGAAAATTGCTTATTATCTAGTTCTGTTCTTAATCTATATGGAACTACTAAATCATCACTAGGTTTTATTCCATATAAAAAATAAAGAGATTTTATTAAGCATTTAGTTAGCTCCATTGCAGGATCTATATAAAATTTATTATATTTATAAGTTAATAGTGGTTGAAATAATATTTCAGCCATTGTTCCCATACCATTCTCAGCATCATTCTTTTTATAGCATATAACATTATTTTCCACTATATTCGATCCTGGACCAAAAATAACTATATTAGATGCATAAAAATTTTTATTATTTTGAGATTCAATATAATTTGTCTCTCTATATCCCCCGAAAGGAAATGGAATAGTACTTGTAACTAACGAATTTAGTTTTTTATTAGATTTTGGTGTTTTTCCAAAAGTAAATATATTTGGTGAAGAATATCCTCCTCCTACATATCCATAAGGAAATGGAATTGCTGTAGAAATTAAGGATAACAATTGTTTACCAGAAATAGTATTATTTATTCTCTTCAATAAAGTTATAATAGCTTGTAAAAAATTTTCCCTTTCACTATCTTGTGAAAGAAAATTAGAATCATATATTCCTCCATCAAGTTTATATTCTTCAGCAATATCTAAAGGTTCTCCATAATATCTTTCTGGAGCTACCCAAATATTAGGAGCAACTTTAAAAGCTTTGAAAAAAGTATTAGTTTTTCTAGCCCTAACTATTACAACATTTTTATTATCCACTGGAGAATTTATATTTAAGTCGTCGTTTATATCCATATATAATCACTCTCCTCTATTATTTTTATAAATTCATTTAGTTGTTTACATTTTATATACCTCCTTCATTTAAAAATAATTTTTTATATTGTTTCTATCACTTATATATAACATTTCTTCATCGTTTTTTGTAAACCTAAAATATAAAAATATATAAATCATTTAAAAAAATAAATATATTATAATTTTAGGTTTACAAAATTCGGCTTAAATATGTTATATGTAAGTGAAAGACAAAAATGTAAATAGGGGAGGAATTAATATGTCTCAAACAAATGCAAATGATTTAAGAAATAATGAAGTGTTTTTTATTAGTCCTTCAAATAGCACAAATAAAGTTTTAGACAAGATTTCACAAAGCGAAGTTAAACTATGGAGTAAAAACTTAGGATCAAATCAAAAATGGAGATTAATTTATGACACTAATAAACAAGCTTATAAAATAAAAGTTATGGATAATACATCTCTTATCTTAACATGGGACGCACCATTATCTTCTGTATCAGTAAAAACCGATACAAATACAAATAACCAATATTGGTATTTGCTTCAGGACTATATTTCTAGGAATGTAATTCTAAGAAACTATATGAATCCAAATTTAGTTTTACAATATAATACAGACGATACTTTAATAGTTTCTACACAAACAAACTCTAACAATCAGTTTTTTAAATTCTCTAATTGTATATATGAAGCATTGAATAATCGTAATTGTAAATTACAAACGCAATTAAATTCTGATAGATTTTTATCTAAAAATTTGAATAGTCAAATAATTGTTTTATGGCAATGGTTTGATTCATCTCGTCAAAAATGGACTATTGAGTATAATGAAACTAAATCGGCATATACACTTAAATGTCAAGAGAATAATAGATATTTAACATGGATTCAAAATTCAAACAATTATGTAGAAACTTATCAATCTACTGATTCATTAATACAATATTGGAATATAAATTATCTAGACAACGATGCAAGTAAATATATACTTTATAATTTACAAGATACAAACAGAGTATTAGATGTATATAATAGTCAAACAGCAAATGGAACTCATGTTATAGTAGATTCTTACCATGGAAATACCAATCAACAATGGATTATAAATTTAATATAAAATATTATTTGTATTAAATTTATTTAACTTAAAAATATTTAACTTAAAAGAGGTGAATTATATGTCAAGTGAAAGAACCTTTTTACCTAATGGTAATTATAAAATAAAATCTTTATTTTCCGATTCCTTGTATCTAACTTATTCATCAGGATCATTATCATTTTTAAATACATCTTCTTTGGATAATCAAAAGTGGAAGTTAGAATATATATCCTCAAGTAATGGTTTTAGGTTTTCTAATGTAGCAGAGCCTAATAAATATTTAGCTTATAATGATTATGGTTTCATTTATTTAAGTTCATCATCTAATAATAGTTTATGGAATCCTATTAAAATTGCTATAAATTCTTATATCATATGTACTCTTAGTATAGTAAATGTAACAGATTACGCATGGACTATTTATGATAACAATAATAATATTACAGATCAACCTATTTTAAACTTACCTAATTTCGATATAAATAATTCTAATCAAATTTTAAAATTAGAAAAACTTTAAAGGGGAAGATATTATGAGTTTATCTATAAAAGAACTTTATTATACCAAAGATAAATCTATAAATAATGTTAATTTAGCTGATGGTAACTATGTAGTTAATAGAGGCGATGGCTGGATACTATCTAGACAAAACCAAAACCTTGGTGGAAATATAAGTAATAATGGTTGTACAGCAATAGTTGGGGATTTACGTATAAGAGAAACTGCCACACCATATTATTATCCTACAGCATCTTTTAATGAAGAATATATTAGAAATAATGTACAAAATGTATTTGCTAATTTTACTGAAGCTTCTGAAATTCCAATAGGATTTGAATTTAGTAAAACTGCTCCCTCAAATAAAGGTTTATATATGTATTTACAATATACTTATATAAGATATGAAATAATAAAAGTTTTACGAAATACTGTTATTGAAAGAGCTGTTCTGTATGTACCCTCTCTTGGATATGCAAAATCAATAGAATTTAATTCTGGAGAACAAATAGATAAAAACTTTTATTTTACAAGTGAAGATAAGTGTATATTAAACGAAAAATTCATCTATAAAAAAATTGCTGAGACTACTACAGCTAAAGAATCAAACGATTCAAATAATACTACAAATTTAAATACATCACAAACAATACTTCCTTATCCTAATGGATTGTATGTTATTAATAAAGGCGATGGATACATGAGAACAAATGACAAAGACTTAATAGGAACATTATTAATTGAGACAAATACATCTGGTAGCATTATACAGCCACGTCTGAGAAACACCACCAGACCATTATTTAATACTAGTAATCCTACACTTTTCTCTCAAGAATATACGGAAGCAAGACTTAACGATGCTTTTAATATACAATTATTTAATACCTCAACCACATTATTTAAATTTGTAGAAGAAGCTCCTGATAATAAAAATATATCTATGAAAGCTTATAATACTTATGAAAAATATGAACTAATAAACTATCAAAATGGAAATATTGCTGATAAAGCCGAATATTACCTTCCTTCTTTAGGAAAGTGTGAAGTAAGTGATGCTCCTTCACCACAAGCACCAGTAGTTGAAACTCCAGTAGAACAAGATGGATTTATACAAACTGGACCTAATGAAAATATTATAGTAGGTGTTATAAACCCTTCTGAAAATATAGAAGAAATAAGCACTCCTATTCCAGATGACTACACATATAACATTCCAACTTCCATACAAAATAATGCATGTTATGTACTATTTACGGTAAACACAACAGGTGTATATAAAATCAATGCTCAAAACAATTTACCACCACTAATAATATACGAATCTATAGGATCAGATAATATGAACATACAATCCAATACTTTATCTAATAATAATATTAAAGCAATAAATTATATTACTGGAACAGATAGTTCTAATGCAGAAAGTTACTTAATTGTTTCTTTAATTAAAAATAAAAATTATTATATTAGAATACCACAAATATCTTCTAGTACTACAAATCAACTAATTTTTAAGAGGGAATTGGGTAATATATCAGATTTAGCAAATTCTACAGTTAATATATTAGATAATCTTAATACTTCAGGCACACACTACTATACTCGTCAAAGTCCTGATGTTGGTAACTATATTTCTTATCAACTTACAATTCCTGGAGATTTTAATAATATAGCTTCATCTATTTTTTCATTTAGAACTAGAAATAATCAAGGTATAGGAACTTTGTATAGATTGACTGAAAGCATTAATGGTTATAACCTCATTACAATAAAGAATTATTCAGACTTATTAAATAATGTTGAACCAATATCATTATTGAATGGTGCAACTTATATATTTAGAGTTAAGGTTACAGAATTAAATAATTATAATATAATTTTTGATGCATATCGTAATAGTTAATATTTATAATTAAACAAATAAGATAATGCCTATATAATATAGACATTATCTTATTTACGTAAATATAAATATTAATCAAATATTAACTAATTGCATTACTATAGGATACAACTTTTTTAAAGACTTAATTCTAATCTTATATATAAATTGACGACTTAAATGAAGTCTTCTAGCTATTTCATTATCTTTTCTACATTCAAAAAATTTCATATATATAATTTGCTTTTCCTTGTAATTTAATATGGATATTAAATCTAAAAACTCAAAATCCTCACAATATAAAGAATAAACATTTACAGCTTCCAATTTTTTATATGTTGCTTCCGAATTATATATAATTTTCTTATCTCTATTTTTTTTCTTACAAATATTTATACAATATCTTTTTATACTTGTACTAATATATTTTCTTAAATCTAATTCAGAATTAAAATTCTTTAAGTTAATTTCAATAAGTTCTTTCCATAAATGATAGAGTATATCATTATAATAATCATAATATAAATTATACTTTTTAGAAGTTTTTTCAATATATTTTTTTAGAGACATTTCAATAAAGTCAAAGTGCTGATTATCATGCTTTAAATTTTCTATAGCATAAAATAAATCATTCATATTAACATCCCCTTTTAATACATTTTACATGATTATAACTTACTTGTAACAATATGTAAATAACTTCTCTATAATATTAATTAATTATTTATTAATATTAATTATTTATTAATATAATTTATTCATTTTAATTAAGTAATTAATTTTAAGCTTCTTAAAAGTAAAGTTTTAATAATTATTCACATATAATTATTAAGATAAAAATAATAATATGTAAATATTGCTTTTAAAAGCCATTTATTAGATATAAATAAAATTAACATTTTATGTAGCTTTTAATTTAATTATATTTTGTTAATATCAAGAATAAGCATTAAGCCTACTCTTGATAAGATAAAGCATATTGAGCATTATCATCTACTATATTAACCTTTTGTTCCAATCTGACAACATATGAAGCAAATTCAATGCTATTATTCTTAGAGTTATTATTAAGTTTAAAAGCTCCTATAATATTTTTTATAGTATCTTTTTGTTCATTTGTTAGCTCATCAATAATTAGTACAATTTTTATACTATTTTCAAATGCTTGTTTAAGTATCTCATTAAATCTTAGTGCAATTTGCATTTCATTTATATCAGGATATAATTCTTTTATCCATTTTGAAGTCCTCTTAGTCAATTCATCATCATTATAGATATAATTACTTATCTTACTAACCCATGATTTTATAGTATTCTCTCTAATTTTATAATCAGTAACTATACTAAATGTTGAAGCAAATCTCATTAATTGAGGTATGATATGACAATTTAAATAATCTGATTTTTGTCTTATAGAAGTCTTTTGCTGTCCATAACATTCATATTCAATAAGACTAATTTGCAAAGGTACAGAGTCGTCCTTATTATACGTAATTAATAATGCATCTGGAATACCACTTATACCATTAATGGTTGTCCCATTATCATCCTTAATAGTAGCTGTACTAAATTTCCTATTATCAGATATAAGTATAGAATTATCAACACTATATTTAGTAAATAAATTATAAAAGTGTTTAGTAACTAATGTTTCTAATCCTTGTACTTCATGTTGTTCACTAATGAAGTTAATAGTTTGAAAAGTCCCCATTATATCTAACTGAGTATTTTGTTGAGTTGGTACAATATTGGTTTGATTTGATATTTTATTATCCTTGTCTTTTTCCTGTACTGTAGATGATATTTCTTGTTTAACGTCATTGCATATATTATCTTCTTTTTTCTTTTTAGATTTTCTTAACTCATCTTCTTTAAATATGTACATTGAGTCACGTTTATTCTCCTCGAATGTTGAATTTAATAAATCGATAGCTTCTTGCTCTTTTATTTCCTTAGAGCCTAGCATAAACTTAAACCCCCATTTTTCAGGGTCTACTTGTTTTAAAATTTCTACTTGAAAGGGTTTGCAAAACTCTATATTTGTTATATTAAAACATATTTTATATTTATTAAAATCTTTCCAAGGTTTATAATTTGTTTTTTCAGATATTATTACTCTTGCTCCACATATAGCCGCTTTATTTATTTTTACTACCAAGAAAATAATATCTTCTTTATCGCCTATATTTTTAGTAAAGCCTATTGTTTTTTCTTTCATACATGTATAATAATTTTCTAAAGACTCTCCACAATGTAATATCCTATATGCCATATAGTGTTCTCCTTAAATTTCATGATATAGCTTTATTATACATAATTTAAAAGAAATATTATATAGTTATTTTATGTATTAGTTATCCAATTCTTTTGTTTGCGATATTATAATATGTATTATCTAATTCGAATCCAATATAATCTCTATGTAGATTTTCACAAGCTATTGCAGTTGTTCCCGACCCTATGAATGGATCTAAGACAACATTATTTTCATTAGTTAATCTTTCTATTATCCATTGCATAACAGCTATTGGTTTTTGAGTTGGGTGAGAACCTAGTTTCTTTTCTCCTTGTGGAGTTACACCACATTTTACTTCCGGTCTTTCATATGATTCATCTTTTCTATTAAATGTCCATTTTCCACCTTTTTTTACTGCCCATACTGCAACCTCATAGTCAGTTATAAATCTTCTATCTCTATTCCTTGGCATAGGATTTGTCTTTTCCCATCTAATAAGATCTTTAATTATAAATCCATTATCTTCTAATGATTTTGTAATATCAGTCATGTTTTTCCAATCATTAAATATAATAATATTCCCACCTTTTTTAAGCAATGGTTCTGAAATCTTAATCCAACTTGTCAAGTTAAAATCTTTATCCCAGTTTCCAAAATTTATTCCTGCTCTCCCCATAGTTTTAAAGTTATTATCTCTTGATATATTGTATGGCGGGTCTGTAATTATCGCATCCACTTTTATTCCTTGCTTCATCATTAAATCCATTCCTTCTAAACAATCCATGTTATAAATTTTATTTATTTCTATATCCATATGTTGGCCTCTTTCTTTTTTATATTTTAATTTACTTTTACTTACCATAAATTCTGAATTTTATTTACTTATATATGTATATTTTAATTTAATTTTATTTAATCCCAATATTTATTTATTACGCTATCTCTATACACCTGATTAATTTTGTTATGTACAATCTTTTTACTTTCTTTGTCTTTAGAAGATTTACAAGGAATATCCTTGCAAACCTCCATTAATATTTCATATTCTTCAGTAGTCATATCGACTGGTAATTGCATATTTGTATTAGTCATAATTTTATTATATCCCCCTATTTTTTATTATTTACCGCTTGATCCTAGTTTACCTAGTCCACGTTCAGATTTAATATTCTTTAGCTCGTCCCAACTTAGTTCTTTAGTATTAAAAGTAGGAACAGGCAACATTACAAATTGAACAATTGCTTTAGTGATAGGTTTAATAATACAATTTTCTTTTTTTACATAATGAGAAGCTTCTACATCCCTATTAAAATCAAGAGTTATAAACTTATTTTGTTGTAAATCAAAGTGTGTACAATTTTCTATTTCTTTATCTGATTGATTAGTAATTACTACTGTTTTATCCTTGTTAGTGTTAATCAATGGTACGAAATAGCTATCTCTATACCCTGAATCTCCAACACCAGCCCCTACTATAATTCCTTTGCTTCCCATTCCACCTTTATCAAAGAATTTAGGGAAATATGCTTTATTGCAAGCTATTGCAATTCCTGTATTCATCATCCTCAAACTACAAGGTTTTATCACAATGGTTTCAGTCTCACAAGTATAAATATCATATCCTGCGTCTTCTTCACGCTTAGTTGGTATAATTGCATTAGGTTTAGTTTTAGCAAAATATAATTCGTTAACTCCAACCTCATTTATAGTTGCTATATTATTCTCTAATAATTGTTGCATTACATTATCTTTAATGAATTTTGTTGTTATTAATGTGTGCAGTAATTCGTCTTTATTATCAATACGATTTTCAGTATAATCAATTACCCATCCTTTCCCACTAAGAAAACTATCAATATAATTTATATTGTAGGTATGATTTTTGTAAAACATACCTACTCCTTCTATATTCACATCTGCTAAAAACAATATTTTCTTTTCCATAGTTTAATTGCCACCTTTCAAATTTGTATATTTAAATTTATTTTTAATTATTTCATATAATTATTAATTATATTCTATTAACAATCATATAATACAACTTTGCCTTGTTGCAATGATTTTTGAACATCTATAATTCTTTGATTAGATGAACCTCTCCATTTTAATTCACTATCGTATAACTCTTTAATAAATTTCCCATCTATTAATACATCTATATATTTCATGATTTCTTTGTCTTTGAAATTCTCATATTGATAGCCTGTCCATATCCATATATTTTTATTTAGGTATTTAAATTTAATTTGTTTGCATAATTCAGTAACAGTGTCTATATTATATGGAGCTAATGGTTCACCTCCTAAGATTGAAAAATCTTTTGAGATGTCTTTTTCTAATAAATCAATTATCTTATTTGAATCTTTATATGTAAATTCTTTACCTACTGTTTTATCCCAATAACATTCATTATGACAACCATCACATTCATGGGGGCAACCTGCCACCCATAAACTAACTCTAACCCCCTCGCCATTATTAATGTCAAAATCTAATATTGATACTTTATTCATTATTCCATCACCTCTATGTCAAAATGATCAACTCTATTCTCTACTTCTGCTTTTTTACCATGATTTAATCTAGTATCATTATTTAATTTTTTATAACCTAAATATCCACAAACTCTACATACTTCTGTTACATTTCCACTTCCACATTTAGAACAAATAGAATGTTCGAATTCTCCTTGATGCCCACAATCATCACAACTATCTAATTCTAAATTCACACCTTCGTATAACCCTTTTTTCATTCCCTCATCTATTACTTGTCTAATTGCCTGTTTGTTCTTTGTAGTTGGAAATTCTGAATAATGTATTCTTCCACCTTTTGATATATTAAACATAGGCAACTCTATATTTTGCTTTTGTATAGGATTGATGTGAGCTTTGACATCACAATGGAAACTATTCATATAATATTCTTTATCTGTTACTTCTTTAATTTCTCCATATTTTGCATAGTCCATATCTCTAAATTTGTAAGCTAATGATTCGGCAGGAGTGCCATAAATTGCAAATAACAAACCGTATTTGAATTTTGCTTTCTCTACTAACTCTTCTATTTTTTTTAATACTTCTATTGCAAAACTATTATCTTCATGGATATGTTTACCCGTCATTAAGTAACTTGCTTCCGTTAATCCTATATAGCCGAAACTCCACGTGAATGTCTTTATAACTTCTTCGATTCTATCATCGGGTTGTAATTTCATATGAAAACCACCTTCACAAAACATTAATGGATTTGATGAAGCTTTGACATCTTTTAATTTGTTATATGTATATAAATGCACTTTTAATGCTTTTTTAAAGTTTTCTTCTAATAATTTAAAATATTGTTCCTTGTCTCCCTTTGATTCGATAGCATATCTAACTGTATTTAATGTTATTGCACCACAGTTTGCTCTACCTGTGAATACTGGCTTGTTTGAATTGGGTGGGAAATAAGGTGATAAATAAGCTCTACACACGTTATTCTATTATTTCTAATAGCGTGGACTATCTCTTTGCTCCAGTTGCCCAAACCTTCATCACACCTTGCACTTCCAAATAAGGAATTTCACCTTAAATGTACTCTACTCCCTTCCATCATTACATGACGTGGTTTCGATAGTCTCTACACCTTTTAACTTAATAAAATCACTATAATATTGAAATTTGTAGTGTTTATATGGACTTTTAGTTCTACCTTTACATCTAGAGGAAATCATAGATTTGTTTGTAATATGGGTATATTTTTGTACGTCTGTCATGCTATCAAAAATTAAATATTCATTTGTATTTATATCAATAACTACGACTTTTTTTGCATTAGGATTTAAACTACCATTTTTTCCAAACATACCATTTTTTTGTCCCTTTAATCCACCGTATTTACGCATAGGGTTATTATCACCCAATTTAGACATACGTATTTTTTGTGATATTGCTTCTTTATTAGGATGATTACTTAATGTGTCGCCTCCACATTTTCCTTTAGTTGATTTGCTATTATAACCTTTATTAATAGCGTTATATTGTTCTATCCAATACATTTCTTTATCATCTAATTCCTCTTGAGTATTGGCAGTATCTATTTGTTCTATTGCAAAATTTTCTACTCCATATTTTCTAATAGCTCTATAAAATTTAGTATCATGTTCGTTTTTTTGATATCCCATATGTCTTTTGAATCTTTTTTGTAATGTTTCACTAGTTTGACCTATATAAACTTTTCCATTTAATTTGCAAGTAATTTTATAAATTATCATAGTTGCATACTTCACCTCCTTATGTATATTTTATTAAGTTAACTTGGCACGGTATTAGCATATCCTAAGACTTAGCCTTCACCGTTAGCAGTATCGTTACTACACCCTATATTTATAGGTTCACAAGGTTTTACATGAGCCGTATTACTGTTGACCCATTGGACTTATCGCTAATCCATATTTATCAAACATTTCTCCTAAATATCCTGCATCTAAACTTAGTTGATCGGGATACATTCTTTTCATCATGCACTCTAAAGCCATATCGTACAAATCGTAATTTATATCATTCTTTTGACCATTAATCCCATTTCTATGTAAAAATACTAGTTTGGGAAATACAGGTGTCAATCTTTGTTTACCTAATCCTTTCATTCTATTTTTAAGTATTGCTTTAGTTATCATTCTTCCTTCTTCTGATGTATCTAATCCAAATGTTAGTGTTACAAATGGTGTTTGAGTATTACTATTACTAATAGTATTAAGTCTAGTTTCTACGGCTTGAAATCCTTGGTCTAATGCACGTTCAACATATTTAAAAGCTAAATCATTTATTTTATCTTCAGATACTAAACCTTGTAATTGTTCTCTGTAGTATTTTTTAGATTTTGCAATAGCTTTTCTAACATAATATGCACCTACAGTATCTATTTCAGGGACTGTAAATCCTCCATACTGTTGTGAACTTGCTTCTAGTATAATATCAGAGAATACTCTCATAAAAGATTCTGCACTTGTAGGTTCTGTATAATTGATACCATTTAAATTAAATCCATCTTTTAGTAAAGATTCCATATCACATAAACAACAATTTAAAGAATTAAACAATCTGTCTCCTAGGTCGTGAATATATATATCACCGTCTTTATGTGCTTTAGCACAATCTTTAGGCAATTCATACTCTAACATAATTTCTTTGGATAATTCACTCACTAAAATACCCTTTTTTGTGCTAACAAGCAAACTGTTTTTATTGGCATTTTCTTTATCGCCATCGTAAATAATTCTATGACTAGATTCTAATAAATTACTAAAGATTTTGCTAAATCTTTTTTTATAATCTCTAAAACTCATATATTCTTTATATACTTCGTTATTAATGTCTTTTAACGATTCTTGTACGATTTCATGCATATCAGAAACATTTATTACATTATCTTGTAGATTATTAACATTAATTATTTTATTGATTCCAATATGTAATTTATCTTTAAACTCTTTGTTTAATATTATATTAACTCTTTCTGCTGACTTAGAAACTGCATCAACTATTTTTTGAAAATCAAAGTCTTCGATCTGCCCATTTTTCTTTTTAATTGTTATCATATAATTCCTCCGTTTAATAATTTATTTAATTTATTTTTATATATTATTTATTTTGCACAATCTTTTTTCTCATAAATTCAAATACTTCACTTACCGTATCTAATTGTTCTAGTGTCATATATGGTCTATGCTCAGTTATATATTTAATATATTCTTCTTGTAATTCATCAATATTCTGCATATCTGTATACCTCATTTCCTTTTGAAATTGTTTTAATTTCTTACAATGAATCTTTAACTTTTCCCTATCTTGAATCTTGACATTTTCTAACAAACAATCAACTCCTTTATATTAATTAATAATATTAATATTATTTAAAATCCCCATCTAACAATCTCCCCTCTATAATGTTTGATTCCTAGGTTGTCTATTTCTTTTCTACTTGCATAAGGCTTACATACATCTATTTTCATAGTATTACTATCAATCCACCTAATATGTTTTGTACTACCATAATCAAGTGCTATTTTGATATAAGTGTTACCCTCATTATCTATTAGCTTTATTAAACTACCTAATGGTATATTTCTAGGTACTGCTATAGTTTGATATGTTAGTGCTTTTCCTAATGCGTTTCTATAAGCTCTTCCTTTGCCATTCTCCTCCTCTCTACCTGAGTAATGACTAGCTGTTATATCAAATAGTCTGCCTTGATATGGATTATTACTACCTCTACTTAATCTTACTTCTTGTTTATGTTGTTGCTTTTGAATTGTTTCTTGTTTTTCTTTTTCTAATTTTTCAAGTTGTTCTTGTGCTTTATTAACCATTTCATCAAACTGTTGTAGTCTATAGTTTGTATCCTGAATTGTAATATTATCTTTTGTTATGTTATTTACTTGTAATAAATCTTTAATATTTGTATTGATTTGATTATCTTTAGTATCAATTATAACGTCTGTATTATTAACATTCACGTTTTCGCCAATGCTTACAGAAGTTACAACACATATACCAATAGTTGCAAATAATAAAATTAATTTAGTTCTTGTACTGTTGGCTATTATGTGTAATTTCCGTTTTAGCAAATAACCACCTCTTTATATGTATTTTGATTTAATTTTATTCTATTTAGTCATCATTTTTATTTATATTACTCTCATCTATTTCTATACTTTTGTTAACTGCATATCTTAGACATTTTGTACATTTAAAACACTCAATACCTTTTCCTCTTAGCTCTCCTTGAGGACATCCTATGAAATGTTTAATCTCTTCATATTGTTCTATAATCTTTAGCATTTCTTGTTTCTTTTTAATTTTTAAATCATGTAAGTTTACCATTATATCTACCACCTTTTAATTCTATTTTATATGCTTAATCTTCTCTCCAACCACAACTATTACATTTTCTTATCATCTCTCTTTCGTATGTATCCTTACCCCACGCTTCGGCTAAATAACTTTGTTTTCCCTCTTTAGCTATTATATCTCCTCCACAGTTTGGACATATATTATTTTGTTGAGATATTCCTTCTAATTGTTCTTTGAATTGTTTTACTAAATCGCTTGAATGATAACGTTCTATGTGACTTATAAATTCATTTACTATTGAAAATGTTTCTTGCCAATCTTTTGTTGCTTCATATATGTAACTAATTATTTCATATGGGATGTTAACACTTCCTTTCTCATATTTTAATTTAACTTTATTATTTAAACAAATCCTATTTGATGAATATTTTCATCAATCACTATTAAAGTATCCTTTGGACAATTATATCTAATGTCCTTTATATAGCCTATCATTTGACCGATGTCGGTAAAATGATTATAAGCTACGAATCCCAATTTTGATATTCTTATTACTTTACTATTTAACATACAAACCCTTCTTTCTTCATTATTATATTTTAATCTCATCTTAATATCTTTTGTTTGTTTGCTTGGTTATCTTTGGTATGTTTATATGTTATCATGTTAATTTTGAAATGTCAACTATTTATTTTAATTAATTTTTATATATTTTACATTCTTTTATAAATTATTTTTACACTGTTAACTTTACATTTATCAGCTTTTAAAAATTATAACGTATCTTGCATTGGCTTAAATTGTAAATTTTATTGTATTTTATTGTATATATTATTCATTTATAGTACAATAATATCAATGAAGGGAGTGATTTCATGGAGGCTATTTATCCTATTAAAAAACATAAAAATAAACCCATTAATAATGTAAATGACTCAGTAACACCATTACAATCAAATATATATCTTATGAAAATGTCTAATTTTCAATCTAGGCTTTACTCTAGTATCATTGATGCTTTTGCTAGATTAGAAAATACATTCAATATAGATTTATCATATAAATGGTTTAATTTAAAAAATAATATAAGATCATCAGTTGATTTAAAATTTTATAGACCATTATTTAATTTACAATCCAAAATTAATATATGTAATAAAAATCTACTTGAACTTCAAGCGAAACCTATTAAAAATTCTCAGGCACTACAATCTTATATGAATCAATTGAATGATATAACAAGTAAAATATCTGCTATAGATGTACCTTCTAGTCTAAACACATTTGTATGCGTTGAAAACGTTTTACCAAGCTCAATAAATGACTTTTGTAATTATGTAGAAGATAATCTTAGTAAATTTGATGGAGATGTAATATATAAATCTCAAGCTGATCTATCTAATTTAAGCGAGATTAAATCCATAAATTTTAAATATTGGCTTGTACTGGTTGTATCAGTCATTTCTATGATTATTTTATATTCGAGCAAAGTTGTTCCATCTAAAACCTCTGATATGGATAAACAGTATTATATTTTGGTTGATAACTTGTTAAATAATATAAATAGGTGTTTAAAATATATTAGCATCAAAACGTCAACATTAAATAAATAGATTTATTAGGAACTTACTTTTAATTAGTAATTTTTAAGTAAGTTTTTATTTTTTCTCCTTTATCTATAGTGTACTTTGCTTGTATATTTTTATATACATAATTACAAGTATTTCTATCATTATCTTTGGTTCGCAATCGTTCCTATTAATGTTTTTAATTAATTAGTACAAATATATAAAATGTGAGTTTTATCGTGTTCAATAAAATTATCCTGCCCCTATTCTTGTAAGATTCCATTAAAGAAATTATCCAATTTATCATTGCACTTTAAATTTTGGCTCTGTTTTAGACAATGGTTGATAATTAAACATATAAAAGTGGACAAATTCATTTGTCTACTTTTATTCTAAATTAAAATATATTAAGATTGCTCAAAAAATTTACTCAATCTATTGTTTATCTTTACCACCATTCTTATAAGTTCCAAGTAAAATAAATCCTGCGGCAGTAGCAATAGCAAGCATAATATTATCTTGACCAAACGGATTCGATATAATAGAATATACCAAATATATTGTACAAATTAATAATACACAAATTATGATACCACGCAAAATTTTACTATTCTTAAGCACTTAAATCACCCCCTATTTATCATATTATACATAAATTACATACTATAATTCCAGTAATTATTTGTAAAAAATAAATTTATATAAATATTGGTTGCCTTATTTTAAAATCCTTTATCATAGTATAACTATGAGGTATATTACTATGAATTATCAATTTTTTAGTTCTTACAGTTTCTTTTTCAGAACTGAATGTATTTATCCATTTATGCCACTTCATACAGTTGTTTAGATATTGGGTTGCAACACCATTAAACCTACTCATCCATCTCTTTAAATTAGAGTGTAGGCTATTTATATGATTTATATAGTATATATCTTCTTTATGTCTACCTCTTTTGATTCTCTTGTGTTCTAACTCCACATTAGGATACTGTTCTTTATCTACTTCAGGTAAGAACACCTCTTATCTTTAGTGAGAGATCGTATACTAATCGCTAAAGTTCACCTCCTTTCGATATATACACTTTTTAGTGTATAATAAGCTATTTCTCTTTGAATTTAGGAAATCTATTATATCCTATTTTAGGATTGTTCGACTCGTAGAATCTTATATATTCTATTTCTTTTTTATTAACTTCTTTATCTGTTGCTGTTTCTGATTCCCATAAAATCTCTTCTTTCTTCTCTTGTAAAATCTTTTTCAATTAGTCTACTATTTGCACTTCCAAAATAATTGATACTATCAGTTAAATCTTTTCCTATGTAAATCTTCCCATTAGAATAGGTTATTTTATATATAACCTTCATATTTTCACATCCTCCATTATTATCATTACCAATTTATCATCATTTTCCAATTCTGTCAAGCTATTTTAAAATATATTTTAATTCATTCTTATTATAAGATAAAACATTGATTTTATGGTCATCTTTTAGCTTGAAAACACGAGTAAAACAGAGTATTTGAGAGTATGTGTAAGTTTGTTTTTATTATTTTTGATTTTCCTCCCAAATAAAAAAATAATACTCATAAGGTTTTGTATATATTTACCTTACAAGTACTATTATAGTATATTTATTTTCAATTGTCAATACTTCGTTCGATATATTTTAATTCATCTTTATTAATAGATCTTTAAGAAAGGTATTTCGTTGCAATTCAGCACTGTTTCTTAATGCACTATTAATTGTTTCTGGCAATGTAATATGCCATACCTTTTCTTTTGCTCTTGTAACCCCTACATATAATAAGTTTTTATTCAAGTTAAATTTGTGTGATGTAGGAGTTACTAATATCACATTCTTAACTCCACTTCCTTGACTTTTATGTACGGTCATAGCATATGCTAATTGAATTTCATCTAATTTATCCTGTGTATATGTAACCATATCTTTTTTATACTGTACATATACATATTTGCTATCAATTTTTTTAATTTGACCAATATCACCATTTGTTATAACCACTTCATCAAAATTTTCATTCATGGCTTGATAATTGTTTTTTATTTGCATGACGATATCACCTTCTCTGAATACTTTATATCCGTATATTCTATAATGTTTGTTTTCTGTATGAGGGTTAATTTCTTCTTGTATTCTTTGATTAATTTCAATAGCACCATTATCATTTATATTTTTAGCACTTAGTACCATAATATCTAAAGGATCATTTCCTTCCTTTAACAAGTTTTTATATATGCCTATTATATAATCCATCATATATTCATTTTGAGTTGGTATAATACAGTAATCCTTATGTATGCCAAATGTAACAATATCACCACATTGTTTGTTATCAATGTACTTTTCACCATTTCTTATTTTAGTAGCAACTTGTAATAATCCACCTTCCCCATATCTAAATACTTTGGTAAGTCTTGTAATAGGTAATATACCACTATTAATCATATCATAAGCACAGTTTCCGCAACTGACACTAGGTAATTGTGCATCATCTTGAACAAACAGTACCCTTGTACGTTTTAAATCAATTGCATCTAGTAAATGTTTCATTAAAGAAATATCAGTCATTCCATTTTCATCAACAATAACTACATCACATTTTAGTTTGTTTTCTTTATTGTATATCCAACCCTTTTTAGGATTATATTCTAGCTTTCTATGTATAGTTCCTGCGTCCCTATTAGTAAATTCACTTAATACCATAGCTGATTTTCCTGTAGGTGTCATTAATATATATTCTAAGTCATTATCATCACATAGATTAATTATAGATGATACTGTGGCTGACTTTCCTGATCCTGCATTTCCAACTAATAAACTTATATTATATTCACAAAAATTCTTTAATACTCCTTCTTGTTCTTTAGTTAAATCCATGCCGTTGCTTTTATAGTATTTACTATAATCTATCAGTAATCGTTGAGAACTCTTATATAAAGTTATTAGACATTCAGCTATGTATTTTTCCGTTTGATAAGAATTTGTAAAAGCTATCCTTTTACTACTTCCTTCAACATATATATCTTTATCTTGCAATGCACTTACAAAATAATCATTCACTGATTCTTGACATAAGTTATTACATTGTTGAAATAAATTATCTAATGATATCCATGTATTACCTTTTTTTTCATTTTCACTTAGTAAAAATTTAATACAAGCTCTCATTCTATGTAAAGAGTTTTTTAAATTACTATCAGAGAAAGCAGATAATATTTTCTTATCTGCTTTTTTAAATGATATTCCACTAATCAAACATAGTGTTCCATATGGATCAATTGCCATCATTTCTTTAATTCTGTCAACTGATGTGAATTCTTTGTACATCTTTTTTGCTTCTGATAACGTTACTCCATAATCTGAAAATTCATTGACAAAATTCATCAATGGAAATGATTCAATTACTTTACGCTTAACGGAATCGAATGTCTTTTCTTTAATACCTTTGGTTTTGTTTAAATCTACATCGTCTAAGTCATCATTAATAATTTTATCAATTATATCTGGATATACGAACAACAATGTTTCAGCTTGTTTTACAGTTATTATTTCCTTTAAGAACTTTTTGATTGCTGTTTGAGTTGTTGGTTTGTCTCTTTCTATATTAATAACTTCATAACCCCATTTGTTTTCTATACCTTTTATTGAGTATTCTATTCCTAGTGTCAATTCAGGTAAATCACCTGAAATTGATACATTGCCATATTTATTATATTTTATTTCTTTATTATTTGTTGTAGGTGTTACTGCATATATCTTGAAATTGTTATTATAACTACCAATTAATCTATCTATAACACCTTTAAATTCTATTTGTTTATCATTCATTTTCTCACCCTTTCTAGTTCAATACTTTTAGTGCCAATAATTTATTTGATTTATTATTTTGATAAAATTCAGCTCTAAAAAATCCATTACCAACATAACCACTTAATGCTATCTTATCACCTCTTTTTAAATCAGAAGCGACACTATTATATAAAATATCACCTAACTTAGCTATTACAATCCCACTATTAGTTAATAATACTATTTCACTATGTTTTTTAATTTTACCTGTCAATACTCCAACAATAGTGTATAAATCTTTTTTCTTATAATAACCCACTTCATCCATGTTTAAATTAGGTATGTCTTTAAATTCATCTACATGATATTTTTCTGCTGAATCTTCTAGCCATGACTTAGAAAAATAAAAACTTGTACTTTCAAATTCCAAATCAGCCTCATTATTGTTCTTTACATAATCTAAATATGCATTGACTACTCTACTTTTATTTATTAGTAAGGTATATTGGTCGCTATTTTCTTTTAAAACTTGTTTTAAATGTTTTAAATGTTTGTTATATTCAGATGTATATTTATTTTTGATAATATTCAACTCATCATTTTCTATTTCAAAAGTATCATTGCTATAATTATTTTTAAAAGTCGTTATAATTTCATCATCTTTATATAAATTTAATTTGTTCTTCTTGCTTAATATCTTTTTATGCAAATCATATAATTGTTTTTCTTTGTAAAATTCTTTCATATCTATATCTGGATTATCAAATAACTCTGGAATTTGAGTAGTTGATACCTTTTGAATTAGTGATGTAACATTGTAAAAAACTTTCATTAATAAAAATTGTCTATCACATAACGTTGTACTATTTTCTTCAATTGGCAACCCATCAAAACATCCGCTATTTATCAAACTAATTAAAGCTGACTTATCTATTTTTATTTCATCTTCAGCTATGTTGTTAACATTTTTGTTTATGAAGTCTTCAAATGATGTATATGGTCTTTTATTCATAATTTGCCTAGTTGTTGGTTCTCCTACATTGTATAATGACCCGATACCATAAAGTATTGAACCATTATATACACTAAATCCTAAATCCGATTCATTAATATTAGGATGTACTACTTTAACACACAAGTCTTTGCATTGGGTTAGATATTGTGCTATTTCCATTCCATCTTTAGCATGACTTAATATTGTTTTCATAAAGTATGTAGGATAATGACATTTTAAATATGCGGTATAATAAGCTAACAATGCGTACGCTAATCCATGTGATTTATTGAATCCATATAATGCAAAATCCTCCAAATCATCAAATACTTTTTTAGCTATTTTAATTTCTATCCCTTTATGTATTGCCCCTTCAATAACTACAGTATATTCAATATCATTTAAATACTCTTTAGCTAATTCATATGTAGTAGTACATCTTGTACCATCAATAGTAAATTCTACAAGACCATATATAAAATTATTTCTTTGTCCTAGTACATATTGTGCTTTCTTCTTTGCCATTCCTCTTCTTACAAGGTCGGCTTGTGAAAATGAAAATCCACCCATAGCCTGTAACACTTGCATAACTTGTTCTTGATACACGCAGATTCCATATGTAGGTTTTAATATAGGCTCTAAAACTTCATGGTCGTATACTATTGGTTCTTTTCCTTCTTTTCTATTAATAATATCATCTATGTACTTCATACTACCTGGTCTGTATGCTGATATGCCTAAGCATATATCTTCTATAGATTTAGGCTGTAACTTCATAAAGAATTTAGTCATATTGTAACTACCTAATTGAAATACACCATAGTACAAACCTTTTTTAAAAAACTCATATGTTTCTTTGTCATCTAATGGTATTTTTGTATATAGATCATAAAAATCCATATCTGCCATTTTCATTACTTCATCTATGATTTGCAAAACAGTTGTACCTAATATATCACATTTAACCATTCCTAATTTCTCTGTAATAACTTTATCAACTTGTAGCAATTGTTCATCATTATCTCCCTTTTTCATACCACAGTATTGGTATATAGGTTTAGAAGATATAACAACTCCACAATTATGTACAATTATATTATTAACTGTATATGAATTATCATCTAATACACTTAAATTATATACTTCTTCAGTATTACTATTTTGATTTAAATATCTCAAAGGTGTCCATATGTAATCATCTTCATAAAAAGCATGTTCTTTTAATTTAATATGTTTTGAAAACTTACAATCATATTTTTCTTTTGAGTATACCTTACGACCTTCTATAAACTCTATTCGTGGTTTTATTACTGTAAATCTACAATGTTTTTTATATACTTTATTAATACAAGCTGAAATACCTAACGCTAATTGTTTACTAACTGTTTTAAACCCATATATATCACATTTAGCATCATAGCTACCATCTGCACTTAAATAACCTTCTAAAAAAGACTCTAGTAAACTTACAGGTAAATCTAATATATCGTTTGTTAATCTTTTACCATAAGCGTATTTTCCAAACTGTTGAACATAATTATACAACTCTTTGTTTTTTATAAATATTTTATACGTAGTATTAGCTCTCTCATATCTATATTCAAATAACCCGTTTATATGATTTGTTATTTCATTTAATTCATTTGCACTGTTTTTATCACAACAAATAATAAATCGTTTTTGATTAGTACCTTTGGGACATTCACACCATCCATCGCCCATATATCTTCCTATAATCCACCAAAAATTATTATTATCAAATGGCAAGTTAACATTGTATTTTGGTATAATAGAATTTTTATTTATAGCTATTCCCATCATGTACTCATCATTTAATTCTTTAGCAACCTTCCATTCAGGTATTGTATAATTTCTAACGTGATTATTGACTATCTTTTTTCTTACAAGAAATGGGTGGTTTCCTGTAGTTGTAATAGGCAATGTATTAGCTATGGATAATGTATAAATATCATCGCTTGTCCTTTTCATTGTCTTAACTACTCTTTTAAATTTATTTGTGTGAGTTAAAACCACATCACCAATTGATATGTCTTTGATTTGCTTATACCCGTTGTTAGTCATGACCAATTCATTACCTAAAAAACACGCATTAGTAGATGTTGTTTTTACCTTACCCTCAAATGCTTTTGCTAAAGATAACATCTCTGGATAATTATTTAGTAAGTCTATTAATTTTTTATTGCTTTTAGCATTTTGAATAGAGTCTTCAATAGTGTCATCTTGCATAAACTCTTTAATTGCATTTACATCTTTGATTGGAACTTTGGTCATTTTACCTGCATCTTGTATTGCAACCTTTGGAGTGTATTTAGAGAAGTTAATAATTTGTGCTACATAGTTTTCACCATATGTACGTTGTAAATATTTAAATACTTCTTCACGTCGTTCAGAACTGAAATCACTATCTATGTCAGGTAAACTAACTCTTTCAGGATTTAAATATCTTTCAAAAAGCAAGTCATATTTCAATGGATTTATATTAGTTATTTTTAATAAATATGCGATTAATGAACCTCCTGCTGATCCTCTTGCGGGAGCAGTAGGAATCCTTTGATTGACTGCCCATTGCATATAATCAGCAACTATTAAATGATATGATATGTATTCCATTTGTTTGATTACATTATATTCATGCAAAACTCTTTGTTTATAATCTTGTTCTGTATGTAATAGGTCATTTTTAATTTGTTCATCCATGTTTCTGTCTTTCCAACCCTTAGTTATTAAAGCCATAAAATACTCTTCTTCTGACTTATATTCGTTAGGTATTTTAACTTCAGGTAATACTGGTTCGTGAAATTGAATAGTTCCATTACATATATCAGCAATTTTATTTGTATTTTGTAAGCCAATAGTAATTTCATCTTCTGTTAGTTCTGATTTAAACATAATTTCATACATTTCATCAGTAGAATGGATATAACAATCATCATAAATTTCACCTGTAGTTGTTACATCTGCATTCTTTCTATTTACATTTACAAAGTTAGCATGGTTTTCTTTGTCCTCCTTTTTAACATAATGGCTATCACTTGTAATTATATATGGTATATTAGTATCATAATGTAATTTCATCAATCTTTTATTAGCTTTTATTTGATCTTCAGAAGTATGTGCTTGTAATTCTAAATAAAAATTATCACTAAATATTTCTTTGTACTCTAATGCATATTGTTTAGCTTGTTCATATGTTGTTGCCTTGTTAATTTTACCTGCCAAACAGGCACTACCAATAATTAAATCATCTTTAAACTCTTTTAATTGATTTAAGTCTATTCTAGGTTTAAAATATTTACCTTCAAATTCCCCCATGGTAGTTAATCTATGCAAAGCTTGAATGCCACTTTGATTCTTAGCTATAGTGAGTAAATGAAAATACTTATTATTAGGGTCTTGTATTGTATGGTCGTATGCTTCATATAATTCTATTCCATATAATATTTTAGTGTTATATTTCTCTTGCAGTTCAGCAAAATAGTATAATGCATATTCGGTTCCATGATCTGTAATTGCATATGACTTTATATTTAACTCATCACATCTATCTAGTATTTCTTTTGGTGTTCCCATTCCATCCATTAAACTACCTATTGTATTATGATTATGTAATTCTGAATGATACTTAACCCTTTCCATGTAATCCCTCCCTACCGTTATTTTTTAAATAAACTATCAATATCCATAGAAATTTTATTTTTTAACTTACTATCTATATCTTTTGTTTTCTGTTCTTTTTTAAATTTATTTGCGTTTTCCTTTTTGTACTTTAATAAATGAATACAATCTGGTCTACCACATAGATTAAAGCAAAAATAATTATCATCATTGGTTATTTGTTTTGGAGGAAAATTATTTACATTGGTTTGTGTATTTTCAATTTCTTTTACAGTATTTTTAATCCAATTATTACACTCTTCTAATATTTCATCATCAAATTCGTATTCTAAGAAACAATCTTCAATCCAGTATTTATTTTTTAATTCATTTGATAATGATGATAAATCATTATTATTGACCATTTTACCTACTGTTAGTTCGGCTTCTATGGTATCATATCCCATTTTAATATATTCATCGACTAATCTCTTTTTTAAGAATTTAACTCCATCTTTTCTTTGCTGTAGAGATTTTTTTGTTTTCGGAGGATTGGCTTTACTACCTTTTGTCTTATAACATGAATATATATATTTAAGCATTGTCCATCCTACCTTAGATACTGGAACACCCGTCATTTGTTCCACTCCTAACTTATATATAATTAATTGTCGTCCTTTGTCCAATAATTCCTTTTTAGTGAATTTGGAGCTTGTCTTCCAGTCATTAATTATTACAGATTTAAACTCGCCATTTTCATATATAGGCATAATACTATCTACATACATCTGTATCCATATGTAATCTTCATCACCTTTTGGATTTTCAATTTTAGGTATTTTATATAATACGAATTGTTCTGTTTGCATTTGAGTATTTAAAATTTTATAATTATCAAAAAAATGATTCATATTTTTAATATAATTAATTTTAGTTGTAGGAGGATTTGAGGGAAATTTAATTCCTTTGTCCTCACATTCTTTAATTGTGTTATTGAAATTTTTCTTAGCCTGTCTTAAAGTTTGTTCATTGTGATATATTTTTTCAAGGTCATCATGAACAACTGTACCAATTGAGTTATAGATATTATCTTTTGACCTACTATGTAATATGTACGCTTGATAATAATTATATTTACATCCATGCCATGAGCATAATTTAGAATATGAATAAACGGGTATTCCCTTATCAAATAACTCTTGTAACTTTGGATTTCTTTTGCGTTCTGTCATCAAATCATCCTTTCTATTATTAATTAATCCATTCTATATTTGAATCTTCTATACATTTATCCCATATTTCTTTTCCTCTATCTGTGGGACTTTCTTTGCATTTTAATATTCCTTCTGTCTTAACAAATCCCACTCTGCCACCTAATAATGAACTTGTTGTTAATAGTTTCTTACATTGTTCAGCATTGAAGCTATTTGGAATGTCATTGTCCATACAAGTAACTATATCAACTCCTAAGCTTAATAAAATTTCTCTTTGTACATCTGATGATGATAAATCATGAGAACCTAATGCAACTACATTTCTAACTCCATAACTTACTGCTTGTAAAACAAATTTTTCTGACTCTCCAATATATACCCTACCTTTTTGTAAAATATATTTATAATTTTGATATAATCCATATATTGTTTGACTTTTGGGAAACTGTAAATTTTCTAATGGTAGCCACTTACTAATATTGTTTTGTGTGCAAAATTCTGCACTTTCATTGTATCTACCCATAATTCCTATAATTTCACCTGTCCAATGATGTCTCCAAGGAACTACTATTCTATTACTTATAGGATCATACATAATATTAAACTCAGTTTGAACTTCATAATTAATATAATCTTTGGCAAACATTATATTACCTTTATTGATAAAGTATTCTAATATATCTTCACTATGTACTTGTAATTTTATTGGTGGCAATGTATTATTTTGTTTTTTAATATCCCTATAAAAGCCTCCAAATGCTTTTCTTTTAGGTTTGTTATTTTGAGGATTAGTTTTAATATTATAATATTTAATTCCTATAGCATTACAACATATCTTCATGGCTTCTGATAACTTACATTGTTTTAATTCCATTATCAATGTAAATATATCTCCTGAAATCGGTACTAAATCATAAATTTTACTTGTCAAATTGTCATTGAACTTTACAACTACTCTTGTATTGTTAGGGTCATCACAATTTTTAGCACATCTATATTCATTCCTATGAGGTGTTAATCTATCACATCCTATATATTCTAATATTTTTCTTATATTGTCTGTATCTTCTAGTATAGTTTCTTTTAATTTTTTTATATCAAAAATTTTCAACACCTCCTTTTAACACCTCATATTATTTAATAATCTTGTGTAACAGTACAATACCCTAAACACTTCCAATAGTTAAAATCTAAATTAACTTCAAAAATTAATTGAAAATCGGCTTTCCCATATCTATTTTTATCAAAAAACATTATTACATAGTTTCTTGTTTTATCTAAAACAAAATGCTCCTTTTGTCCTGTTTGCTTATTGTATTTGTATGGATTTATAAAATGTTTACTCTTTTCATCTATTTCATCTTGCCATATCTTTCTCATCATTAAATGTTGCCCACATACTTCTTTAATTGCTTTTGCTTTTGCTAATGCTTGGATATCCAAATACCTTTGTCTTATTGAAGAACCTGCCAATTGTGCAGTAGCTATAAATCTAATATTCAATCCACCCATCTCTTTTGGTTTTACTACGCTAAATAATTCTTTGGATTCTTCAGTAAATATTGCATGAGCGTTACTACTTGATTCATCTCCTGGTTTCCAAGTATCTAATATAAAAGTAGTTTCTTCATCTAACCTCATCATTTTTTTTAATATTTTCTTTAATGTTTTTACTGAATAGTCTTCTAACGGATATAATATTAAATTTCCTTCATGGCTATCTAACCACTCAGCACCTTTTGTAAGTCTTTCCATTTCATCATCTGTAAACCCACCTGCTCCTAATCTATTTCTTTGAATACCTTTAATTCCTTTTCCTGCGTATCCATTGCTAAGTACAGATGGTATTAACATACTTCGCCATGCATCTTCTGATTGTTCATTAATCAACAATACAACTTTCATATCTCTTTTTAATAACGGTAATATGTATAACGGTATGATACTACTTGATTTACCAACTCCCGAATGAGCTGTATGTAATAATATATTTCCTCTATGTAATCCATTTAACCTATAATTTAATATAGGTTCATCAATGTCAATTCCTCTTTCTAAACCTTCATTTGCCTTTTTTAAAAATTCTATATTGTTTTTAGTCAAATCAACAGGTTTAACTGTACTTGATACTTTCAAAAATGTATCACTTACCATATAGTCATGCCAATCAAAAACTTCACTAGCAGTCATTTGTTTAAATTTTTCTAAGTTATCTAACACATTAAACCCTTTGATATGTAATCTGTTAAGTGAATTATATTTTAATAAAACATCTAAATAAGCATCAAAATTTTCTATATTAACTATTTTCAAATCATTAACTGTTCTAAACCCATCATATTCTTCAAATATTGTCTTTAAGGCTTCTTTACCATGTAAATATGTTTGTAGTGCTACATTATCTATCTCTTTTACACCTGCTTTAGTAATCTCTAAGCCTATTCTATAAAACAATCTTCCTTCTTCCGTAAGGAAATCTCTTTCTGTTAGTTTTTCTTTATACTCTAAAAACAGTTCATTTTCTTTCAGTAAGCACCCTACAACATTTCCTTCAATAATTCCTCGATCTTTCAGTAATTCAAATGGCAATATATTTGCTACATTGTCTAAAAATTTAATTCCTAATTCTTTTAATTGTTTGTCTTTGTGTTCTTGATATATTTTTTTATATTGTTCTTGAACTTCTGCAAAAGATATTTCTGACATATATGAATTTGTCACTCCTTTCTATAGTTCATCATCTTCAAGAAACTTAGATATACCTTTTTTACCTTTGTTTATTTTAATTTGTTTGTTTATTTGTATATTTATATTTTCTTCTTCAATTAAGTCATTTCTTTTTTCAATATTTTTAACTGACTGATTACGTTGCATACCTATATAAATATCATTAATATTATTTTCTATAATAGCCATCATATAGTTAATTCTCTGATGTTCATTCTTAAATGATTTATTACCAATAGACCATCTTATATCATCACCACAAGTTAAAAATGTATTTAAAATAACATCATATTTATAGCCTTCTTTTTGCTTGATGACTCGACCTACACCTCTTTGCATAACCGTTCCATTTCTTAAATCTTGTAATCTTGTTATTAAATACCTTGGCAATTGTTGTTCCTTTGTATAAGCTAAAACTCCTTTAATATGCTCATAGAGTTCATCAAACCATTTTATTTCATTTTCCTTATATTCCATTAATTCATTGTAATCTTGTTCACATTTTTTATGTAAAAATATTTTAATAAGATTTCCTTTGGAATTTTGCTTAGATAAAATAATTGCTTCATCAATAGTTAAAAACTCATTGCAATATCTACATTTAACTTTTCTCGGCATTTATTCACTTCCTTTATTTTGAAAATCAAGAGGGTAAATTAATACCCTCTATTTTAATTTATTTATAGTACCAACTTATACATTTGTTCTATCGTGTTTCTATGATCTTCTGTTAATTCATCCAAAGATGACACTTGTGTTTCCTCTACATACTCTTGCATCTTTAATTTAGCACCATCACCTAATTCACCAAACTTTTGCTTTATTGTATTAACCATTTCTTCAATTGTTAGCTTGCGAGTTTTTTCTTCAGCTTGTTTTTCTGACTCTATTTCTTGTTTCTTTGCCATTTCTTGAATGTCTTCATCAGTTACAGGTTTCAATATTGATGATTTTACTCCTTGTTCAAATGCTTTTAAATAGTTATCTACTGAATAAGGCAAAGAATAAGGTAACTCTTTAAATCTCCCCCCACAATCAATTTCTCCATCACTTCTAAAATGCATAGAAACTGATCTTCTTGCTGTTTTATGTTTTACATCATCTCCGTCGCCTATAACTGTCTTATCTACTACTAAATATGTAATCATATCTGCCATGTTTTCAAATAATCCTGCATAATCATCTGTTAATGCACAACTTAATTGCATATATTCTTCTTCTGAACTTAGAACAGCACCTGTATTTTTCTTTTTTAATTTCGTATGTGCGATAAAACAAAGTCCATATCCTGCTCTTTTTAATTTTAATATAGACTCTCTCATTAGATTAATACAATATTTTTTACCTCTTCCAAATCCACCAAAAGCACCATTAATACTTTCAATTGTTTTACCGTCTTTCTTTTTTGAATCTCTCATGGTCTTATCTTCAGCCATAGCCAAGAATTCATCAACTGTATCAATTCCAACCATTCTAAATGTTGTTTTTATTCTTTCTTCGACTAATTCATCAACCCAATCTTCCCAGTCTTCCCAGTCTTCCACTTGAGGTGAATACAAACCATCTAAAGCATTTTGACCTGGTTCAAAACCGAATAATATTCCTTTTGACATATCTCCATTGTAATGTTTATGTATTAAGTCTCTGAACATTGTTGATTTTCCTGTTTTCTTTTCTCCTAAAAGAAAATGTATATAATCTTCTAACCTTACCTTTACTTCTATTGGTTTTAATTTTTCTAATCTTCCCATACCGAAATACCTCCAAATGATTTATTTTTAATTAAATTCTAATTTATAATATTTGCCTATTTAAACATTGCGTCAAATTGAGCTGTAACATCTTGTTTTACTTGTTCTTGTTTTTCTTCTTCCTCTTGTTTTGCTTTTTCTTCTACTTCATTAACCTTATTTTCTATTACCGGTGGGACTAAATCTTCAATTTCATATTCTTCCATTAAAGTTTTATCTTCTTCACCTACTGGCATTACCAATCTTAATTCTTTTATTTTATTACCAATTGAATTACCTCTCATTTGTTTTATGGCTTGTTCAAGTGTAATAAATCCTAATTTAACTCTTTTCTTTAAATCATTAGATAAATCTTTTTCTGTTAGTTCTACTTCAGAATTACCTTCAAATATCATATATCTCCATGATGTTTTATATACTTTATCTCTTTTAATGTTCTCTGCGAATACTCCTGTAAGGTATTCTACACGTTCTTTTATTGCTTCATCTTCCCAGTTAACCTTTGGATTTGAAAAATCTAATATGTAAGTGACTGGCACAGGTACAACAACTTTGTCCTCTCTTTTATATGTTCTATGTCCTTGTATATAATATTTTCTACTATGTTTAAAGTCGCTTTTATCAAACGAATCTTTTGTCATATAAAAATTAGTTGTTCCTATTGCCTGGTTTTCTTCATCCTTTCTAGCTAATCTAATTTGATCTATAACTCTATTGAAATTAGTTTTTAATTCTCCCATCTTATTTACATATTGATTTATTTCAGTATGACCATAAATATATATTTTTTGTCCATTTTTTAAATGCTTTTGTATATAATCTATAGCATCACCTGTAAATATAAATTCTTTTTGTATTAATATTGGATTGCCATTACTATCAGTTTTTGTTTGTTTTATTAACTTACCGTTATCACCATTTACATTAGCTATTTCATTCTCTAAGGCTACTGTAATTTTATTAAAATATGGAATTGTTTCAATTACATCTTCATCAAACCTCTTATCAAATGGTATTTTGGTTGTTTTATTAGTACCGTCTTCTTGTTTGTCAGATCTATAAATCCAATTTTGTTTCTTTTTGTCTTTTCCTCTTTCATCTTTTCCTGTTTCATTTTTAGTACGTTCAATTGCTTCATCTGACCAAAAACCTGCCTCTAATCCTACATATATATTATTTGTATCTGATATTTTAACTCCTAGATTTAATCTTTTTTTCATCCATCCATTTTTTCCTGATGGTTCAGTTTTTACATATCTATCCAAATCCTTGTTTATTCTTGCTTCTCCTACTAATATAAAGTTTTCATTAACTTGTTGTAAATTTGCCATATATTATTCCTCCTAATTTTTAAGTCTCATTGGACTATTTTATATTTATATTTATTTCTAATTTTTAATCATTTGACAATTAGGTGGAATTACTTTAAGCTTTATATGTAACCACCATAATGTCTTTGTTTATCAAACTCTATGACTGCGTTACATGGGTTAGATGGTCTCAACATCTAACCTTTTATTATAACATGGTGGTCTTACTCTTTTGATTGGTTTCTTACATCCTTTTTTAAATTTCAATCAATCACTTCTTTCTGTATATGTTTTAATTTATTTTTATATTTAACACTTTAAATATTTTATATTGGGCAAGTGCCAGTTTATATTTAACCCACACTTGCTAATAATCCTTTAAAACTCTATATTTATACTCTTTCTACTAGCTAAATAATCACACATATGAACAAATCTTTCTATTCTAGTTTTAGGTGTTGGTAATACTTCTTTTTTAGTCCTATAATCCTTATTCCATTCCCCCATATGGCTTCTTATTGCTTTAACAATTTGATCTAAAATTTCTGACTTTATTAATCCGTTAATATCATCATTCTTATATATGTAATCTGCAACTATTAGTGGATGTTCTGTTTTTGTATACCTCGACTTTTCTATTCCACTTTTACATCCATCATGTAATAATAAAGAACTTATAATTATATCTTTTTGAATTGAAGTAAAATCTTGTACTGTATGATTATTGAATAATTCTAATGCTATTTTTACAGCTCCTTTTGTATGTCTAACTAGTCCACCTTCACCTAACGCATATTGAGGATGATATTTACCTGTTGAACTTGCAGGTACCTCCCAAAAATATTCTGGTAAACTTTCTAATGCCTTAACTGTAAATTGCTTAATACTTTCGTCATTAATTGAATTAATTTCTGTTTGAAATACTTTTAAATTTTCTTCCATCTTCAGCCTCCATCTAATCATCTTTTAATTTACTCTTATAGTAAGTTTTTGTTTTGTTACTAACTCCTTACTACATTTACTAGTATATCATCTATTGTTATTTTTGTCAACCTCTTTTTTAAAATATTTTAATTTATTTTTGTTATATTTTACTTTACATAAAATTGCACTTTTATAGTGATTTATAATTTAGGAAACCCTTAATATAAGGGTTCTTATTGACTTTTTCCAAACCTTCTACCTGAGAATATAGTTAGTACACATGCCAGTATCATTATTCCGCCTACCATAAATAAAAATGGATTTAATTCAGGAAATTCACTATAAGCCCCAAATCCAATGAAACTTAAGCCAAATATACCTTGAACAAACGCCATAGTATAATACGATTTCGCTGTTTTATTATATACACTTTTATTCCCGTGTACTACTTTATTTAAAAACGCTACTTTTTCTTCGCATTTACCTTTACAAGCAATGGTAGCATCTATTTCAACAGCACATTCTTTGCATAAACCTTTATTACAACTTTTACAGATTGCAACGGCATCTCTTTCTGGATGATTGAAACACTTCATTTTATCCCTCCTCAAGTATATTTCAGTATATTTTTCTCATATTAATAATACCATACTATCTATATTATTCCAATAATAATTAGCACTTGATCTTGACTTGTTTTAGTTTTTAAAGCTATCATCTGTTATTATTATTTAATATTTGGTCTTAATTTTCATTTCCTTTAACTCCCTTAAATCTTCCTCTGTTTCTTCAATCCATTGTTTCTGGAGTTCCTTACCTTTCTCTCTTAATAATTTTCTACTATCACTAACATAATAGCAATCATTATACCATACTGCTTTACCAACAATAATTTTACTCTCCATATATGGATTATTTTTAATCGCTTCGATTATTAATTCCTTTTCCTTTTTATTAAAATATAAAGAATATGAAATATCTCTACACCCCTTCCTCTATAAATTTAAAATTGTATCAAATTTACTCCCACTCTGCATCTATACGGACTTGTGACCGCTTTATATTATATCTCTACGAATCAACGTGGATATTAATATAAAGTTGCATTAAGAGTTGGGGGGATATAGAATCCCCCATGTATGTTTATTTACCCCTCGAACTTTTCTTTTAACTTTAGATACTCTTGATATTTGGCTTCCTCCATTTTCTTTTCTCTTTCTTTATTTTTCTTATCTAATTCTTCTTGCATTTGTTTTATTTCTTTTTCTGTAATAATGTTATATTTTAATAATATTCTTCTAATAGAAGGATCACATTTTGATAATACCCACCCTTTTATCCGTTGTTCATTCAACACATTGTATATCATGTCGTACTCACTACCTCTACCATTAAACATTAAAACTTCTTTATCTTCAGTAATTATCATTGTTCCGTCTATATCAGCCATATGTTCTATACCACAATAAACTATTTTCTTTCCTTCTAATTGTCCTCCACTTGTTAGTACTTTCATATATACAGTCCCTCCTATTTTTCATTCCTCCAAAATGGTTTATGATTCCTTTCATTATTTTCTAATCTAGCATAACATTTCTCGCATAGTTTATACTTATGCTTCCAAGGAATTCTACTTAAATCTCGTCCACAACATTCGCATTCATTCATATATTGCTGACATTGCTTTTTGCTTTGTCTCTCTAGCTTATCACCCGTATAAATTAATTCTATTTTATTATTAAGTGTTGAAAGAATCCGTTTAATTCCTTTAAACTCCCACGGTAATGTGCCTATTTTAAATAATTGTGGTATTGAAATTTCTCCATTCCTATCTCTAAAATCTCTATTCTCAGTTAAATCTACGTTTGCTTTCATATTAGCTACCTCTTTAAAAATGTTCTAACTTTATGGAATAAGCTTTCCTTTTTCTTTGTATTATTAACTCTAACTTTACCTTGTTTAATTTCTAATTGAGATAATTGAGATTTAAGATTATCAATATTCGTAGGAGTATCAATCGTATTAGCAATTTGTTTATGTTTCTTGTTCTGAAATTCATTTATCATTTTATCTAATGTTAATATGCATAGGTAAGATTTTGAACTTATCGCCATCTTTTCCCCGCATCCACACCCTACGTGCGACTTTCACCGCATAAGGCGTTCCATCTAAATCCAATTGAAAATTTATAAATTAATTATATAATTATCTTAGCCTTTCTTACCTTTATCACAGGGTTTTTAACTAAGACTCTTAATTCATTTAGTTTTTTAAGCTGTTTCTTATCTAAACCTACTTTATTCAGCAATTCTTCAATTTTATCTATATCCATTACATGTACTAATTTGTGTACGTCCGTAGTTAAAACAATTAAATTATCAAAGATATCCGTACCACCTAATTTTTTAGGCTTTTTGTGATGGCAATGCCAACCAAATTTACCTAGAGGGTGTTTAGATATATAACATTTACCATGCTGTGCAATATATTTACTAATACGATTGTCATTATATTCTATACTCATAGTAGGTATATACGATTCTTTAATATATTTTAAAGTATCCTTATTTATATGCTTCAGTGACTGATGTATTGTCCCCCTACCAACTTTAGTATAATTACATATATCTTGACTAAAGTTTATAGGTGTTACGTTCTTTTGAGCATATATAGGTGACATAACTACCCCACTTATCATGAAGTATTTAGGGTTATACCCTTTATATCTTTTACGTTGGTGCATAGATAGATTTTCAGTTTTTGCTTCGGTTCGATTATTTTTAAGTCCTTTTAAGGTCTGAGAACAACTATAGTTTATATCCCTCAAATTTTTTGTTATATGGGTAGCCACTTTATAGTAGTTTTGTATCCCATGTACCACAGAGTTATATGAATTTATATTTGATTTCGTTGGTCTCTTTTTAATTTTCTTTATTTCTTTTCTAATTTTAGTAGTAGCGTTAGTTTTAGCTTTATCACTCATATATGTTTTAGCAACCCACAATGTTTTATAATCTTTTGTTTTTCTAAGTTTATTTCTTTTCCATTCAGCTTTCATTTTAAAACCTAAAAACTCAGAATAGCTTTTCTTTAGATTCAATACCTTAGACTTCTCAGCTGAACATTCTAATCCTAGCCTATTTTTAAGCATATCTCCTACTGCAATATCTATAGCTTTTGCTTGACTTCTAGTTCTACAAAAAATTTTAAAATCATCGGCATACCTAACAATGTAGATTTCTTTTAGTTTACTCTTCTTTAACATTTTATTCCTAATACTATGGTCAACCACTATTTTACCTGTTTTAGAGGTTCTATATTTTGTGTAATCTTTATCAGTTTTAAATGTTTCCCACTGATTAGATACCCACCAATCTAGTTCATTAAGTACTATATTACTTAATAAAGGGCTTAGTATACCACCTTGGGGTACTCCTTTTGTAGGTATCCCTATGCCTTCTATTGGTGCTTTTAGCATTACAGATATTATTTTAAGTAGTTTTTTATCTTTTACCCCTAATGCCCATAACTGTTTCAGTAGTTTACCATGATTAACATTATCAAAGAATCCTTTTATATCTACATCTACACAGTGGTATAGTTTAGTTATATTTATCAAGTACACTGACCTAGCAATAGCGTGATGTGTACTCCTATTCGGTCTAAAACCATAACTGTGTTTATGGAACTTCGCTTCACATATAGGCTCTAATACTTGCAATATACATTGTTGGAATAATCTATCCCAAATAGTGGGTATACCTAAGGGTCTTGTTTTACCATTAGCTTTAGGTATCTCTACTCTCCTTATAGATTTTGGTGTGTAAAAATCAAACATAGTTTTGATTTTAGTTATTACTTCATCAATATCTATATTATTTATGTCTTTAATTGTAGAACCATCTGTACCCTTAGTCTTACTACCTGTGTTAGATTTTATGTTTCTATACGCTAATCTAATATTATCCTCGTCTGACATTATATTTACTAATTTATAAAAGTTATAACCTTTTTGGCTTTTATAGTACAATGTATCAAAAGTATCTTGTACATCATAATATTCATTATGCCTAAGTTTCTTCTTGGTCTCCAAGTCGATTACCCCCTTTGTTATAAAATAACAGGGATATATCTTTTTTAGTCACACCAGAACCTTAAGGACTTAAAGGAACTTAAAAAAAATTATTCAATCTTCATTTAGACTAGTGGCTATCCCTCCATGTTCGTTACACATTTCATAGGTACTGTGCCACCACTTTCACAAGCATAAAACAAAGTTATCCTTTATTAACTATTATCGTTTTAAGTTTTCCTTTGTACCGTTTCATAGACCATAGAGAGTCTCCACGTCACTTGCTTACCATGTTGAAATATATTTATCTATTACGATGAATTTAGGTGCTTTCTTTGAGCCTGTTGGCGTTCCAAAACCTTTAATTTTGCAAGGATGTTCACAGTGACCATCATTACTAATCCCCATCCAACCTACCTCTAAGGGTAGAACTACCTCTTCGATAGCCTATATTTCTAGACTCGTACATTCAAAAGTTCGTCAGAAATTTTTTTAACGTAACGTATAGTTTAATCTCATTCTCACCATGTCCATCAGACACAAGCAATATGATTTACGCCTTACCCCTCGGTTTGGTTTTCGTCAGCCTAACTGTTACGGTAAATTCTCTTGCCTTGACATCGGGCTTAATACACGCCTAACCCTTATTTAAGTTCGTGCATTCCGACCTCGTGTGTTCCCTTCAGGGCGTTACCCCTTCATTCGAAACATCAATATATTCCTTTACACTGAAATATTTCAGTGTAGTCTACCTTTACCGAAGTAGCGTTAAACACTCTTCATTAATAGACAACATGTCGCACAATCACAATATTCATCCACCCAATCTCCTAAGAAATAAAATCTATCTATTACAGCACGGCTTTTCTCATCTTGAAAAGTACCAAATAATATAGGGTCTTTTTCTCTACGTTCTTTTTCTACCTGCCTTTCCATTTTACCTGTATAGTCAGTAAATAATATATATAACTGGTCAAATTTACCCTTAGTCTGTTTAATTACTTCTACAATTTCATCTGGTATTTCTCTTTCATAACGTTCTAACTCTATTAGTTTAACTACATCTTTAGCTATATCATCTATGTATTCATCTACATCATCCCTATATACAAAAGTATTAATACCCATTTTAACTATTTCTCTTTCTTTTTCTATTGATTCTAGGTGAAATATTAATTTCTTTAATCCTGCCGTCTGTTCTGTTGTAACATATTTTTCAGCTAATGTTAATCCGTTATTATAAATTTCTACTAGTTCATCATCCGTAATTGTATGTTTCTTTTCTTTCAATAAGTCAAAGTATTCTTTTGGTGTTAACTCCTTTTTAATATCCATAATATACCCTCCTCCAGTTGTTTTTAATTTTATTTTACAAACGATAAAAGCATTGTTTTATGAGTTATTCTTTAGTGCGTGTAATCCCTTAGGCTCATAATTTGTAGGCTCTAAATATCCATCTACCCAATTTAAACAAGTAGTACAGGGTTTATCATTTGTATTTCTATTGCCATATTCGCAGTCATCGCATAAATTGTATTCTTCCATCTTTATTCCTCCTTAAATTATTTCTTTTTTCTCAAATCATTACATCAATTCCATATTTCACCACACTCATTACCGTCAAATGTTAATATTAATACATCGTCATCCTCGCCTATGAATTTAATATAAGAATTGGGTGCAACATATTTAGCAATAGAATTTAATATGTCTTTATCATCTCCAAGTTTCTCACCACTAAAGTGGTCTAAAATATAATCTCCATTTTTATTCGTAATTAGTGGATATCTAATAGCCTCAAAAGCTTCATAAAAATTCTTTGCGCTTATTATATCATGTGGTATTACCCACATTGGTTTGTTATTAGTTAATATGTATTCTTTCAATGTTTTAAACGCATTTTCTATATTTGATTTTTTAATTTTAAAATCATGTTCCATAAGATCGATACAGTACCCCATGTGTTTTGTATTCCTCCTTTAGATTTACTATACACATCCCTTTATTTTTGTTGCTTTCATCATTATTAAAACCACCTCTTAATTTTACTTTTTACTAACTACATATTTCATTACTTTTTTAACTTTTAATGGCAATTCTAGATGTTCCTGAAAACAATCCTTACTTACATTATTCTCTTTACCACACTTAGGACAATACATAAATGGATATTTGCTATTTATAACTTCTATATATTCTTTTGAATGTACTATAAATGGGAAATCGCATCTTAAACATTTTAATAAAGCCCATTCATCCAACAAACCACCTTCTTTCTATAATTTACTCAAAATCAAACTCAACCACATAGTAATATTTTTTATTTATATTCCTTAACAAATTATACAATCCACACATACATTTTGCCTTATATTCCATATCAAAACCTGTCCTTCCAAAACAAAGATACGACTTAACTATTTTTACATATTCGTTGTTATCTGCTCTTCTTTTAACTATGGTATAATACATTTAATCACCCCCATTTTTGGATTTATTTTAATCTTATAATCTTTTTAAATCTAATCCTAATACCTTATTTAACGTTCCTTTCTCAATCATTACTCTAATGTTTTCATTATACTTTTCCTTGCTTATGTAGTCTTCTGGTAATCCTAAATCATATACGGGTATTGGAATATCATCTGCTCTGCCTTTAAATTCTTTAATTTCTTCTTCATTAAATCTATGTGCTATTCTTACATCAGATGTATATCCACACTCTTCATCTCTACAACCCCAGAATAAGCACCATTCATCACCATATATACTGTTATGTCTATTGCATAATAATAAATATTTCTTAGCCAATCTAATCATCTCCTTCTAATTCTTTAACCATTTCCCTACAATAGCAACTATGACATAATTTTAGACCTTGTGCTTTAAATCTGTTTGGAAATGGGTTAGTTCGTCCATATATAAATGCTTCACTATCTCTTACGGTACTACCACATGAATCACATTTTACATATTCTATTTTACTCGCATTATATGTAGGCTGAAATTCAACGTATATCTCAAACTCTTTGCCACAATTCTCATTCTCACATTCCCAATCTAAAGTATTGCCACTACCCAATCCGTCACATAATGCGTCTGTCATGCTATTCTTATATCCACAATAAGGACGTTCTACAGTATCACTATATATTTTTATCACTTCCTTTAGTATCTAATAATTCCAACTCATCTTCCTTAAAATAAGCCGTTTCCCAATCATCTAAATAATATATTCTAACTTTATATTTAATTTCACCTTTGGTTTTGATCCAACTTACAATCTCACCACACATGTCTTTGTATTGTTTCAGATGGTCTACACCTACGTCTTTGACTACTACTAAATCTCTAGTTCTAAATTTCATATTATCTACCTTCCAATTGTTCAAGCTGTTGTTTATATTGTTCAAGTGATTTACTTACTGTTGATAGTTTTTCTTGTGTTTTTAGCTTACATTCTTCTAAATCGTGAATTTCCTGTGTGATATTTTCTATGTCCTCAATCAATATTTTTCTCTTTGTTTCACCTTTTGTTATAATGTTCTTCAACCTATTAATTTCTTCTATATTTTGTTTCTTTTTAACAACTTGTACTTTATCTTTATCTACGTATAATGCATTTAATTCGCTTAGTTGGATTAAGAATTGTTCAGTTCCTTTTACTTCATCAACTATAGTTCCTTTTACATTCTTAATACCTTCAGGACTATCTAATATTAAAACTTCATCTCCTATTTGTGGCTGATATTCGTTTTCTTTAATGGTTTCTTCTTTGTGTAATTTATTTTCATTTATTTTTGTTGATAATGATTTTATATACTTAGATAAGTCACTATCATCATTATGTAAGTCTTTTAAAACATCTTCTTGGCTTCCTATTACTATTGGTTTAAGTCCTAACAAACTTCCTACTAAATCTTGATCCCCATCAAAAATTGCTTTTATAAACTCATCAGCTTTTCTCATTTCTTTGTTTGATAATCTTTTTATGTTTGTCATATTAATTCACCTTTACCTTTCATATACTGTTTTTATTTTAATTAATCTTTATTTAATATTAAGAATAAAATTATTTATTCTTATGCTTGTTGAAAATATTCTGACATGCTGTCTAAGTTCATAACTATTTCTTCATTGTTGTCATTTATAATTTTCTTGCCGAATCCAAATTCATCTAGTCCCAAACATTTGTATTCTTGTCCTACTGTAAATCCTTCGGCTTCTTTAATGCATCTTAAAGTTTTCATATTGTTATCTCCCTTATATGTATTATATTTTTATTCGTTGCTCTGTACTTTTTCCTTGCTACAAGTATATATTACCATGGTTGCTTTTACTTGTCAATACTTATTTGAAAATAATTTAATTTATTTTTATTTACTATAAAATCAAGTTTTTATGACTATTTCAATATTTTTAAATTTCTCTCTATACTTGAACTTGTACTATCATACTATACTGACCTTTGTCTAGCCTAATATCTTTTAAATCTGTTGGTGAAGGTATTTCATCTCCATCTTCCAACATACCACTTAAATGTAATCCTAGTGCATCATGTGCCATGTAATAAGTATCTGCTATGTCATCTCCTTCTGTTATACATCCTGCAAAATCAGGGAAATTAATACAATAAGCACCACATTCTAAGTCTGGTGTTAGTATTGCTACGTATGTATACTTTTTCATAAATCATTCCTCCTTTTCACATATAATATAATTATTACACATTATCAATCACGATAAAAGTCTTAATTTATATCCTTTTACATCTAGCTTTGTCCTTACAAACTTGATTTACGATCTTACTTTCTTCTTTTGTCTTAGCAGATACCACACAACTCAATACAGAACTTTTGTTGTAATATCCTTCAATTGTATAAGTTGGTATTCCATTATCTCTTAATGTATCAGCTATAATTTTACTATCTTCTCTTGTTCTTGGAGCTACAAAGAATGTCCATTCCTCATCTTTCTTAAACTTATTAAATAATCCTGTAGCTAAAAATGTTCCTAATGTCTCAGCAACCCCTATTACAACTATTCCTATATAACTTTTAGCTATTACTACATTCATTAGGATTATAGCATTTGTAATAGAAGCTACACCTTTTAATATTCCTGCCAATTTATCATACCCATAAATTAAAGCTTTTGTTTTAGTTGTTGTGAACATACAGTCTATTAATTTTAATACAAATACTAATACATATAGTTTAATCATCCTACCATCCTTTCTTTGTTACCTTTTTTGTTATCTCTTGTATAACGTTAATTGCATACTATATATATTCTTTTATATTACATTTTTTCCTTTATAAATTCTTCTGTTATTTCTCTTAACTCCTGAACACTATTTTCTAAGTCTCTATTAACTATCTTTGTATCATATTTTACTCCTCTGAACATCTTAAAATCATTAATCAATCTTGATATCCCTTTTACTAATCCATCTCGTTTTATTAATCTTTTAACTCTAGTAAAAAATGGAACTGTAACATATACGATTTTATAATCTACTCTGCTTTCTACTTTATTAGCGAAATAATCTACTCCTGCCTTATCTATGATGTAATATGTACTTTCCTCCACTTGATTCATGGTTGCCCAATAATGATTACCATTAAAATATGTATAAGCTACAGTATCAACTTCATTTCCTAGTTTGTCATATATCTTTATTTCATTGGTTTTGTCATCTCTAATAAATGTGTAATCTTTTTCTCTAACAAATATATGTCCTTTTTCATTTTTAGTTCGTTCTGCTCTAGTAGTATAACTTTGTATAGCTTTATATCCATACCACTCCATTTCTTCTATTATAGTTGACTTACCACTTGCAGATTGTCCTAATACTAAAACTATTTTTGGTTTATTCATAAGTCACACCCCCTTATAATTTATATTCTAATTTAATTTGGTTAATATTATTTATCCTCCTTATTCTATCTTCCAACTCCTCAAAGTCAGTATTACAATATAAACACTTAATACCGATACCACTTTCCTTGCTAACTACTTCCCTATGACAATTCGGGCATCTATACTTATATTTAACTACAGGCTTTCTAGGTTTCTTTTCTTTAGGTTTAATAACCTTACTTAAACAAAATACGCTTTGATCTATTTCTAAATATCTCACTTCTTGTAATAGACTTTCTGATAAGCTAGTCATACTCCAACCAATTCTAGGTGCTTTCTCTACATTTAACCCTATTCTTTCAGCTTCGTCTTTAAAGTTTTCGTTATGACGCCCTCTCGATGAACAATCCTCAACTCCCTTGAATGAATTAGAAATATGGCACATTTCATGCAAAAATGTCTCCATTATTTCTTCATAAGTTCTATTAAGAAAATCAGCTACAATATTTATTTCATACATATAATTTTCTTTATCACCTATTTTCTCACACCACCAAGGTTCACTTGAACACCATCCTAATACTTGTTTACTTTTACTCTTTGGTTGTGATTGAATTGTAATTACACAAGGCAATAATTCACCATTAAACTTCCTCTCATTGAAAATATCATATGCTTTGTGTAATTCCCTTATAATTTTATCCATAATAACTCCCCCTTAAATATCTACTAATAATATATGCTATTAATAGATGTATTGTTCATATTTTCATTGATATGTTTTAATTTGTTTTCTATGCTCTTAAAATAGACATTTTATTTAATTTTAAATATATGTATTTATATAACTTTCTTATTCTTTTCTTTTAAATATGTATTAATTCTTTCTTGACATATATTAAAATATTTTTTATCTTTTTCAAGCCCTATAAATTTTCTATTGGTTTCTAAACAAGCTACTGCAGTTGTACCTGATCCAATTGTAAAATCTAAAACCATATTATTTTCATTTGTATAGGTTTTTACCAAATCTTTAATTAAATCAACTGGTTTTTCGGTTGGATGTATTGGTGGGTGAGGTCTTGGATATATCATTAACTGACGAGGATATTTTTTAGTATCTCCTCTTCTCTTTGCTGAAGGATTGTGACAACTATTGAATCCATTATAATTATTATTACTATGTAACCTTTCTCTAAACTTTATCCCCATTCCATGTAATGGCTTCCCTTCCCAAAATTGAGGATTATAAGTGCATTGTTTTTCATAGAAAATAGCTATTTCTTCTATATCTTTTAAAGGCATACGCTTAGCATTTAAAAACCCACTTGGTCTATCTTTTTGCCAATATTTCATAATCTTAAAGTGTTTTAAATTACTACATATTAGACTACTAGTAAATGGTTGATTGGTTAATATTATAATAGGTGTAGTTTTATTTTTACGTACTTTATATAACTTATCCCACATTGTATCAAAGGGAATTACGCTATCCCATTTATTTTTTGTTATTCCTTGAGGTATATCAGTAATTATTGCATCTACTTTTATCCCTTGTTTTATCATTAAATCCATACCTTCTAAACAATCCATATTATAAATTGTATTTATTTCTATATTCATTTAACCCCCTCCTCTAATTTATTTGTTTTTTAATTTAATTTTAAATCCTATAAAATGAGTTTTTTATTACGTATATTTTCCAACTATTCTACGTACTCTTTATTCTTCTATATCAAAAATACTAATATCAGTTTCTTTATATAGATTGTCTATATTTTTATTATATTCTTCCTGTTCTTCTGTGTTTAAGTGTCTCATATTTTTCAATACTGTATTTGTTTTATCATCAATACATTTCCTCTTATTTAATCTTAATTCTGTTAAAATGGAGTTGATTCCATTTTCTATTGTTATATCCATTATTGGATTACAAATAAAATTATAAGCCTTTTTAAACCTGTCTTTGCCAAGTCGCTCTATGCTTTTCTTAAACATTCCTCTAAAAAACAAGCTATCAATAATATGAACTGTATCAGGTATCATAACTATGACTTTTAAATTGTGTTGATTTTCTACAATCTTATCTATTCTGTCTAAGTCAAATATATTTCTTAATTTGATTCCATAATCTCTACCACATAGCACTTGTTTATTAATTATAACTTTTTCTAAATCTATGGATATTATGCAGATATCATCTCTTTTTACGTTTCTATTATTATCCACTACCTCCCTGTCATCTTTTTCTAGCCATTTTCTTATCTCTTTACAAGTACCATGATAATCTCTTCCTACTATCATCGCACCATGTAAAGTATCATCTACTCTAAATGGTGGTGTAATTCTTGTTTTTAATTCATCAATTAATTCAACTAAATTAAAACTATCATAATTTATATGTTGTCCTCTCATATCTATTACCCCCTATATTAATCAAAACCATTCTCCATATAACAATGTTTCTTTTTTAAAGTCTGTTGTTTCAAGACACTTTGTTAATTCTTCTATATGTTCGTCCAATTCTTCATATACGTTTTCATATTCAACGTTTTGTCTTGCCAATTTCATTGATTGTAATATAATTTGTATATCTTCTTTATCCAAAACTAAGTCTCTAGCATCTTCAAAATCGACTTGTTTATTCCCTATATTTCTTTGATCTATTAAATGAGCAATATCCCAACTAGATGTATATAACACTTGTGTCCAAATGTCGCATCTCCATTTTTCAAATTGATTACAATCCTTATTTAATTCCTTCCACTTTTTATCTTTAATTTTTTCATATTCTAAATCATTGTTCACCTTGAATTTAATTTTGAATAAAGTTGCATCTAATCCCATTATTATCCCTCCTTCTATGTTTATTGTTCTATATCAAAAATACTGCTATCAGTTTCTTTATATAGATTATCTATATTTTTATTATATTCTTCTTGTTCTTCAGGTGTTAAATATCTCATATATTCTAGTATCGCATTTATTGGGTTGTTAATATATTTTTTTAATAGTTCTAAAAATGCTAATTTGTCACGTAGTTTGGGGAACTCATTATGTATTGCATTTAATTTTTCTTGTGTTTCGCCATCTATTTCATAAAAAGTAAAATAAGGATCGTTACTCATTAAATATCTATCTCTATCTTCTATAGACTGTTGTATTTCTTGTATTTCTTCATCTAACCTATCATGAATATAACCTATTATATCTTCTTTTGATGCATCTATGTAATCTTCATTTTTATATAGCGTACTATAGCTCCTAAATACTTCACATGAATCACCTGATATACTATCAGAGACAAAATAAAGTTTGTTTTTTTCTAAGTCATGGTAATCATTTTCCCCTATATATTTTATTAATTTGTTCATATTTACTTACTTTCTCTCTCTGTTATGATTTATTTTTAATTTAATGTCATAACCTCATAAAAGATATGTTTTATGCTTCTATCATTCTTTTTAAATCCCATATTACATCCCTATAAGTATTGATCCTAGTTTCTAAATATTCATTACTCGACACACTTATAAGATTATCTTCTAGCATTTCTTTACAAGTCTTCATTTGTACTTTGTATGTAGCAATTAATTTTTCTATCTCTTTTGATTCTACTATCATATTTTCCTCCCACAATTACTATTATATTCCTATTAGCTTAAAATTGCAATACTTTTATTTTAATTAATTTGTATTTAATTTTATAAATCATCAATCCTCCATAGTTTTCTCAAATAATCTCTATATTTAGTATCAACATTAAATTTATATCTCTCAAAACTTCCGATCCCCTTATTATTGCATATGTATACTATCTCATTATTCTTAACTTTTATAGCCATATTGCCATACCTATAGACTTCCACACCTTCTCTATCATCAGGCATTTTAACACCTGATAAAGCATTACTACTTAATTTCTTCATAACTTCTTTATATGTACAATTCTCATTTCCTTTAACATTATATATATAATATTTATAAACCCCATATCTCAAATTGTACCAAGTTTCTTTTTTATTGTATTTTGATTCTCCTCTATAATTTAATTCTCTTGCTAATTTACATTTTATCTTCCACTTAAAATTATCTAAATAATTTAATCCTATCATAGCTAATCCTCCATATTTTTTAATTTAATACTTACATAAAACTTGAATTTTATTTATATTTCACTTAACAATCCCTTAAATTTTTCATAGTTTACTTTTACCCCATCATCTAAATCCATTTCTATTTGCATATCTGCCATATGATGTAAAACTTCATCATATTTCTTTAACTCATCTATTTGCTCATTAATAACTGTAAGCTTTTTCTTAGCATTATTCTTTTCCTTAGTGCCATAATCACCATGTATTATATTAGATAAGGATTCTCTTTTTATTTCAAGTTTGTTTTTAATGTTATGTAAATAATCTGTTCTTATTCTTGATAAAGTTGTTTCATCGTACCTATGTATGTAAATCAAACAGTTAAAAGCTTTTTCCCTTCCTGATGTAAACAGCCAATATATGGGTCTATTTTCATAAATATCGACATGGTCTTTAAAGAAATCATCAAGAAAATATCTTCTTATAGTATCTTTTGTTATTTCATTGCTCTTCTTACCAAGTGTTTCAGCTATAAAATTAAGATTTTCCGATAAATTTTCTTCCCCAAAGGTAATTTTTACAAATTCTACGAATTTAGATACTATATCATCTTCAAAATAACTATCTGAAAGTATTGGTATTATATTATCCTCATCGACTTTAAATATTTTATATTTTGAAGAATCAAACTCTCCTCCAGCATATATAAGCCCTTCTTGGTCTAATGAATATCTACCAAGCATACAACCTACTGCATATGATATAAATGATTTAATATCTCTTTCTCTGTCAGCCTTTCTTATAGTTACACTCCTTTCTTCAATTTCTGAAGCCATTTCATCTTGAAGATTGTATATATTTATAAATATTCTATTCAATTCTTCTTCATTAGTTTTTAATTGATTAAATTGTTTATTTGTAAACTCGCTCCATTTATTAAATGATTCCTCTATACTATTTTCTTTAAATTCTAGTAATGGATGAAGTTTAAAATCCCATGAAGTTTCGAAAAAGTCCCAATCGGTTTTTGCTATATCAATATTTTGTTTTACCAAATAATCTATTTTTTTATTTATATTTGATGAATTAGACGTAATAACAGGGAAACGTTTTATATTACCTGATGTTAAATTCATGGTTGGTGCAATTATTTTATAAAGATATTTTCCTACTTCGCTATTGAAATACCCTAAAAAATAATAAAGCTTGTCTTGATCTTTTACAAACAATGAATCTCCAGATTGATCGAATAAAAATCCATTAGGTAAATATCTTAATACTATTTCTGTACCGATGCGTTTCCATGTTAATCCTTCTTTAAAGTGAAAGTTTTCATTACTTATTATGGAACTTTTGTGGTTTCTGATTTCTTGCCCGTCATTTTCCCAATTCACTAATTTAAGGTAATTTCCATACCACTTTCTTAGTTTACCACCTCCATTGTATCTATACCATTTGCAATTATTTGTATTAATAATATTAGTTTTATTTATATTAACTTCATACCAACAACGTATAAACATTCTATTATCCCCTGTTTGTATTCCAGTACAAGAATTTACATAATCTTCAGCTTTATTTTCTTTAAAAAGTTTTAAAATTTTTTCACTCGCCCAGTATCCCGACATAAAATAATTGGGTAGCAAACCAAACATACTACTTTTACATTTGTATCTATAATTTGCTTTGGGGTTGTTAATCGCCTCTAGAGTTTTAATTGATTGGTTACTGTATTTTTTAAACTTAGATAATTTAATATACTCGCCAAATAAATCAATATTGTAGTTTCTTAATGTAAATGTGCATACCGGAACACATGCTTCAGGAAATGCGTTGTATTCAAGTTCTATAAATGAACTTATATTTTTATTAGATATTATATGTTTTCTAACATTTTTATGAGAAGGTAATATTGTCCAAACAAAAGGTACAACAAATCCCAAATGACCATTTCTTTTTACTTTTTGTATACAATAATCAATAAACATTGTAAATAAATCCGATTTTGTTTTATCATAGTTCTCCTTTGCAAAGTTAAATAAAGTTGAATTCATATATTTGCTTTTTAAATAAGGTGGGTTTGTGACTAAAATATCATATGTATTCATCATTATATTTGTTTGTTTTAATAAATCTTTTAATAGCCCAGCTATTCTTTTATGCCTTAAACCTTCTTCAACTATTGTTTTTTTTATAAAATTATTTGATATATAATCACATCTTTTTTCAAAAAACTTTTTATCAAACTCTTCTACATTTGTAAGTGAACCATATATCTTAGCATCTCTAAACTGCTCAATAAAGGCTTTTACTTTATTATAATTTTCTCCTGAAGACTCCCCCGCTATGTACTCTATATCCATGTCATCTAAATTATTAGTTTCTTGTATGGGTGCTATGTTGATTCTTATTTCTTCTTTTGCTATACTTCTAAGAAATCTATTATTATACTTCATCCCCTTCATAACAACAGCAAAACAAGCAAGTTGGTAAGCTCTATTGTCTATATCAAGTCCATAAAGATTGTTTTCTATAATAAGTCTTGGTATTTCTCTCTTCATATACCCACATCTTTTATATATTTGATACAATACATCAAACATATAAACTAATATATGACCTGAACCACAAGCAGGGTCAAAACATTTAATATCCTCTACCTTTAGTTCCTTATTTATATATGGAGCTAACTTTTCTTTAAAATCTGGATCTGAATTGGGATTTTCAAGATAAAATTCCCATCCTTTTTTTAATTGATTATGCTCTGGATGAGATTCCACCCAATACCTCCCCAATGAGTTTTGAACCATATATCTAATTATCCAATCAGGTGTAAATAACTGAGTAGCAAATGGAATTTCTTCTTTTGTGTATTTCTTTTTAGCCTTTATAACATTCTCTTTTGCCTCTGAATTATAATACTGATACAGCCACCCTATAATACAAGGATCTTCCCATTCTTTTTGAATATCGTCTGTAATTTTTAAATTTAACAATTTGTCTACCATACTATATCTAAATGTATTTTCTTCATCTTTTATATAAGTAAAAACTATATTATCAAAAAAATTTTTTATCATGTTTATATCAACATTATCTTTAAAATTATGTTCGATGTATTTAATCATATTATATTTACTAAACCAAATATATTCTAATTTATTTATTTCTTTATTTGATAAGCCATTACAATTGCTTATCAAATAATTATGCAATGTTTTTTTGCTTATTTTGGCATATTGTTTGATTTTTTTGTTCATTTTTCTCTCCTTTATTGTTATATTTTAATTAATTTTATTTAATACAGAAATTAATAATAACTTGGTTCAGTTTTATCGATTCTTATTCCTTTAAATACAGGGAATCTTAAAGATATACCACCATTTTGATTTTGTGTTTCTTCAAAATATTGCACCTCGACTATCTTTCCTAGTAAATCATTTTGATTATTCCATATATATTCTCTGTCTTGATCTGAAAATCCTGATCCAACACCGACTTGATTACCTTTGTAATCTACTAATATTTTCCCTAATGTATTAGATAACTTTCCTTCACCTTTTTCAAAACCAATTATTTTTAAATCTGCTGATTGCATAATTTTTACTTTTAATAAATTCTTACTTCTTTTACATTCATAGGGTGCGTTACTCAAATTAACCATAACACCTTCCTTATCTTTACTTCTGGCTTCGTCTAATAATCTAATAATTTCATTTTTATCTGTACCAATATATAACATAGGTACTTCTATTATATGCTCCAAGTTTAAATTGCTTAATAGGTCATGTAGTTGATTTTTCCTTTCTATACAAGGAGTTTTACATTTTCCATTTATAAAATCATTAATTGGGATTATATCAAAGCAATTAAATATTAAATTCTTTTTAATTCCATCTTTACGAGTTTCTTTCATGGTAGCTCTGTATAAATCTTTACTAGCCAACTTTTTATCATTTCTTAACAATAATTCTCCATCATAAACCATATTATCAGGCAATGACTTAACTTCCTCCTGTATTTCTACCATATCTTCAATTGGCTGTCCTTGTCTTGTAAAGAATTTAACATTTCCATTCTCTTTTATTATTACTGCACGTCCACCATCTAATTTTGTTGTAACAATAAATTCGCCATTGATCCTATTCTGATTGGTAAAATATTTATCTGCTAACATTACATTGAATTCTGGTATAAATCCTTTTCCATATACTTTATTTAATGTTTTTGCAGTTACACCTATTTTTAAAGATTTAGTTGCTATTTGTTTCAGTACATCTCTCAATTGTTCATCTTGGTCGTTAATAAATCCAATAATGCTTTTAATATCCATATCTCTACCTGTATTATTAACTTTTAAATATTCCATCATTTCTTTTATGTTTGTTATGCTACTGTTTGAATTTATATCTTTGAATTTATTATATTTCTTACTACTAATTCCTGTTACTATATATGGATTAAATATAAATTGAAATATATTTGATAATAATTCGTTTTCCTTATTATTATTTAATATAGTTTCCTTTTCATTTCTGCTAGATGTACTAGCTATTTGAGTAACAATTTCATAGATTTTTTTCATATATTAACACCCTCTCTGATTTTAATTTATTTATATAATTATATAATATTTTAGCACAATTAACAAACATTTCTATTAGGCTTTGATATCAATGTTAAAATATTATGTGTATAACCCTTTTCATATTCTTTGTAAATATCCTTGATTGTCCAATTGTTGAGTTGCATTATATGTAGTATTCTATTTACAGTTAAATTTGTTTTATGTATTAAATCCAATATCTCAAAATTGCATTTTAATTTGTCCATATCTTTATTATTGAAATTTTCTTCAAATTCTCTTAACTGTAATTCGTTTTCTAATTTTCTCTTTCTTAATACTATATTTCTATAATCAGATAATGTCGTACTTGTACCATTCAATTTATTATTCATTATTTCGAATTCTATTTCTCTTTTTTCAACTCCATTTATTATTAATTCTTTACTTAATATTTTTCCCATGCTAAAACCTCCAATATTTTAACTTACTTTTATAAACTGTTTTTTAATATGGGTTAAATGAACATATTTAACCCATATTGATTATTCAGATTTTTCTTTTTTAATAGTATCCCACAATCTTCTTAGTGAATGATATGTTCTCTTATTGCGAGATGCTATTACATCTTTAAAGTCCTGTACAACTAGCTTGCCTTTTTGTGCTTCTAATTTCTCTAATTCTTCTATCATACCGCTTTGTTCTAGTGTTGTTGTGTTTAGTTTTTTAACAAAGTATAAGTTTTCATCATCCACAAAATAGTCTGTAGCATAATAAATTCTATTTATAATTGTAGACATTGAGACTGGTGTATTTTCCTCTTCTTCATCGCTCTTTAATTTACGTGAAGATTTTCTTACTACATAGTCATTTTGCACTACATAATGGGGTGCAGGATTTTTACCAATCTTGCCTGTTTTAATAGCCATATCTTTTTTTGGATCAGTAAACAGCTTACTTTCTGGCATAATCATCACAGTTTCTTCAATAGCATCTTTTATATATTCCATAGTTCTTGGATGTACATTAGTTAATATTCTCTCAGGCTTATGAATGATTTCACCTGTACGTGGATTAATTTCATCATACGCACGTATTGTAATACTATTGTTGTCAAAATCTACATCTTCAACTTTTAAGTTTCTCATTTCACATTTTTCTTTCCCAACTATACCTTCAAAGAATAATATGAAGATTACTGCTATCTGAGAACTTTCCATAATGTCACAAATATTATATAGCTGTTCTCTAGTGATATATTTATATTTATCTAAATTTCTTACTACATAATCTTTCAAATTAGCAATAGTGTCGCAGAAATTTATTGCATTAGATCTAATACCCATACTAATACAAAAATCAATATACTTTTTAATATGAGTGAGCCTTACTGCTAAACTTCCTTCTGAAGTTGCCTTAAATGACTTTAATAAACTTTCTATTTCATACTTATTAAAATTATAGATATCCTTATCTAAATCTTTTTCCATGTAAAAATTAGCTAAATAGAAAGTCCCCTTTATACTTTCTTTAGTTCTTTCGTTATCATAGTAGTAGTCTATGAATCGATTTTTTACATCTTCATTGTACATTTCTTCTGTAACAACGAATCTTCTTTTATATTGTTTTACATTAGCCATCTATAGCCACCTCTCTTTCTGCTAAAGATTTTTGTAATTTATTAGATATAATTTTATAATCATTTGGCTTCAATATTTTTTTATTCCCAGATACACTTTCTATTTCTTCAATGCTTAATTTTTCGAAAATATCAAATGCTTTATCTTCCCAATCTTTAAACTTATATAACTTTTTAGCTATATCACAAAATGCAATAAATGTATTTTTTCGATAAAATAATTCCTTAGGTTGTAAATTGCTTTTATTAAAATAGTCCTTATAACAATCTATAGCCACATCAAAGAATTTACTTAAATAGCTTCTAATCTCTCTATATTCTTTTCTTCCATCTATATCAAAATAATTATTTATAGCAGAACCAAGTGTTAAAACATCGGTATATTGACAATGCTTGGTTAGTTCTATTAAATCGTTAGCTACTTTACCCTTTAATTCTTTGCTTAATGTTTTTAGTTCTTTTGCCATAGCAACACCTTTATTATCAGGATCACGTCTTTGTAAAGAATTTTCATCAATCTTAGTTCCTGAATTTTCTTGGATGATATGGTGTATAGCCTGTTCTTCGTTAAACACAAAGACATTTAGCATATTATATTTATCTGTATTGGGATATTCTTCTACGTATATTTCTTGCGCAGATGTTCTATGCTGACCATCTAGTAAATCAACGTAAGAATGTTGTCTACCATCAACTTTGATTTTTAACCAACCAAAATCACCAACATTCATACCACCATCATCAAACTGCGGATCGTCTCCTTCATTATCTCTAATATTTAAAGTTAGCATATTAGGATTAAATCTATCATTCTTTAAATCATTATAAATTTTATTTACATTTTCTTGATGTATAGTGATGAATTCATTGATTTGTCCTTTAACCATTTTTTTAGTGGTTTCTCTTTGCGTATTAGGATTATATATTATTAATCCTCTTTTATAATAATCTACATATTCTACCATAGATATATATGGACATACATAATGATTTTCTGCATTTTTTCTTACATATAATTTTATTATGTTATTTTCTTTAGATACTTCTTTTTTATATAAATTAATTGAGTTAATCTCTGTTTCTGTGTAAAAGTTTTCTGGATTTAACTTTTCCAGATTAGGAATAATTAATATGTTGTTTTTAACATATTCTTTTCCAACTTCATAAATCGCTTTTAAGAAACTACCTAACTCATCTACCTCTTCTAATTTATACGTTGGGGTAATTCCTCCAAATAAGCCACTTATTGTTCCTATAGTTATATTCTTATCTTCTAATTGTTCTGCTACATCATATACCATCTTAGGATATAATGCATACATTTTAGGTAATTCTTGTTCTAATAATTTATCTATTTCATTTTTGTTTTTACCTAACTCATCTCTACTTCTAATTTTCATCTTTATTCTCCTCCATTACATATTATCTATTTTAATCCCTTTAAGATATAATTCATTTTTTATTTTGAATATGTAACTTCTTTTATACCCTCATATTGTTTTTCTTTTCTATACATATTATACCACAAATAGATTAAAAAATAAACATGTTAAGTGAAATTAAAATGAAAATTTTATATTATTTTTTTAATTCTACTTCATACTAATAATTTACATATTATAAGCATTTTAATTCTGCATTTTCTTCACTTATTAAATCTCCTTTTTATCTAGGTAGCTATTCTAATCCAACATATTTTATATTAAATTAGAATAACTACCTAGATTTTATACAAAAATCATTCTGTCTATACGAGGGGTGTCTATTTTTCTCCACTTCACTCATTTTACTTCCCCCATTTTTATGAAATTTTACTCTTTCGTTGTGGTATCTTAATTTAACAACCTACAGCAACCATATTATTCATCATTTCAGGATTGTATAAGTTGATATCTCTACTGTTATATTTATTAATTACTTCATAATATTTAACATTATAATCTTCACAGTATTCTTTTAATTCACTATAAAGATACATGTATAATTCAGCGTCTAAGTCTTTAGCCTTGTTTAGCATTTCTATTTTGTCAAACGCTTTTTTAAAACTGAATCTTTCTGTATTAAAATTTCTTATATTATCTCTTGTACCACATCTTAGATTTTTACCTTGTTGAACTTCTAGTCCTTTTTCAACTCTCTCCATTAATTTATCATTGGCTCTACCTAATTTATCTATTAATTTACTTTTATCTATTGTCATCATTTGTTCTGATAAAACGATACTTCTCTTAGTTAATCCACAATCTCTTAAGTCCTCATATGTAGTAATTTCTGTGTGTTGTGGGTACACTTTATTTATTTTACTACTTATAGGTAAAATATTTACAATATTAGCGTGTTTGTTATTACCCTCTCCTGAAATTATTATACATGGTCTTAAACCTGTTTGTATATTGCTTCCGAAAACTTCTTTAGCTTCTTGTGGGATTTCAACCATCCATACGTCTCCTCTTCTTACTTCCATTCTTCTCTGAATTTCTTTTAACGCTTCCATACCTCTTAACATTTTAACATTCACTCCCCTTAATTATTAACTTAATTTTACCATTTATTTTTAATCTTGTCAACACATATTTTTAATTAATTTTTATTTTGTTATTGATATGTGTTTTCATCTCTTAACTTGTTTTAAGTATAACAAATAGAAGTGCGAATGTCAACACTTATTTTAAAATTAATTTAATTAATTTTTATATAGATGTATTTTAAGGGGAGCTATATAAATATATCTATATAAAGCTATTCTTTTTTACAATTTTAAAATAATCCTAAAGGAGCAAATGTTAATTATATTCTTATATCTTATTTATATTTTTATATCTTATATTCGTTAAAATTTCATTTCTTATATATGTAATTCATTTTTAGTATTTTCCAAATAAGTATTGAACATATCCTCGTATTGCATTTGTTTAGCTTTTCTTGTAGCTTTTGTTATTACTTCTTCTTTCTTTAGTAGAAACTGATGTCTTGCCATTTCTTTAATTCTCAAACTAATCGCCATTTTAACTGCCTCCAATTTTAATTTAATTATTATTTATCTAACGCTGTAGATTTTTTCTCTTAATTCAACCGTCTTAGCTATAAGTCTCTCACTTCTTTGTTTTTCAGACTCAGCCATCATTTTACAATTATTTTTCTCATCTTTTAATTCATTCACAACACTATGTAAAGTATGCAATTTGTTATGTAACAGCTCTTCTATATCCCCAAATAACTTATCTATGTCTTCGTCGTTTAATCCTATTGCCTGTCTCATATTATTTTTAACTTCTTGTCGTTCTTGGTCTTTTAGCTCTACTTTCCCATTGGAAACAATCTCACTTAAAGTTTTCATGCACCATTTTTGAAATTGCAATACCAATTGTTTCTTATCTTCTTTTAATCTTTCGTATTGCATTTTCATTAATAATCCGATGATCCCTTCTTTATTTACACATATCTTATCACCATCTCCCATATTGATATTAAACACCATTCCATTAAATAACTCTTTATTTCTATCTAGCATTTGATGAATTGCTTGTCTACTTAATCCTAAAGCATTGTAAATGTTTGACACTGGAATTACTCTACCATACTCAGTGTCTATTACATCAATATCAATATTATTAAATTTCTTTTGCTGATAATTAAATATATTAATCACATTTTCATAGTCATTAATATTTTTATTAGTAACATCTGTCAACTTTACGTTGTCACATCTGTTATCTTTAAAAATATTAATAGTCTCATTGATTTTCCACTTATAAGGAGTCCATTTACCTCTACCTAAATTTTTAGTTTTTTCTATTGTAGTTATATATCCTTGTTTCTCTAATACATCTAATAATCTTGTTATTCGTGGCGTATTAGTATCCCCATGCAAATTAACCAAATCTTTTTTATGAGCTTCTACTACTTCATTGTTTGCTAATGCTTTCATAATATTTAACAATTGTTCTTTTTTCATTGTTATTCTCCTTTATGTTATTTTGTTTTTATTTATTAATCTGTGCAACAATTAACTCTTTGTCCTACTTTAACTCTATCTTCTTTATTGGCTTCCTTGTATTTCTTAGCCATCTTTAATATGTAGTTTTCTAACTTATTCTCATTAGTTTTCAATAGATTCACCTCCTTTCAAATCCTATATATTCTTTATCTTATGTTTAGATTTAATATGTATATTTTAATTTATTTTTACTTACATATGTATTAGTTCATCAATTCATTTTTAACTGCATTTAAGCTATTACCTAATTCACACCATATGTTTAATTCGTCAGCAATAACTAAATTATTTGCTTTGTTTTTTAATGTTGCAGATGCATAAGCCTTTTTACCCTGTTCTATTCTTTTATTTTGTATCTCAGATTGTCTATGTTTAGCTCTGGAATTTAGATCTATCCCATACATGCCTTTTAATTTACCATATGTAAGATTGTAAATTTCGCTTTGTTGTTTACCCGTAGACCTAGCTATCCTATTAATTTCATTTGTAAACTGAACCCTATCTCCTATAACAAACATATTATCTAGTTTCTTTTCTTGTTCTATTAATTTGTTACTTACTAATTCCAAATGTTTTTGTTGTTTATATGTAGTTAATTCATTTTCTTTTTGCTTACAGTTAATAATTAATAGCATATCACTTGGATTAACCTTTAATGCTTGTTGTAAAGAGTATAATCCTAAACTTAATTCCCTTTCCTTATCATCTTCTATTAATTTTAACTTTTCTTCTATAGAATCGTATTTACCAGTTTGTTGAACCTTAGTTACTATATCCCACACCTTATCTTCAAATTCATCTGCTTTAGGCATATCACTATTTATAATAAGTTTCATTACGCCCTTTTCATTAACAAATGTCTCTCCTGCATTGTTTAATTTTCGGAAGTCCTGTTTTAGGACATCCGAATTTTTGATTTTATACTTCTGATTATCCCTAACATTGTCTGCAATTGCTTTACTTCCTCTTGAGTATTCTAGTATATTACCTACTTGTTTTCCATTTAGTAACACTGTACCTTCAAACTCAAAACTCACATCCTCTTTTGTTAAAACTTCTAATTCTATTCCCTCAAAAATCATCAAACTGTTTTTCATATACTTCCTCCTTAAATTTTATTTTAATTTATTTGTATTTATGCTTTTAGTAAAGGACTGGATTCTATTTATCCTAGTCTCTAATATTTTACCTCCCTTTCATATTTACTATTCTACTACTGTTTTCCAATTATGTCAATACTAATTTTAAAATATTTTAAATTATTTTAATTTATTTTTATTTATAATAAAAGAAAAATTATATAGAAATGTTCTTTAAAGCTTCTTGTAGACTATCAAAAAACATATTTATATAATAATTTAATCCATCTTTTTTATGACCATTCTTGTTTTTGGAATTTATATATAATTCTAATATAACACTATCATCATCTAAAAAATATTCTTCATAATTAATCAAATTACAACCACCTCTTTGAGCACGTAAGCCAATCACACCAATACCTTCATATTCATTTTCATCTTTAAATTCAAAATTTATTTGCTCTACCAAATTTTCTTTTGAATAAATCGCCACGCACTCTCGTGACTTTAGTCATGAGTTAGTGGCGACATATATTATTAAAAATCAATTAAAAATATAATTGATAATATATAGAATATATGTTAATATATAAATATAAAAGCGATTAAATAATTACAGGAGGTGAAATTGTCAATGTTAAAAGCATTTAAATATAGGATTTATCCTAACGACAGCCAAAAGATTCAATTATCTAAAACATTTGGATGTGTTAGATTTATTTATAATTACTATTTAGCAAAGAAAATTGATTTATACAAAACAGACTGTAAATCTATATCTAAATATGATTGTAATTCACATTGTAATAAAGAATTAAAAAAATCAGAACAATTTAAATGGCTTAAAGATGTTGATAAATTTGCCTTGACTAATTCAATTTATAGTTTAGATAGTGCATATAAAAAGTTTTTTAAAGAACATTCAGGATTTCCTAAGTTTAAGAGTAAGAAAATACATAATTATTCTTATACAACTAACTTTACAAATAATAATATACAAGCTGATTTTATGAATAATAAAATTAAATTACCTAAATTAAAATGGATTAAATGCAAACTACATAGAAAATTTGAAGGTAAAATTAAATCTGCTACAATAAGCCAAGTGCCTAGTGGTAAATACTTTGTAAGCATATTAGTAGATGTAGAAAATATTCAATTTCCTAAGAATAATAACCAAATCGCTTTTGATTTAGGAATTAAAGAATTTTTAATAGATAGTAATAACAATCATATAGATAATTCAAAAACTTTATACAAATATGAACAAAAATTAGCTAAGTTGCAAAGACAAATTGCTCATAAAAAAAAAGGTAGTCAAAATTGGATTAAGCAAAGAATTAAAATAGCTAGATTACATGAGAAAATAACTAATATTAGAAAAGATTTTCTAAATAAATTATCATGTCAGATAACCAATGATTATGGAATAATTATTTCAGAAGATTTAAATATTAAAAATATGGTTAAAAATCATCATTTAGCAAAATCAATAAGTGATGTGTCTTGGGGAGAATTCACAAGACAATTGGCTTATAAATCAGAATGGAAAGGTAGAATTTATCATAAAATTGATCCTTGGTTTGCTAGTTCTCAACTATGTTCTAATTGTGGATATAAAAATAAAGAAGTAAGGAAATTATCTGTTAGAGAATGGATATGTTCAGAATGTGGAACCATTCATCAAAGGGATGAAAATGCTAGTAAAAATATTCTTAAGCAAGGATTAAAAGAATTAAACTTAGAAATTGCAATATAAAATTTAAATATAACTAGGGTAGGAACTATCCGAAGTAAGACGACTGTGGACATAGTAGGTAACGAGGTGGGCGAAGCAGTAAATCCTAAAGCAATGAGGGAAGCCTACGACTTTAGTCGTGGGAGGTTCACTAATGAATACTAACTATATTATCTTTATATTTTTTTAAACGCCTCATGAACGTTTCTATTTGACCTATGTTAAGCAAATGATCCATATTGGTTATATTAATTTTTTTCTTAGTTTTATTAACCCTATTATTAAATCGACTTTGAGTTTTACTTTCTATTATTATGCCTTTTTTAATTTTTATATCTTTTAATTTTAATTTACTACTCTTATACTGTATATCGTCTAATATATCAGTTAAAATTTGAATTTTTCTTAATTCTGTAGCTCCATCTAAATTACTAAATTTAATGTTATCAATTGCAAATTCTTTATAATCATTTAAAAATTGTCTCTCTAGCATTCTTATAGTATTGTCCTCTTTAGCTGTAACTACATAAGATTCTTTTAAGTCTATTAATCCATTATAAGTTCTCAAATGTTGTTTTATTCTTTCTATGCCTGTTGCTATTCCTATTTTAATCATTTTTTCTTTATCCATATTTAAAATATATAAAAACATTTTATTATCCCCCTTGATTTTTAAAAGTGATTAGAAAGCGTGTATTTAATATATTAACACTAATTTATGTGTTTTCTAAGCTCTTTGTTGTCCTATTACACGCTTTTTAATCACCGAATTACAACATTCGTTATCTTAAAACACGCTTTTTAATCACCAATTTGATTAAAAAACCTTCCATCTAACTTTATACGTTGCTTCAAGCATTTTTTAAAATACTCTTTAGGCTTTACTATATTATCTCTTTTTAATTGTAAATCCATATATCTTAATAATGCCTGAATATATCTAATTTCTTGTATGTCCAAGTATTCATCTACTTCATCTAATGTGAATCCTAAGTTATAAAAGGCATCTCTTATTTCAGAGAACTTATTATATCTGGTGAGTAAAAAGCCAGGCTCTTCATTATCATTAAATACAAAATAAACTAGATCTTTATTTTTTTCATCATATTTAATTTTCACTATTTCTTTATCATGCAATATCTTTAATGCCTTTTTTATATATCTTTTTCTATACTTTTCTTGGCTTTCTATCATAGGTATCTTTTCCATAAGCGTATTAATATTTGCCCATGCAAAATTATTACTACCTTTCCATTGAAGAGCTAGATGATATAATTTTCTTGCCATTAAATTCTTTGTCTTTAAATACAGTCCTTTATCATAAAACAATTTATAATCATTAATCATTTGATTGTAAGTAAATCTACTTAATTTAATTCTAAGTTTATTGTCTACTTCAACTAATTCATTGTTTTCATTCTCCTCATACTCAATACAACTATGTACAGATTCTAACAAGTGGAATCCTATTTCTTCCTCAATATATTTTTTTTTCTTTACATCATATATTCCTCCACTGTGCTTACCTGTTATTGTAGTAGATAATAATATTTTTATGGATTTTCTTAAATTATTAAGTACAGAACTATTTGGAGACTTATATCCCATCTCTTTAGCTAATTGATATATTGTAAAGTTTATGGTTAAATAGTCATCTGACACGTCCTCTGTTTTCAATTCACATCTTCCATGATCTGTTTTTTGATTTAAAAACAATCTTTGTAAACTAACTAAAACATCATATTCTCTTAATGTAGGTACTCCAAATTCACCATGTCCTGATACTTCAATTCCTCTTTTTATTAATTGATTATTCTCTTTCGTATACCAAATATATTCCATTAAAGTTTGTCGATCACCTTTGTATTCAGCAACAAATGGCAATTGTACTGTATTTCCTTCAACAGCTCCTTCTATTCCTGCATTATATCTAAAAATTTTTGCTTTCTGTTTTTTTATCAAATTATTGTTTCCCAATGAGTTATTCACACCTCCGCAATAGATATATAGTCACCTTCAGTAACTTATCAACATTATCCACAGGTAAATTTATTCATTAAATTTAGTATACGCTTTTCAATCACCATCGTCAAGCTTTTCAATCACTATGCACAAGCTATTCACTCACCATTAAAAATTATCCCCAAGCCTTTCGCTCACTAAATATACGCTTTTTAATCACCGAACCACTTTATAAGCTAGTCGTACCAATGCTTGTAGCGATTGTATATACTAATATATTCTTTTAGTATTACATTCTTGTATATATTCAGTTAGAATATACTGTAATACATACTTGTCCTATATACACTCTTATTAATCACTTTTGTCGTTGTGTTCTACGCATATTCTATATCTTTAATCATATATGCAATTATTAGTTTATTATCAATAATATTTTAGCCTTATTTACCCTTAAATTCGATTTTAAATACTAAGATAACCTAAGATACCTAATTATATTTTTAAGAGCTCTTAGGCTAAAATATGGCTTATATTTAATACAGAATTTTTTACATAGAGGAAATGGCAAGGTAACTGCCAAGCTTTAGCTTGTGCAGAGGAATCAGAGCATTATTTAACAATTAGATTATATTTTTAGCCACTATTATTTGCAGAGTTAAAAGTATATTAAACTTATCATTTATTTTAATTATTTTTTAATTTAATATAAGTATAACTTTATTATCTAGATTTGTCAATGCAATTGTCTTATCAAATTTAATTTATTTTTATATGAAAATAAAACCCTTGTATATTAAGGGTTTTTTAACTCTATAATCAATATAAAATAACAGTTTTAAGCAGTTACATTGTTTTCTATTGCTAGAGACTGTCTATATTCTTCGGCTTGAGCTAATTGTGTAAATTCCACAGGTTTATCAAATTCATTTTTAACTATTTTCTCAATTTCATCTAAAGAAACTTTAAAAAATTCTTTTCTATGGTTAACTTTATTAACTTCATTACCTCTAAAAACTTCATGTAATTTAGACTCTAATTTAGGAGCATCTTCACTAAAAATCATTGCGTGTATATCAAAAGCAAAAGGCACAGATGTTCCTGATAACTCTTTAACTCTATCAGTAGGCTCTAATCTTCTTGTCATACCTATTTTATATACATTTTCACCAAATGAGCCTATGTTTGATATTACATAAACATAACCTGCTCTAGTATTCTGTTCACGATTATAAACATCCTCTTTATCTTTTTCCAATGATTCTAGTTGAGTTTGTAATTCTTTTATTTTCTCTTGATATTTCAATTTATTTTCTTCTGAGGCGTTAGCACATTTCAGAATTAATTCCTCTATAGCTTGTTTAAAATGTTTCTCTTCTTTTTCAATTTTTTGTTTCATTAACTCAATTTCTTTTAATACTTTTTGTTCTTCACGTATCTGTTCTTTGATTCTACGTTGTTCTTCCTTTTCTTCTTGTTTCTTCATTTCATATTCATAAGCTAAATATAATTCTTCAATTTTTAAATTTAAATAATCATGAGTCACACTTATTTTCATTCGTACCCCTAATTTATTTAACACGTCAAAAGCTTTTTTTATTTTCTTTTCTATAGATTCTATATTGTTGAATTTGATTTTTATTATACTTGCATCACATTCATTATTAAATGACCTAATGATAAGTTTTATATTGTCATTATTCATTTTTCTACCTTCGGCTTTACTATCATTTAAAGTCCATTCATCATAATAATTTACTGCAGTTTTATTCTTAACCATTATTTTTTGTTTGTCACGAATTTCAGATAATCTTGCCTTGTATTTCCCTGAGTCCATTAGATTGTATTTAGGTTCATAAAAGCCGAAAGATTGTAATAATTCTTCATCTTTCAGTGTAATGATAGATTTTTGTAAATTATCAATTTGATTTTTACATTTAGTTTCTTCATTTTTTAAGTTATTAATTTCTTTATTTAGATCATCTTTTTTAGATATAAGTGAATCTCTTTCTTTTTTGATATCTAAATACTCTAATTGCTCAACTGTATATTTTATTTTACTCAGTTCAGAATTTTCTTTCGTTAATCGTTCTATATCCTGTTTAAATTTTTTAATTTTAAAAATGTCAAATAAATTCATGCAATTCCCTCCAAAAGTATGTGTATATTTGTATAATTAAAAAAATACATTAGTCAATATTATGTCATATATTGTATTATTATGCAATAATTTTTATAAATAATAACAATTATGTATGTGTATAAACAGGAAGTGATTTAATTTAATTTATATATTATATATATTATATATAACGAGTTGTCTTTTTTATGTACTCAAGCAAATAAAATACTAATTCTATAACTTGCTATCGGTCAACCGTTAATATAATTATAGTATACTAACCAACATTTGTCAATAATTATTTTTAAAATTTTAATTTATTTTTGTTAATATTATTTTTGTCTATTTTTTAGAAAATATGTTATAATTATTATAGTAAAAATTAGAAAATAACTTAGAAATAAGGAGTTTAATATATGCGTAATAATGAGAACAATAATGATAAAGTATATCTTGATTTCTTGCCATTTATGGCTGAAGCCTTTTCTACAAATACTAAGGCTTATAAATTAATAGATAAAGTATATAATACAGATAAAATAAGATTTATTGAAAAAGCTAAGGAAAACAAATGGTACGATAGTGCAATGGCTAAAGAAGGCAGTATAAAACAAGAATATTATTTTAAAAAAGCTATGGGTCTACTCTTAGTAGCACAAGAAGATGAGCGTATTACGGATGAACTGTTGAATGTAATAGCTAAAGGCTGGAGATACGCACACACATATGTTCGTCAGCACGATGTCTTAAATTTATATCATTTTATAGGTAGCTATATTAAGAAAAAACGAGGAATCGACAATGTGGTAGATGATGAACTAAATTCAAACGGATTAATGTTAATTTTTCTTAGTACAATGTATGAAGGAAAAGTTTTAGACAAAGACGATAAACTATATAACAATGTCATTAATACTTATTTTCAACGACTAATACATATGAAAAATGAGTGTAGAATTAACATAGACAATATATCTAAAGAGCAGAAAAAATTAATTAGAGAGTTAGAATTAAAACTAAAAAATTATAAAAAAATAAAGGTTGTACCATCATCCTATCGATTTTCTAATGAACAACAAAACGGAATGAGGATAATACCTGAAAAACTCTCTAAAGATGATAAATTTTTTAGTAGCTTCGAATATATTTTCGACTACGAAAGAATTTCTTTAATAAGTATAGTTGGCGCAGATTATTTATCTTCTAAAGAATTGCAAGAATTAATTTTTGCATACTCCCAATTTAAAACATCCGAAAATATTGATTATGACGAATTTTTAAAATATATATATCCTGCAATACAGATTCGATATTTATGTAAAGAATATAAAAAGGCTAAAAAATATTTCTTTGAAAATTTTGATGAGCAATTATATGATGAAATTTCTAAAACTGAGAATGAAAATAGAGAATTGAAAAAATCTAATTTATTATTGCAAGATGAAAATGAAAAACTAAAGCAAGAAATTGAATTATTAAAGAGTAAAAATAATAAACTACAAGATGAAAATAATAAATTCAGCACTAGTAAAAGTGAGTTATTCGCATTAAGAAATTTTGTATTCGAACAGTCTGTAAAAGATGATAATAATGCTATAGAGTCTAATACAAATAATATAGATATATCTGCATTAAATAGTATTAAAGGTGTTGTAATTGGTGGTAGAAACAATCTACAACAAAAACTAAAAGAAATGTTGTCTAATTGGAACTTTATATCTGTGGACACTTTAAATTTTGATGTAGATATACTTAAAAATGCAGATTATATATTCTTGAATGTAAATGTATTAAGCCATGCTATGTATTATAAAGTAACTGAAATAACTAATAAAATTGATAAGAATATTTATTTCTTAAACAATAATAATATTGATATTTGTTTGGAAGGTATTTATTCTAAAATTTCTATGCAAAAATAAACAATATTTGTTTGATAAAAAACAATAATCTCCTTATAATATAAATTACAATATTTGATGAGGAGGTTTTTTATATGAGTAGTTATGAATTTAAAGAAGAAGATTTTTATTGTCATAAATGTGGAGCAGAGGGTAAATCTGTGCATCCTGATTATTTTCAAAAAGATCACGGAGTTGAAATGTCTATCTTTTGTGAGGAATGTGGGTACAATAGAGTAGTTGATTTTGCAACAAACGAGGAAATAATGAACGAAGATTAATTTATTAAAATATAATTTTTATAGAAAATGAAAAGGATAGATTCCTAATTAATCTATCCTTTTCTTATGTATAATTTATTTTTAATTTTATTATTTAATATGCATTAACAACAAAATCCTATATGCTCTTTTTCTAATCCATCTATGAATGAATGCACAGCATTAAATTTACCAATTGAAATATCCTCCCATGCAATCACTCCAAATTCTTTGAATAACTTATTTTTAGCCTTTTCATAAATATTATCTTTAGCAGTTATTTTACATCCTGTTAAATCTTTTAATTTATCTTTTAATTCACTAACCAACATTCTAGTATTCTTGGTTCTTAATCCGATTAATTGAGCAGTTTGTTCTATCTGTTGATCCTTAATTATAATAGAATCTTTTACAATTTCTTTAACTTCACCTTTTGTTTGTTCTTTAATTTGTTGAAATTGGATAGTTGTGTTTTTCATAAATTGAGCCATTGTAGTTGCTATTTGCTCAATATTTTGTGCAAAGAACATAGCTTGATTACCTTGTACTAGTGAGTTTTGATTTTTAATTTTTTCTTCCATTTCGTTGAATCTTTCAACATACTTTGCGGTAAATAATATTCCCTTTTCACCTTGTTGTTTATTTCCTATCATTTCACAGCCCATTTTAGTGCAGAGATAACATACATACTCTCTAGTACCTGATTTATATGTAGATTTTATAAAATATCTTGATAAATCAAAATTTGATTTTTGTAAAATAGGTATAATTCCTAAGCTTTTTCCATCTTTTGAACCATTTAAATCTTTTAATAATGCACTATGAGATTTGCCAACCATCTCAGCAACTTCTCTACTATCAATAGTTAATTCCTTATTATTTAATGCTTGCACTTGATTATTTTCCATATATATAAAACCTCCCATAATTTTTATTCTGTTTTATGTGTTTTAATTAATTTGTATAAATTTATTTAATTATCCACCCATCTTGTTTTAATAATTTTTTGATTAAATCTTTAAATATGTAATTTTTACTGCAAATATAATCATAATTTACCCATACATCTCCACTAAGCTCTTTCTTATTATCTTCGGTGAAGAACCCAAAAGTCGTATCGTATAAACTATTATTGGTTATAATTTTGCCAAACCATTGTGATTTTGCTCGGTCTTGCCGTTCTTCATTTTTATTTTTTCTACACTTTTCATGTTGTACTGTATAACCTTCTAAAATTATTTTAACTTTTTCAAATATATCAAAATTATTTATTTCCCATACTTTATTAACTAGAAAAGGATATTTAATCTTAATCCAATTTTTCTCCTCAAACTTATCAATTCCATGAAATTTGTTACATAGATTTAACAATTGATTATTTATTCCAATAAACTCTAAACTTTTCCCACTGCAATTAGTTAATATGTAAATATTCTTAGTCCATTCCATACGTTCTTTTTCTTGCAACTCTTTTTCTTTTAATATTTTTAATTCTCTTATTTGCTTTTCATCATTTTTACTAACCTCATAAGATTCACCATCACAAGATAATAAATCACGCTTGATTTTATCTAAATATATAAGTTCATCGTTGTCGCATTCCAAACACACTTGTACTTTTTTACTTTTGTCTTTAGTTGAGTATTCTGTTAGTTGCCAAGTTGACACATCTTTATTACAACAGTAGCATTTAGCTGTTTCTACATCTGGATTATATTCCGCTACGTCTTCTAATTCTCCAATATGCAACGTTCCATATAATCCATCCGTAAAACTTGATGAATAATTTATATAATGCTTATTTTGACATATCTTAAGTTGTTCAATAATTCCTTTAAATTGCCTATCTAGCTTATCTGTCTTATCTAACTTGCAATAGATGGTTGGTTTAGTTTGTTTACATTTCTGAAATACGCATAATACAGTACCAACTCCTGTACCAGTTATTCCTGCATTAGCAAAAGTATCTTGATCCAATTCCATACAGAATAACAAGGAGTATCTTTCTTTTAAATAATCTCTTAATTTCCCCGTACCATTACCCTTAAAACAAAAGCCTTGAGGTAATACTAATGCTATATATCCATTTTCTTTACATACTTTAAAAGATTTATCTACAAAAGCATCTACAATTTGATTTTTCTTTATTTTACCCTTGTTATTATTCCATTCACACATATAAGGAATACTACCAACGAATGGTGGATTTCCTATTATACAATCATAATAATCTTCTGGAATATCATAATTTAAGGTATCACAATTGCTATAATACTTGACTTGTTCATAATCTTCCCACGCTTTAGCTCCTGCTAATGAATTATTTTCATCTAATTCGTACATATCAAAAGCCACATTATCCTTTAATTGTCCATATTCCTCTGTCAATGGAACACACATATTTCCTATTCCTGCACTTAAATCAGCCACTTTCATGTTGTCTTTTATATCTAATAACTGGCATATAAAATTACATACAGGAATAGGTGTAAAGAACGAATTATTGTCTTTGGATAAACCAACATATTGCTTTAGAATATTTTCTTTATCTTCCTTGCTGAATTCTTTTCCTTCTTTAATATTTTTAATAATTTCCAATGAGTAGTGGACACTTTCCAATACCCCTTTATTCCCTTTGGTTTTCTTAACCATAAAAGCCTCCTATATAATTTTATTTTAATTTATACTTATTTTAATTTTAATATAGTTTATACAACTTTATTTATATATTTATTTTTATCTTTTAATCTACATACATAACAATCCTGTTCACTTTCATATCTTCTAAAATGTCTGCTTACTTTATCTAAGATTCTTTTTAACATATCCTACACCTCATTTTTATAAGCTTTTACAAACTGCGTATAGTTGAATTTTTCTTTTATATCTTCTAATAAATCCAAATCTTTAATATCTTCTAAAGTCAACTCTCTTAAAAATTTACCTATATAAATATACATATATCCATATTGATCTTGAAGTATATTCATTTTATCACCTGCATTTCTCATTATTATATGTAATTAACGCAGTCGCTTCCTATATGAAAAAATCCATATATTAACAAAGTAAATAATGATAATCCTACAGGTAAACCTAAAAACTTATATAATACATCTTTAGTTTTTTCAGTAGCCACTATTCTTTTCCTAATTTTATATCTCCTTGCCACTTTCTTACCTCTTTTATTAAATCCCTTAGCGTCTATTGGTAGTGGGTAATAATTTTCTTGTAGTTTTAAAGCCCCCATAATTAAATCCTCCTTATTATTATAAATTTAATTAATTTTTATTAAAATGTGTATTAAATACTTCAATTAACCCTTAAATACATTATATACCTATGAATATATTTTTTCAATAGATTTTATAAAAATATTTTAATTTATTTTTATTTAAAAATACTTTATTTATTGTACTTTATAGAGTATAATAATAGATGAGGTGAAAAATGATGATTATAGTAAAACTATTAGATTTAATAAAAGAAAGAGGTATAAGCCTACGATCTGTAGCAATAGAGACAGGGATGTCTTATAATACCTTGCACAAATTAGCACATAATAAAACTAATTCTATAGCTTATGCAACTATAATACAATTATGTAAATTCTTTAATTGTAGAATAGAAGACGTAATTGAATACATTGAATACGTAGATATAGATGAAAACTAGGAAATTGCTTCCTAGTTTTATTTTTTTATCTATTATATTATTTTTTTTGAAAAATTTACTCTGAAATGCTCTCTTATGCTCCTATTTACTCCGTTTTTCAACCTTAAAATCACCATAAAATCATACTTTTAAACACTTTTAGTATATTTTAATCAATAAAAATATTTATATTAAGATTGATTTTCCAAAGTGTGCTCCTGAAGTCTTCATGAATTAATAGATTTGCGTCCTCTAACTGTTTAAGATATCGAGATAAAGATGGTCTTGGAATATTTAATTTTTCTGCTGTTCGCTCTAATTTTAATATGACCCATTCGTCTATACCTTTTTGAAGTTGAATAGGTATAAAGAATTCTAAAAAATCAATTAAATTTGGTTTTAGTTTATACCGTTTAATAAAATTTGAACTAAAAAATACTCTATATTCATTATCAAAATTTTTAATATAAATATTTGGTATACATACCACCTTAATCACATTCTCCCTAATTTTTATTTTATCGTTACTTCGATAATATTAGAATTTATCTTCCAAAGATTACTTCTGAACCTTTCTTGAATTAAAATATTTGTATCCTTTAACTTTTTAAACCAATTATTGACCGTTATTCTTGGAATGTTCAGCTGTTTAGATACATCATCAAGCCGTAATATCATCCATTCGTTTAGCCCTTTTTGAAGTTGTAAAGGTATTAAATATTGTATAAAGTTCATTTCAGATGTATTCAAACTGAATTTTTTAGTATAATCTGTGTTTACACATATTGCCCTCTTTCCATTAAACTCTATCACATAAATAGCCTTCATTTCTTCCATATGTAACAACTCCTTACCTATAATTAAATAATATATCAGTCCTATCTCGAGGAAATCTCGTATATTTCAATATTATTATTAAATTTCCAAAGCGTACTTCTAAAATCTTCATGGATAAGTATGTTCTTTTGCTCCAACTTCTTCAACCACTTTGATATAGTTCCCTTTGTTACTCCCAAGTCTTCTGACACTTCATCAAATTTAATTATGATCCAATCATTTAAATTGCTTGTATAATATTTAAAAACAATATAATAAATAAATCCTACTTCGCTACTATTCAATTTATAGCTTAATATAAATTTTGCATCAATTAATATTGATTTTTTTACATTATTCAACTCCACAATATATATACCCTTAGTATTCATAATAAAACCCTCTTATTCTAAAGCTAGTTTGTTGTTACAACAAATCATAGTCGAATCCAATTTCCATAATGGACTTCTAAAGTCTTCATGTATTAATAGATTTGTTTTTTCTAATTTCTTTAGCCACTTACACACTGTTGCTTTACTTGCTTGCAAATCTTCACAAATATCATCTAATTTGAATATCATCCAACCACCTAAAATAGAATTAGGATATTGTTTGGGTATAATGTAATTTAAAAATCCTGCTTCACTTCTATTAATATTGTTTTTGGCTAACCATTTTGCATTTAAAAATACTGATTTTTTAACTTTACTAATTTCTAATACATATACTATTTTAGTATCCATAACAATCTCCTACTTATATTTCTCTTGATAACAAATCATATTTGGGTTAAGCTTAAAAAGTGGACTTCTAAAGTCTTCTTGAATAAGTATATTGCTTTGTTTTAGCTTTTGCATATATCTAGCTAATGTTGGTCTTGGAATATCAAATTGTTCTGACATATCATCAACTTTCAAAATCATCCAATCATCGAATCCTTTTGCAATTTGCAGAGATATCAGCTTTTCAATAAATACTGTTTCAGGTGGTTTTAATTTAAAATCATTTATAAAACTTATATTTAAAAAACTTGTAATTCGCTTATTTGTTCTCAATATATAAATGGCTTTAATGTTCATAACGGCGTCACCTATCAAACCATCTTCTCGGAAAATATCATTTTAGCATTCATCTTCCATAATACACTTCTAAAATCTTCTTGAACTAAAACATTCTTATTTTTTAAGCTTTGTAACAATCTTGATACTGTAGTTTTAGGAATATCAAATTCTTCGGCAATGTTATCTAATTTGATAATTATCCATTCATCTAATCCTTTTACCATTTGTAAAGGTATTATTTTTTTAATGAAGTTCATTTCACTGGGGTTTAATTGTAGTTTTTTAGCAAAATCTAAATTTAAAAAACCAATGAATCTATCTTGTATTTGTATTATATAAATACCTTTATCCATAATATTATTCATAGTAAATTACCCTCTATCGCTTAATTTATATAAATATTACTATACCGCATATTGGTATTTAAGTCAAAATATTTAATATAAGATTTAATATTACTGTTTATTAACAAGAGTTTGCCTATTAAAATGGATTAAATACTTTTTAATTAAATTATATTATACTTCAACAACATTAAATCCTTCTGATTTAGCTTTATCTGTTAATTCTTCACAATCTAAATGCATACAATGTACTTTACTTCTAAAGTCCTTTGGTACGGCTTCACATAATTTATTTAAAGATAAATGCACATTCCCCTCATAATCACCTAAGCAAGTATCTTGGTAAAATTCACTTATACTACCAGTAATTAATGCTTTTAATATCCCTTTATTTACTTTATTTGTATCTCCACTATAATAAATATTAGTATCGTAATTATTAGAATTAAGCATAAGTGTAATACCATAACAATTAATATCTTTAATATGTTTTGTTAATCTATATTGTACAATTGTATTTTTATTAATACTAAAGAAATTATCTTTTTCAACTAAATGAAAGTTGAATTCTTCATCAGTATTACCATTTAATATTAATAGATTATATAAATCTTTATTTGGATAATAAATATTAACTTCAAATTCTTTCACATAATAACAATAGTATATTAGACTACTTAAACTCCCTACATGATCACTATGTAAATGCGTAATTAATACATTAACTGTATGTACATCATCTAACAATTTTCGTTTTTGAATTTCCTTAAAGACAGTTTCTCCACAGTCAATTAATAATAACTCATTATTATCTTTAATATAAGCACTTGTATTTCCTTCATTTTGATTAAACGCACTTCCCCTACCTAAAAATTTTAATGTTTGCATAATATGTACCTCCTAAATTTATTTTTTAATATTTAGGGCTAGACTAAGTATAATCTAGTCCTGATGTATATGTTTATATTTTTAATTAAATTTTATATTTTTATATGTATAATTAAGCTCCTATACTTCTATCTTGCATAATTTTATTGTATAGATATGTTTGTCCTTTACCTGTCACATATGTAGTAGTTTGTATAATTTCGCCTTTAAATCCTAAATCAACGATTCTTTCTTTTGTCTCAAAAATTTCTCTTTCTAAGTATTGTCTATAAGGTTGATTACTTTTATTTAAATACTCTTTATTTCTCAACCATTGCAATAATTTATTCCTTCCAAAATTTTTGATATTCATTAAGTCAGCGAATTTTTTCATACTAATACTCGCCTTGGTAAATTCTATTTTATCTGCAAAATTAATTTTTGGTTTGGCTTCTTCAAGTTGCTGTTCAGCTAGTTTTCTTTTCTGTCGTTCTTCTTTTAAATTAGTTGCTAATTTAATTATTGTGTCAGGATCAGTTAATATTTCTTCTATGGTATCTTCTGTCATATATGCACCATGTTTACGAATAGACGGAATTACATCTACTGCTAACCATTGTTGAAATTTAATAGCTTTATTATTATTAGCTTTCATAGCTAATAAATAAAGTGCTGATTCTGGAATATAATCTTCTTTTTTGATTTCGGACTCTTTAAGTCCGAAAGATTTTAAGTGTTTATTTATATTTTGCATATGTGGTCGTATATACTCTTTTCCATTTTTTCTATCTACTTTTACTATATTAAGTCCTATTGCTACATCTTCAACATTAACTGAAATATTACCGTCTTTATCTACTAATGTTCTCGCATTTAATCCTAATTCTTCATTTTTAAATATTTGTACTTGTTTATTTTCCATAAACACCCTCCTAAATTTTTTATTTTAAATTTATTTTTAATTATTTCTTATTGTCTTTTACTCTTCCAAATTGTTTATCTCTTTACGTCTTAAAGTTTTAATTTTTCTTAAAAATACTTTATTTTTTAAAATATCTTTACCAAATATTCTTATAAACTCTTCATTAAAATCCATAAGATTAAGATTATTTACAGAAGTTTTATAACAAATAGGATCTCTATACCAATAATAAGACTCTAAACAATCTGCTATATAGCCTTGTGTAGAATAATCCCAACCATCAGCATCAAACATACTTATAACTTCTTCTTTATGTTTTTTAATAAATTCTTTTTTAGTTATCATTAAATCGGAATAATTATTTTTAAGAAATTGATTTATGAATTGATTTCTTTTTCCTTTTAGATTTAATATTCCAATTTTCTATATTTATATATCGGTATTTAGACATAAACATACCTCCTAATTTTTAATTTTATTTTGAAACAATATTGATATTATCTACAATAACGCTTCCTATTGCCCCACCTATAAAAGCCACACTAAATTTAAGATTATCTACATAGCTGTATAAACGAAAAACTGTATACACTATTAATAAACTAATCATTAATATTAAAAAATTTCTTGATATTATTTTAAATGCTATTTTCATACTACAATCACCTCCTTTCGTATAAAATTTTAATTTATTTTTTTAATAAAATACTTCTTTTATGAATTGGGTTAGTACATAAGCACTAACCCATATAATTTATATGTATATATGTATAATTTAGTGGTTAACAAGCAATTTGCGTTTCTTTTGTTATAGCCAAACATAGATTTTTATATCTAGTTTCACAAGCATTTTTAATTAGTTTTTGCCTTAATAAAAATTCAGCTCCACCAGTAACTAAATTACTATCTAATATTTGTAACTCATACAATGCTTGATTAACCTCACAATCAAGATGTTCTCTTGTTTGGTTGTCTTTAGCACCTAATATTTTTCTAATTTCTTTTGCTTTCTTACCCAATAAAGCCTCATTAATCATATCAGCTTCGGTGTAAAATAAAGCACTATTTGGTTTTTTATAATTATTATTTTTCATATAAACTAATTGCAAACACCTACATAATTCTTTGTACCCTTCTTTTTCAGGCTCTCTAATAACAACCCATTTATCCATTTTCCTTAATGCTTTTTCCATTAGTATAAAATATGTACGTGTTAATCTTCCTTTTGGTGTATGTTCTGACATGGCTACATTTTTAGCACACTCAAGAGTTAAGTAATAATCTGATTGAGGTCTTTTTAAATTACTATTTTCAACATGGACAAATTGTTCCATCTTAGCAAAATCAATGTTTTCTTCATAATATCTTACAACTTTTTTATCAATCCATTTATTGAATTGCGTATAAGGCTTATCTAATTGCTCCCATAATGCCCTACCATTAATAACAAAGCCTTCTATATCGTCTTGCAGTAATTCTGGAAAAGTTTTTTGATATTTCATTATTAATTTAACTTCATCATCTGTAAATTTTATTTTTTCTTTTAAATCTTCCTTAGTAAATACTTTCACCTTTAATTCATTAATTTTTACCGTTTTCAAAAGCATCTCTCCTTTATTTTAATTTATTTTTATTTATATATTAATGTGTTTGGTAGCTACCCAACAAACATTATTAACTATTTAGTGCCAATTACTTCCTACATCTACTATTATACGCTTATAGAATTATTTGTCAATAGAAAAGTTAGAATATTTTAATTTATTTTTATATAAAACTAATATTTTAAAGTAACAAAATTAAGCATAGATTATTATTTTCTATGCTTATCTATTCTTTTAAGCAAATCTTTTTTATCGAATTTATTAGGATATAAAGTTTGTAAAACTGCAAACGGACTATTTTTAAAAAATGCACTTAGCGGATATTTAAACCCATTTTCTATAAGAAACTTACAACTTACATTATTCTTTATTTCATCTTCCGTAAAATTGTCTAAAAAGTTCTTAATAGATTTTATAGCTCTTTCTTTTGTCCAATATTTTAAAGGTACATTATTAAAATCTTCCTCGCAAAATTTATTTGGATATGCAGAATTTATAGCTTTAAATGGACTACAATTAAATACATAGTTCAACATTCCGTTCAAATTAAATTTTCTAAAAATATTATAACCATAATTCTTTTTTATTCCTTCATCCGTCCATTGCAATTTTTCTTCTAACATCCATTTTACAGCCTGTTTTCCTGTATCTATTTTCCAAACCCTTGTGGCACATGACCAGCTAATTCCCAAGGATAATATTTATTCGGATAAATGCTATTTATTAAATTATAAGTAGAACCGTTAAACATACTTTGGAGAATAGTGGTTTTTTTATATTTCTTTAATATAAAATGTAATTGTGGTTGTTTTATAGTTAAAATATCTACCTTTTCTTTTTCTAAAATAACTTTTATAACATCTATAGCCTTTTCTTTATTCCAGTAGCTAATAGGGGTACAACTTAACTCCCATTCTTGTACCATATTTGGATAAACAAAATTAACAACTGCAAATGGACTTCCTTTAAATTTTACACTAAATAAAGATTGTAGTTTATATTTTGGCAAAATATAACTACTCATTTTTTCTTTTATGTCTTTTATATTCCATTGTAAAATATTTTCAAATAAGTATTTTAAAATTGTTACTATTTCTTGATTGGTTATATCTTGCCAAAAAAATCTAGGAAAATATTTTAAAGTTCCATCTAAAACCATATTGTAGATTTCTATGCATGTAGAGTTTTGTAATTTTTCTTCAAATTCTCTTTTAATTTGTGCTTTGCTTTTTGTATTTTTGTAATATCCAAAATATCTTAAAGCTTCTGCATAGCTACCATTTCCGAATCTAGTGGCAATAATACTTCCATGCTTAACTTCTCGTCTTTTAGGAGGTCGTCCCAATTCGTGTACCTTATTTAAAAATATATTTTTTAAATATTCGTCTGTATACTTTTGTTCGCTCGGCAATAATAAACACCTCTTTATATATAATAATATAGTATAAATATTAATAAATATCTATGCACACTATATTTTACTATATAGTGTGCATGTCTACAACTTTTTCCCATAATCCAGAAATATTACGAACGTTAAGTCTATTGTAGAAAGTATTTAAGCTTGGTAGGTTATTATTTTTTAAAATTTTTTGAAGTTTCTTTGAAGATAAAATGTTTCGGTTATTATCTAAATATATTTTTACTAAAGTTTCTTTTAAAAATTCGTCTGAATATTTCACTTTCTTTTCTTTAATGTTTTTATTTGTTATTTTTAATCTAGGATCATCAACAATTAATTTTCTTAAATTAGTTATTGTCCCGAATCTATTTAAAATAATATGATCACTTTTGTTGTCTATGCGTATATCTGTTATACTAGCCCATTTGTCTAATTTGTTACATAAATTAATATAATAATTTACTATTTCTTCCTTGCTTGTTGCATTAAATTTATTATATGTGCTATTTATATCTAATCCTGCTACCTCTAAAGCATTATTCCAACTGCCGAATCTATGTTGATATACAGCGGGTGCATATCCAAAATAGCTTGTAAAATCTTCTATACTTATATTTTCTTTTTTTAATTTTTGACTGAGTAATTTAAGCATATCCAACAATTCTTCTTTTGTCCTATAAGAATTTGGAGATAAATTGGATTGACGTAACGCTTCTGTAAAATTACCAAAATTTTTTTTAAAAACAGCTGTGCTTGGAAAGTCTTTAACGGTAGGTACTCTATTAAGTTCGTTAGCCTTATCTTGTATAATTTTTACTAACTGTTCTTTTATATCTTTGTTTTTGTCTAAATTATACGAAAATCTCGGACTAGGTTCTTTTTTATATGCATATTCTGTATTTGGGAATCCTGCCTTAATTAGAGCATTATTATAGTTTCCAAAAAGTTTTTTTATAATTTTTCCTTTCCCCAGTTCCGTAATGGTGGGAATTCTATCTAATTCTTTAATTTTTAATTGTATAAATTCGATAATTTCTTGTTGCGTATAATTTTTTTGTTCTTTAGGTTTTAATCCTGCCTTTATTAAGGCGTTATTCCAATTACCAAATCTGTAACAAGCTACTGCTCCAATATTACCAAGATTTCTTTTAGAAGGCGTTTTATTTAGTTCTCTAGCTTTTCCTATAATAATTTGTAGAATTTGTTCATTTGTTAAAGAACTTTTCATAAAATAATTCACTTCCTTATATGTTTATATATAAATACATATTATATTAATTATATCCCAATTTTTATAAAAAAATAAGGTAGATAATAATTATTATCTACCTTAAGAAAATTTTACTATTTTCTTATACAATATCTATGCTTACAACTTTAACTACAGTGTCTAAGATATCCTCTGTTTGCTCTATAACATCGAATTCAAAATTGAATCCTTCCATTTCTGCTGTTTCCCAACAGAATCCATCTTCTAAAAATTCTTTTGTGTTTCCATCGAAAATACTATCTGCATAGTCAAATCGACTACACATGTCGTTATCTAATTCTAATAACTTAACTTCTTTTCCTACGTATTCTTCTTTTAATTCTTTTAACATATTTTCCATTTTAACTATCCCCTTTACCAATTTTTACACTTTATTTTTTATCTTTATATTCTTATAGCTTTTGTATATTTTAATTATTAACTTTTGCTAAGAAAATATTTCTACTTTTGTTAAATTAAATATTAAATTTAAAGTGGAAAGAGACTTTAAGATGAACCTCTTAGAACTATTATATTGATTTATAAATCCCAACATAACCTACCTAGGATATATATTTGATATGCATTTAAAGACTTTAATTCTTCTTCTGTTGGATTTCTTTTTTCTTTCTGATACTTTTTACATTGTTGACAACAACCTTTCTGACACTCCCAAGACTTTAGTCTTGGGGTTCTTAGATACATTAACTTCTTTTATACTCTCATTTATTTAAACTTCAAATAAATTACAACATATAAATACTAGTTAGTTTCTCTAAGACTTTCACTAACTATCACTCTAATGAATGATTAACATTAGTATAAGGCTCATGTCTAAACCTATATAGATTTTATATCCCCATACTAGATATTATCTTATATCCATTTTTCTTTAATTCCTTTAATCTTTCTATCTCTTTGTCGTGTAATCTCCTAAAATTATCATAAGTTTCAATACATAAATCTCTATCTATTTTATCTAATTTTTTACCTATAACATTCATTATCAAAAATGCAGAATACATATCTCTTTGAATTTGAATATCTTCATTCCATCTATCTTTTAAGTCTTTTTTATTATATTCATCTGTAAAATGATTATATTGACTTGCTTTGCATTTCTTAGTATCTATTTTAAATAATTGAGTATCGTTCCATTTTAGCTTATTGTCTAACATAGTTAAAAACATACTAGGTGCTTTATTAGCTAAAGATTTCCCGAATCTTTTCTTTTTATTAAATCTACCCGTTTTCTCATTAATAGTAGTTTCTTTTGTTCTAGCTTGTAATCCTTTATAATTCATAGTTTCTACTAAAAATCTATCGCCTAATGGTAATAATCTATTTATTAGTCTGTAATGACTTTGTTTTCTGATTTCAGTTTGTTTTCTTTGAATTTCTTTAATTTTATTTTGAGTTTTAATATATCTATTAGATTTGATCCATTTATCTCTATCACTCTTATTAATAGTACCATCTTCATTATATTTGTTAGGATTATTAGCACGCCTTTGTCTATCTAATTTCTTATTTAATATTCTTTTATGATTTTCTATGTTATCAATCTCAGGTGCTAATTCTAACAACTTAACATCATAATTACTTGATATTGCAATAGTTCTTGTACCTATATCCAAGCCCACATTGCCTTTACCTATTTTATTCTTTATCTCACCTGTTTTATTATTGATCTTCATAGGTGGTATTCCTTCAAGAATTAATTGAACATAAAATTTTGTTTTACCTCTTATAATCCTTCTAATAATTCTACAATACTTAACTCTATTTTGTAATGACATTTGAGCATATATATCATTAGCTTTTATTATTACAGGTACTTTCAATCCACTCCATATTAACAAATTATCTTGAAACCTAATACCCGTTTTATTAGATTTACCTTCAACGCTATTTAATTCACCGTATCTTTTAAAATATACTCTTTTAGCTTGGTGAAACATTAGTTTCTGAAATGAATTAAAAACTCTTGTTGCTATCTTTTGAGCTGTAAAACTATCTATATTATCTTTAAAATGCTTTTGAATTGGTTTAACATATGTATGGAGTGAATACTCAGTTAAATCATATTTTTTATTTAATTCATTAAATTTTTTACTACGTTCTTTATCTTTATCCATTTTAATTATATTCTTATATTCTTATATTCTTGCCTATAATCTTTTAATTCTCTTGTATGTTTATATCTTTTTAATATTTCACCTAAACAAGAGTTATATATATTTCTGCTTATTTCTAGTCTTTTATTTAATATATCTTCTTGATACTTTTCTGTTTTTAATTTTAAAGTTAATATATAACTTGATGTTTTTGATTTAGCCATAGTATTCACCTCCTTTATTAATACCTCTTTTTTTGATTTTCTACATATTGTTTTACTGTTTCACTTGATATATTACCTGCTGTTGAAACAAAGTAACTTCTAGTCCATAGACTAGGCATTTTTGATAGTTCTACAAATTCCTTTCTTAATTCTCTACTTGTTACACCTTTTATTTTTTGCATGATATCTCTAGGCGATAAAGTAGGCAAACAATTTAAAAACATATGTGTATGATCTCTGTCACATTCTATAGCTATTATTTTAATATCTAGTTCTTCACATATATTTTTAACTAATTCTTTAAATCTATTTTCTACATTAGATATATCAAATATTTTTCTTCTATATCTAGGACAGAAAATAAAATGATAATTTATTAAACTTACGGTTGTTGATGTTTTTCTATATTTATTTTCCATGTGTATATATTACCATATTATTGTGTATGTTGTCAACTATTTTATACACATTTTTTTTAAAACAATCTCTCGCACAAAATTCATCCAACACCTAAAGGAGTTGGCTTTCTTTTGCGCATCTTACATTGTTATATTTATTTTTGTATTAATAGAAACTCGAACTTGTCAGTGTAGTCATTGTATACAATCTTGTAAAAGGGATTGTTGTACCCTTTAACACTATTAACAAATTTTTTAGCTTCTTTTGCAAAGATAAGTGCCGACCTGTTATCACCACACCACAAATGACCGTTTTGTTGATAATTTTCATCTACTGTAGGGATTACTTTCCCTTTGTATAATACATCAATTGCTTTTTGCTGACATGGTCTCCACTCCCCCTTAATTTTTTCAGTACCCATAATAATAGATTTTTTTGTTGTAATATAATTTTTCTTCATTTAAATACACTCCTTTAATTTTATCTTTTTGATCTTGTATTTCTTAACCTTATGTACTTATTATACCCTATAAAGTATAATAAGTCAAGAGTTTTTTGAAAAACTTTTAATTTATTTTTATTTAAAATTCTTATTTTATATTACTTTTTCTTTTAAGCTCTCTGCGTCTTATTATTCTAAATTCTTTTTATATACTGCTATAGGTACGTATATATTATCGTTTAAATTGTGTAAATTACCGTATAATCTTTCATGTTTTTGATATTCTAAGCTATAACCTTTATTGGTCATTAGAATAACGTGCTTATCCCTCTCTGTATTATTACCATAATACCATGTAACAAGTGTGCATTTGAATATATAATCCTTATGTTCACTTACCATTAACAATCCTTCCTTATTAACTTTTTCTTGAATTTTTAATGCAATTTTTCTATTTAACATTTATATATCCTCCTTTATTTTTAAATTTTCTATAAAGTACACTAATATTAGAAACTTACATTAATGCACTTTAACAAAATTTAAAAATCGTTAACTATTTAATTCTTCAAACTCTATAATTCTTTCTATAGCTTCAATTGCACCGTTGAGTTTTGCCATTTTTACAGAATATTTATTGTAAGACTGACCTATATTTGCAACTACTTCAGGGCTGTCAATTCCGTTTGATAATTCTTTTGCAAGATTGCAATATTCTTTATTGAGATTATCCAATTTAACAACATAACTATTTTGAATTTTTCTCAGATTTTTTATATCCATAAATTCTACCCCCTAAAACCATTGAGTGGTTTATATCTCCAAATATTGACTCATGAAACATACACCAAATTTATCTTCAAAATTGTGTAAAATACTTTTAATTTCAAATATGATATTGTTTCCCGAACTTATATCCTCCAAAGATATTATACATTTCTTTATTTCCTTAGTATCTTTGTTAAATCCTCTTAATTGTATCATATTTATATCAACTACTTCATTTTCTTCAAACATAGCTATTAATTCTTTTTTTAATTTTTGAATAGTCATATATAGCCTCCATAAATGAAATTACTTCTCTTTAATAATTTCCTTTAGTGTATTTTTAAAACGTTGTATAGTATTAGCTATACTAGTATTATTCCATTCGTACCATTGTTTTACTTTTGTAAAATCTTTTTCTAATACTCTTACCTTCCTATTGTAGCCTACATTTACATCCCTGTATAGTTTTAAAAGTTCCTCGGTTTCTTTGAAAGAATTCACATCTTCCATTTTCGATTTAAAGGAGTCAAAGGCTTTATCTACCTTATCCACCTTATAATTATCAAGTTCTTGCTTTTCTTTTTCTAATTTTTGAATAGACTCTTGGTATCTACTTTCAATTTCCTTTTGTCTTTTGTCTTGTCTCTCTAATATTTCTTTTATTTCATTTATTAATTGTTCTTTCTCATAAACCTCGTGTTTATTTTTAACTATTACATCATTGTAATAGTTTTTTGTATCGTTGCAATAGGTTATCGCTTCTTCTATTACAACTTTGTCTTGCTGTCCTTTTAAATCTCCTATTCTATAACCACTATGGATGTAATTCTCCTGATCTATATAGTATACTTTATTACACATTGACTTTTATCCCTCCAGATATTCATTTCTTAATAATATTATATCATATTAATTAAATTAAATCAAGTTATATTTTAATTTAATTTCATTAATATAAAAGTTGAATTTTATATACATTCTTGCATTTGAACACCGTTTGGAATATCTGAATTTATAATAAAATTATTAAAACAACCACTTACGATACCCTTAATATTATTTGGTAAATCAGATTTATTAACCTTTACACTGTTGTTATAAATCAACAGTATATATCCACCTTGTTTACGTTCTTCTATAGATATTTTTAGATTATAAAATTTATCTCTATTAAAAATCTTTTGAACAAGGTTCTCATCATTATTTAATATTTTTGTAAAAAACTCCTTTTCGTTGTATCTATATATAGCTTTTTTCATTTTCAAACACTCCTCTAATTTATTATATTTAATTTATTTTTTAATCTAAATGTAACAAAACTTATTTATTATATCTGCTGCATTATCTCCATATATTTCTTTTATTAATTCTTTACAACTTAGATTATCATACTGCATACTATAACCATTCATAGAATTACGTATATGACTATCTAACTTTACTAGATCCAATCTTATAGTATTACATATTCCTAATACGAACTCATCCACAAAGCTCCAGAAGTTTATATTAAATATTTTATCAAACTTTTCTATATTGTTATAGAATTCTTTTTTAGTTAATTTATTTTTAAACTTTTGTTCTAACTCTTGTATATATTCCTTATCGTTATTAAAATTTTCTTGTATTAATTGTAGATTTTCTTTTAACAACTTATTTAATTCATTTTCATTTTTACTAGATATTAAACTCATACCAGTTTTAACATCTGTTACGCTGTAAATTTTAACTTTGTTATTACTTTGTTTATCCTTATATATGTAACTACATTTTATTAAATCTCTATCAATATCTTTAAATTTAAATGGCTCTCCTTCAACTTCTTGTTTCCAGTTTGAAAAATTAATATAATATTTCATGTTTTTATATCTCCTTTTATTAATTTGTAATATAATTATACCTCTTAAGCAATAAAATGTAAAGTGTTTTGTATATATAATTTAATTTATTTATATATACGAGTGTTCTTCATAGTTTAAATAAAAAATAAAAATATATATCGCCCTTCTTTTGGTTCTTTTCTTGGGCGTGGTCGGAACATAGTTTAGAGATACTAGCACTTTAGTGCGTGTATCTCTTTTGTTCCGAGATGGTATCAAGAAAAGAACGGTTTTTGTGTTTAGTATATATAAATAATATAAATTAATTGTAATTATTGTTTTAAGCTAATTTTAATCTAAACCCTTGATTTATAAAGGTTTAAGAGGTTATTTACTACTTTCAACTTCACACCACATTTTAATTATATTTTATATATTATAATCCAACCAATCTAATAATAATTTTCTCATTCTTGCAGATGGTATATATAAATTAATAGGCTGTTTAACTCTTATTGCACTTCTAAATAACCACTGCAAAAGCTCAGATAATGCCCAAATATCTTCATTAACATTTATTCCTTTATCCTCAAAAAATCCTCTATCAATTGGATTTAAAAATCTATTAACTAGATAAGAACAACAATTTTTATGTACATATTCATTCGTTGATCTTGAATTGACTGGAATAAACCCTCTTGTATATCCTTTACCTGTTAAAGCCAATCTAATAGTATCTTTTTTACCTTCATTCCCTTTTAAGGTAGTCCACATATTAAACTTACTTTTAGAATTAATTATATTATTAAAATAATTATATGTATGATTTTTTAAAATAGTTATATTTTTATTCCTTAATGCTTTAGTCAACCAACTTTTAGATAATGAATAAGTATCATCACCTATGGAATTTAAATTACCTTCATATATATTTATAAGATTTTTATAAATTTCTCTATTATCTAATTTTATATTATAATCACATAGTTCATATGTATTTGTACCATCTTTTAATTTAACAGAAAAATATTTATATTTAATATTATACATATCAAAATAATATTTCTGGAGCTGTCCATCAAACATATATGTAAGATTAAATACCTCCTTGAATGATTTAAAAACTTCGATTGGGAAAGTCCAAACCAACAATATTTTATTTTTGGTGTCGCTACTTCTGGTATGTAAATATAAATTATTGCTATCTGCAAGAGTTTTAAGTTTATGAAATTTTCCTGTATACTCAGGATCAGTCCACATAATTTTATTTGTACCTATTTCAACTTTAATTTTATTTTGACTAACTAACATATTCCAATCATCGTTAGATATAATTAAATTTTCAGTGACGTTTATTACCTCATCTAAAATTAGAGTATAATTGTTATATTTAATTTTATCTAATATATCCGTATTGATTCGAGTAAATAAATTATGTGTACTTACAATATTTTTTCCTTGTGTAAGTAGATTTTCAAAATCTTTATACTTAGAACCCTCCCCTCCTGCAAGAGTTGGTTCGTAAAATTTTCTAGTGGTCACACTCTTTTTAACCCTATCAACTTCTTTCAAAAATGGTGTAATATAGATAAATTTATTTTCAATAACATTACTATTATTCATCATTTGTATTGCATATTGAGTTTTACCCGCTCCGCATATAGCATCTATTATGTTTATTTTACTCATAAATAACCTCCTAAATGTTTATTTTAATTTAATTTTACAGTTTAAAACCTTAACACACCAATTCTATCACCTCCTTAAACTGTCGTTAAAAGGTAGCTTTTATGGCTTATAAGCTACCTTTTGGATTATTTATATTTTATTCCACTCCTGATTCAAGCATACTTAATTCTTGTAAGATGTCCGTTTTTCTCGAATCTGCATAAGTAGTATTTTTATTTTCTAATTTTAAAAGTTCTTTTTTTAGTTGTATCCAATTTTCTAAACTAGTCAAACTTGAAAAATGAATTATTTTATGTTCATATGGATTTTTAGCATCTGGCTAAATATTATAAGTACCATTATTTTTCCCTTCTACAGTATCCCAACAAGCCCCGATAATCTCTAAATTATTTGTAATTTTTTCTATTTTATTATTCATTTTTATTTCCCCTTTACCAATTTATTTTTTTATCTTTATCTTACAATATTTATTATACTCTTTGGAGTATAAACTGTCAATACTTTTTTAAAATATATTTTAATTAATTTGTATTTATACATAATTTTATAATACGCTCTATATTTAAGTTATAAGACGTTTTAAAGTCTAAAGGTATAAATACTCTAAGATATAATTTAAAGTGCTTTATATGCTAAATTAGAGAGTTATTTTATAGTAGATTAGATATAATAAAATAGAGACAACTAGTTAACTATCTCTATTTTTGTTTATACTATTTAATATTATGTTTACTTACAATTTCATTTATCTCATTTCTTGTTTAATTAGTTTGTACTAAACATTAGCTTAATTGATTATCAAACACATTCAAGTTTATATGTAGCTTATTGACCACATCTTCCTGTATGTATTCGTATATGCCTTGTATGTCCATTTGTTCCCCTGTGAATTGTTCGTCTAGTAATTGAAATTCTGTAATAGCATTATCTTCGTAAATATTTTTTGTTGTATCTACTGTAACAATAGAAATTTGATTATAAAATAAGTTATGTAGCTCTTGCAATAACTGTTTATTATAATTAAATTTGAATAATGGAATAACCCATTCGCCATCTGTTTGGTTGTTTGTATCTGTTAAAACTAGATTGTAAGTATTAGTGTTCTTATCGTATTCAACATATTTACAGTTCATAAATTGAATACGTTCGTTAGATTTTGTTTGTGGCAATGTTGGTATTATGTGCTTAGTTCGGTTGATGTGGTCTGGCTTTATAGTTGTTGCATTGCTAGTTACCTGTGTTTGTTCCTGTGCTTTTGCTGTATTGTTAGTAAATGCTCCTGTTGTAAATATAGATATTGCTACTAAAACACCTGACACTATTTTCTTAAAATTGATTTTGTTAAACATATTAATCTCTCCCTTTTGATTTAAGTTTATATTTTGATTTAATTTATTTGTATTATATAAATTGATAAGTAAAAATTTCTGAATGATGCTGGTTAATGTAAGTGCGTAATAATGAAGCTTGAATTGTAATTACTTCTTTAGTTTTAAGAATTACTTTAGCCATTTTAACTTCTTCTTCCTTTACTGCTGTTCTGAATTTATAGCTCCAATTATTACACATTTTATCTATCCCCTTTAGTTTAAATTTTAATTAGTTTGTTTTATGCTTGAATTGTTTTCTTGCTACAAATACATAATAACATATTAAAACTATATCGTCAAGAGTATATTTAAAATTATTGATATAAATTAATTAATTGTTATTAGCGACATATATTTTCATATTATATGTAAGAGTATACAGCATATAAATCTAATCTAATATATACTGTATACGTAAAGCTAGGATTATATTAATAGTAAAATTTATCATATTGTTATTTTTGATCCGATTTTTTATTTAACTCCTTTATCTTTTATAATATTTGTTTCTTAGTTCTTCTTGTTCTTCTTTTCTAGCTAAAACATCCTGCTTAAGATATATACCTTTTTTTACTGCTATAAGCTTACCCGTTCTATTCATATCGGACAAACGTTGTTTAGATATACCTAAACACTCTACTACTTCTTTAGATTCCATTGTATTGTCTTGTATTAGTTTAATAAGTTCTGCTCTATCCATTTTAAGTACCTCCTATTTTTCTAAATAAAAACTGATTTGAATATTAAAAATAATAAGAATCCTATAACACAAAGTTTAACTAAGATTTTTAAAATTAAGATAGTACACTCTTTATATACATTTTTTTTTCATTTAATCCATCCACCCTTTTTCCTTACTCACTATATTTATATTATATCATCTGTACGTAATAGGTAAATAGGTATTATGGGAAAATTATATAATTTTGCAAAAAAAAATAAACCTTGTATTAAACAAGGTTTCAAAATTTTAATATATATTATATTCTATTATAGTTTTAAAAATATCTTTTGTTGTTGCTATTGCAAAAGCTGGTATTAATTTAGTTATTTTTATAATGTCAAAGTTTATTTGTTTGATGTTCTCTTTTATTATACTGACAAATAATATATATAAGCTATAACGATAAGTATACTATCATTTATAGTGCATAAGACAAAAATTAATGATAGTTAGTATAAGAGATATCAGAGTAAGTACAAAACTAACCAAAGTTAATTGTGAACTACCACCACTTATAGAAGATAGTGGCTTCTACTAGTTTCGTTAAATTTTTATCATCCATTTAATCACAACCTTTCTTTTATATACAAAAATAATGATTAATCCATTTTTTTGCTATTTAGAATTTTTTTCATCCCATCTATTGTAATTAACCACACACGACCAGTTTTTCTATAGTCTTCACCTTCAATTAGACCATGCATTCCTCTTTGACATATAGTTTTTAGAGTATTTATATTTATATCAAATTTTTCACTCGCTTCTTTTGTGTCCATTATATCGTTTATATCGAACTTCTTAGTCATTTAAAATTTCCTCCTATTTAAAAATTATCAAATAAATTAGTAATGCTATTATCATTAGTTTAAATACTATACTACATATTAATTTAAATTTTTCTTTTATCATTGCATATCAATGGTTGAAATAATATAATATATATAGGAGGGATTAAACCCTCCCACTAATATTAACTAAAAATTTTAATTAATATTAGCTTGATAATATATATTTTTGTTAGTAGCTTAATGACTATTGCGAGTAGTTCATTAAGCTTTTTTATTTTTTCAACCATTTTTCCACCTCCTTTCCTTTACCTTATGTATATATTATATCACCGCATAAGGTGAAAGTCAAGTATATTTTAGGAAATTTTTATAATATTTTAAAAAATTTATAAATATAAAAACACCTCCTAATTGTTTATACCAAAATGGTTTCACAAATAAGAGGTGTCACATATATATACGAAGTCCAGAGATATATTTACTTTTTTAGTGAATTTTCCTTTTCTTTAATAAGTTGTTTAAGTTCTTTTAAGTCTTCCAATGTTGCTTTATTTTTTATAAAACTTCTAGCTGTAGACCTATCCCTTAGATATCTAGTACGCTCTCTATTTTTTTCTTGCCACTTTTTATTGGCTTCAGTCTGTTTGTTTGTTTCCATGATTACACCTTTCTATTTTTGTATTTAAAGTACATAACAACTAATATAATTGTAATTATTGTTTTTAATATTAAGTTTTTTACAAAGATAACATTGAAAACTGCTAAACTTATTATTAATTTTCTTGTATTCATATTGTTTAAATGTTAGAATAACTTCATGAGGTGAGATTATAAAGATTAAGGGGAAATCCCCTAATCTTTATCAATGTAAGTTAAAACTGCGATTACTGTTGTTATTAGTGTGCAAACTATACTGACAACAGTTTGAAATATTTGAAGTTGTTCTAACATTCGATCTCACCTCCTTTCTATACTTATATTATACTATCGATAGTATAAAAAGTCAATACTTTTTTAGGATTTTATTTAATTTTTTCCAAATATTGATAAATAAAAATACCTCCCATTTCTGTATCGGAAAAACTTACACAAATAAGAGGTATTTTATATAGATATAAAGTCTATAGGTATGATATATTTAATATTTTAGCAAATATAGTGATTGTATGTTACATACGTAAAATCAGGGTTATATTAATAGTTTTAATAATAGATTGTAATATACAATTTACTTAATAAAAGTTTGATAAATAGCGTACAAAGATATTATTAAGAAAGCTATTAATCCTATAAGTCGTATGATTCTAATAGCTAAATCCTTGCATAAATTTTTCATATTGATTAATGAGGGAAAAATATGATATACTTTTTTTATAAGGGATTAAGGTGTTAGCTTAACCCCTTATGTAATTAATTGAATAGTTTAATTATTCCTATTATGGCTAGTATAAAAGTACTTACCCAACCCATTAAGGATATTAAACTAATCATGAGTTTCTCTAGTAGATGAATAATTTCATCTGTGAACTTGAGGAACTCTTTTATTTTCTCCCCCATTTCCTCACCTCCTTATGTATATATTATAACATATATGGAAAGGTTTATCAATATATATATTGTATAATTTTAATTTGTTTTCAATCAGTATAATTTTAATATTATATGTAATTGCACGCAGTATAAATCTAGTTGACATATATAGAATTGTATATACTGCATACGTAAAATTAAGATTACATTAATAGTTTTAATAATGGAATATGACATATTTAAGTCAATCTTGATTAGCTTTTTTCTTTAACTCATGAACTTCCTTTTCCAAAACTTTTGTATCTTTTTTAGTTTTAGAGATAGATAGTGTAATTAAGATTAATATTAATGTTATTATTATATATTTCATATAATTAATTGTTATGGTATAATATATAGCAGATGGGGAATGGCATTTCCCCATCCATTGAGTTATTAGTTTAACTCTTTTTGTTTGATTAAGGCTTCATACTTAGCTTTCTCGGCTTCGTATTTAGCCTTTTTTATTTTTAGTAATAATAAATATAAACCAAACAATCCAGTAAAAAAACTATATATTTTCAATACCATAACTGTTTCACCCCTTTCTTTATCTTATGTATATATTATACCATATATGGAAACATATATCAATAAATTTATGGAATGATTTTAATTTATTTTCGTAATTATTTTGTTTGGGTAACTGAATTTAAGTAAATAGTTATGTAATGTTGAATAGGATTAAATAGAATAGTAGTATAAGTCTCATATTACTATTTGCTTATCATACTGTTATAATTATATTTATATAAAGATGTTATTTTATAATCTAAAATTATATTATTTTAAATATTTTATTTATTAATTTTTATTTTTTAAATATTTTTATATTTATATAGATAATTAGAGTGAGATTGATTGAGATAAATGAAGATAAATGAAGATAAATAAGGATAATATATCATGGTGTAAAATTACACTAATATAGTAAAAAGTTAAAAGTAGAGTGAAAATGGATAGAGAAGTATTTGCTTGATAATATAAGCTTTTATTTCGATATTTGCAACAAGGTAAATAAACACTTTCATTTTTCTATAATTACACTATATAGTAATCATTATTATATAATACAATATCTTAAATAATATTAAATGGTAATCTAAATTACATAAGAATATAAATTCCTCTATTATTTCTATATTTATATAAAAATTATCTATTTTGTACCTAAAATTATCATAACTTTAGTACGCTAAAGCTATCTCGAACCTAGTAATACCAACGGTTTCAGAAGCTGGTCATAATTCATACAACACATAACGGTTGTTATGTCTTGAAACTTAGTAATTTACTACACTAAAGTATTTAGTATAGAGGGGCGTATTTCTCATTGTTTAGTGGGGTTCAGGCTTCAGCGTTTACCCTAGTACATCGACTCACACACTACCTAATTTTTCCAGTTACATCTCAGTTTTGAATTTAAAATTTTAAAACTTGCAAATTTTAATAAAAAGTGTATCGAAAAGTGTATCGTTAGAACCCTTACAAATAGCCACTTTTTCACTTTTTCAACTACCCTATTTTTATCAAAAATCACTCATTTTTACCCTTTTCATACTCGCAAACTCTTATGTATCAATACTTTGAACGATATTACCTATCTTAACTCATCTCATCATTAAAAATTTGCATATCATTGACACCTCGCAAACCCTTATATATCAATACTTTAATCCACTTTTCAAACATTAAAATTTCACCTTTTACGATACAGGGTGTATCGGTGAAAAATATAAAAATAAAATTTACGTAAAAATTAATTTTTAATAATTATATAAAAATAAAAAACACGCACACCTAAAATATTATTTTACTCTAGGTATGCGTAAATTAATTGGCATATCTTCCATTAATTTATTTAGTTTGTTTATTGATATTGAGCGTTGACCATTCCTCTGCGTTTTACCTGTATTATGCCATGCTAAATATCCTGATCCATTATATATTTCTTCTATACTGCCATCTGGTAATATTTTAATAACAATAAGATAGTCTGGTTTACTACTAATCCCTATAGATTTCCCTTGAGTTACTTTTATTTTAACAAATTTATTATCTTTTGTTTTAGCAGCATGTGTTTTAGTTGAGCAGGGTAATAGTTCTAAATCATAATAATAGGATGCCAATACCTCACCTATACTTCCAGCTAAATGTCCATGAGGAGTGAATTTTCTTCCTTTAAAAGATGCCTCCAATACACTTACTATCGAGTAAAGTTCTTGAATTATAAATGGCATTTGTTCAATATTCATGATACAATTTCTCCTATATGGTTAGATTAATATATACTAAATATAAGTTCATTATACAATAAATACAAATTATAATAAACAAATTTTTCATAATACATCTGTATATTCCCTATCCAAATAGTCAAGAATTTAAGTATCCGTTAATTACATGAAATTTTATAAAAATACAATAGTTTTCATGTTAAATGAAAATTCTCATTTTGTATACCTATAACCTAAAAGAGAGATTCTTAGATCTCTCTTTTTCATTTTATCAATGCATATTATATAATTTAAAGATAATACTATTTAATGTAGAACACATAACTAAATTTAAATTTTTGTACTAGAAAATAGATGACGAAAATGATATAACAGTATTTAAAAATCAACAACCAATATATTATAAAATAAATGGTAGTGATTATTTTTGTTACAAACTGTTATTATTATAAGTAGTCATCTATTTTTACTTTATTCTTAAATATTATTAATGTATTATCAAAGTTTTTACTACTCTTTTAGTTCCGTCACAAGCTATTATTTTTAGCAAAGTATCATTTTTTACTATATTACCTACAGTTAATCCTAGTAGTGTACTATATACAATTAAATCCATTACTCTATTATTTTTTATCTTTTTACTATCTTGTTTGGCTTGTTCCCATCCTTTTTTAGAGAACTCATAAGTTTTACATCTGTTCAACATAGTTACCACCCTTTACTTAACTATTCCCCTATCGATCAAAAATTTAATGCTTTCGTTGAATTTCCCTATACCGTCCATTATTTTTCCTGTTCCATTATCTACTTTTTCAAAGAAATTAGCAGTCCCTTTTACTATTTTTACTATTGCAGGTGGATTTTTCCTCCAATAAGCAACCAATTTAATAACATCTATTCCGCAAACGCTTATTCCAGATAATTTAATAATCTCACCATAATCTTTTTTACCAAATGCCTGTAATCCCTTATTCCATACAATTGTTAGTGTTGCAGTTTTAACAATATCCGAAAATATATCTCCTACCATAGCTACTCCTTTATAAAGCACTACAAGCTTTGATTAATTTAGTAACTAATAATACAGCTTGACACCCAACTAAGCTTAAACCACCAATGTTGACCATTTGAGATTCATTTTGTTTATTGAAAGCTATTAGCACCTTTTCTGTTATAGCTGATACTATAGCTGTACTTCCCATTGCTATTATTATTGCTGTATTAGACATATTAATCTCTCCCTTTATATAAATTTTACATAAATAATCATTATCTTTAATATTGAAAACTGAATATTAGAATTTGTTCCTATATGTTCTACGTAGATTAAATTATTTGATATTAAAGGAAGGAGAATAAACTCAATCCTTTAATATTTTTGAATTTTGTTGTTTGATATATGATCTAAGGTCTACTATGTTACTAGTTCCATTTGCTACTTTTTCATTGTACGTACAAATTTCCTGTTGATATTGCTTAGTATTTACATTTGTCTTGATAGTTGACTTATAGTTATTTGCTTTGTATATAAGTTTATTTATAAATTTTAATTGTCTAATAGTTAATTTAATGCTTAATCTTAATGTATTTTGAACGATTCTTATAATATTTTTCATTAAACGTAAACCTAATCTGGTACTTCCAGTCAATAATAAACTTAAAACTTGTATAATCACAAGAAACTGAAAGAAAGATTTAATTATAGTTAACATTTGCAAAGCACTCCTTTAAACTTTTGTATTTGTAATAATATAACTTTTGTTGTTGTAAGAAATAAATAGAAGATATTATTTGTTTAAGCTAAAACTTAAATAATTGATAAATGATTTATCAAATTATTAGTTGTATTTATGTTGTATATTTAACTAAACATATCTAAGTTTTCATATATTAAGTTATCAAGTTAAACATAATATACTAAGATGAGTCTTTGGATAGACAAGTATCTTAAAATATACTATATCTAACTAACAACTCAATATATAAAAATTAGATAGAATAGTTAAACATAAAGCTAAATAAACAAATAATTAATAACTATTTATAATTTTTAACTTTTGTTATATGTAAAATTGCTCCTAATACATTGTATGAATTAATGTAAAGCGATGTTACTGTTATTTTAAGTGAATTTATGAAGTTATTTCTTGGACAAGCATGGGTTTTTACGGAGGGAGTTTCAAAAATTGTCCCTCCCCTATCAACCCCTCGGGACTCATATTCATTCGTCCTTTTCAATCGAAAAACAAGAATGGCTTGAATAGTGGCTTTAGAGTGTGTTAATTCATATTACTGTAGTTCTATGCTATAGCATATGTTATGGTATATGATATTGTTACAGTTTAATTATAAAAATATCTTAGGGAAATCGTTTAAATCAAGGTCTATTTTTTTATAATTAATATCATTATTAAATTCAAAATCTTTTTTATGAACTACACTATCTATAATTATCAACTCAGGAAATTCACCTTCACATATATTTTGTATTTCATTAGTTGGATACAACATATCATATTTTTTGAAATTATCATCATTATGATTAACAACAACTTCAATAAGGTTGTAATATATTTTTTCATTAAATTTAAATATACAAAATCCATCGGATCTTACTGTACCATTCATCCAATATTGATTAGGTCTAAAATAAATAATATCTGCACCACTATAGATTAATTCAGCTTGATAATCCAATATCGTTACATCATGTAAGCTAGGTCTAAGATTCTTATTTTTTTTAGTATCAAATATATAAATGTTTCGATTATTAAATTTTTTAGTTTTATAAACTCTTAGATACTCAGCTTCAACCATTCTATTTAAACGTCTTCTAGCAATAGCCTCACCTTGACTAGAAGATTTATAAAATATCTTTGATATTTGTTTTGCTGTACAAAATCTACTTTGTTCTATATATCTTAAAATCGCTTTATCGTATTTCCCTGTCAATCTAACTAACATTTTAATTATCTCCCTTCTTATCGTTTTCATTTTTATGATTTTTCTTATACTTTTCAGATTGCTTAAATACTATATCTGTTTCATCTATTATATTTACATCTGGCTTAGGTGGCTCATACGGAACAAAATTGGGTATTCTCTTTATATTTTCTTTTATAATGTCCTCTTTATTTTTAGACTTAACTGTATTAACTTTATTGAAATTGGAATCTATATTAGGATTCTGAGTAGGTTTGTTGCCTGTAGATTTAATATTAGGCTGAGTAATATTTGTATCATCTTTCTTGTCTTTAGAAATTGGTTTAGGCGTAGGTGTTATAGGAGTAATATCTATATTATTTTGACTATCGCCTTGATTATATTGATTAGGGAATTCAATGATTTTGCCTTTAGATTTTGATATATCTTCTGATTTTTTACTATGTTTATTAATTTTATCCATTTGAATTTTAATTTGATTTATCTTTTCTTTGAATTGGACTTCTCTATCTTTAGATTTAGAATGCCTATCATTTTTAGCTACTTTACAATCACTAACATGATGAACATTAGAACTCTCTTTTTTATTAGTCATACTCGGCTTTATATAGTTTAATATTCTACTTGATCCATTCTTATTTCTTAGATTAGTTGTATATAGATATCCTTCACCACTATTGGATATATAATAAGCTTTTCTAGGTTGTAAGGTGGTTACTAGTTTGCCTCTGTCTTCACCTAAAACAATTCTCCCACATACTTCATCTTTAAATCCAAAACATATTCTAGTATTAGATTGATTTTTTAAGAAAGTAGGCATCAAGGATTTTTCAGGTTTTTGATGAAGTATTATATAATTAACACCTAATGCACCTCCGTATTCAGCTATACTTTGTAAGATAGATATGATATGTGCTTTTACCTTAGAAGATTCTTTATCTCCTTCAGAATTGGCTATATCCATAAATTCATCTATTATTATATAAATATACGGTAATTTTTTATCAGGATTAAGTTTATTATAATCATATAGGTTGTCACCCTTGAAGTTATTTAACATAGATGACATTAGATCCATTCTTGCGCTCATTTCGGTCTTTAGTTCATTTAAAACTTCTAATAATTTATCTAAATCACTCATAGAAAAGCATTTTACTTGTTTACACTTTTGGTACTTACCTAAATCTCCTTTTGCAAATTGAAATAAATACAAATGTATATCATCTTCGCTACAATAGTAAATCCAAGAAGGTATAGCATGATCGATACATCCGTTTTTACCCATTCTGGTAGCCCCTGCAATAAGCACCATAGGCTCTATATTCATATCAAATATTACAGGATGTCCTCCCTCATCAACTCCTGCACAAACTTGATAAGGTTCAACCTCTACAGGTTCAAAAGGTATCTTATTGCAATTTTCTATTAGTATAAACTTAGCGTTAGCATATCTTTTATTACTAAATTTTTCTAATACAAAAGTACAGCCAACATTGTTTTGTATCACGGTCGTCTTATTATCTAAATCGTCTATGCAATATCCATCTGGAATAAGTATTCTACAACTAAATCCATAATTCTCGTGTTTTAAATTAACTAGTGTAAATGTCTTTTTAAATGCATTGATAAACTTGCAATTAAACATTACATCTAGCCATCTTTCATTGAGATATTGTATTTCTTTATTTTTTCTATATTCTTCTTTTAACTTTGATTTGATATCTGATAATTTATCCTTAATAGATAATTTATTGATAGTATTATTTTCAACTATTTCATATTTGGGTTGCTTTAGTAGAGATTTGCCTATTTCCTTTCTATCTCTTACAACTATCTGAGACTTGCCTATATCAATCATTTTATTTTTATCCTGTTGAGTAAGTTTTTTATTTTTTATATGCATGAATACGAATTTCATATCATCACCTATCAAAATAAATTTTTATCTTCAAGACTTTTGCTTATATTTTTGTCTAATCTCTTAGCCTTTTTGATCCTAGATGTTAAATCGGCATATTTAAAGTTGTTTTTGTTACCAATTTTAGTTAATGATATATAACATATCATTCCGATTGACCAACCACCTATTAATAACCCGTAAGGCACGAAAATCAACTCCTTAATGTTTATTTTCTATATCTTATACTATATGCTATGACATATGCTTTAAAAGTGTGACACGGTTATTATGAATAATAAAATTTCTTTTGCAAAAGATATATCTAAAAATATATTAGGCTAAATCATATTAAAGGACGTGATGATTTGAGATCTATTAAAAGATTTATTAATAACTTGAGATTACTATGTTGTGGGATACTTTTAATAATGTTGTATAATCATATAGAAAAAATACAACAATTAATAATTAATCTATTTAAGCTAGGCATAAATTTGGTCATAATAGTGGGAGGCTTTTATATTTTATTGAAATTTACTAAGTGGATTTATTATGCTTACAGGTGGAGATATACAGACTATACATGTTTTGATATCTCAAGGAAGATAAAGGGTATGTCACCTAGAGAATTTGAAGTATTTGTAGCAAACCTCTTTACACAATTAGGATATAATGCTAAAGCAACTGTAGAAACATGCGATGGTGGTAAAGATGTTATAGCTACAAATAATAAAGAAAAAATATATATAGAATGTAAGCATTGGAATATGAATAATTTGATAGGAAGAGAAATATTACAAAAGTTAGTTGGAAGTGCAATTGGAGACGATGCTACAAGAGCAATAGTTATAACCACTAGTAAATATAATAAAAACGCTTTAGAATATGCTGAAAAAGTACCTTGGTTAGAGCTATGGACTATGAAAGATATTATAAAAGCACTAAATAAAATAGAAGATAATAAAAAGGGATACGTAGTGAACTGCTTAGAAGGGTAAGATGCCCTTCTTTATTTTTTACATAAATTAGAGAATAGCTTAATCTAATACTTTGAATTACAATATATGCTAATTCGTGATATAATATTATTAGATTGATTACAAAAATAACTATGACATGAGGTTGAATATAAAAAGAATACAATATGACTAACATTTGAACATAATATGACTGTAGTATAAACATAGTTTAAATATAATTTAAATATTATTAGACTAATATAAGACTATAGTCAGACTATCATATAGATATAATTAGAAAATATTTTGAATAATATATGAAAAAAAGTACACATTTTCTAAGTAATATAGTATAATATAGTAAAGAAAGAAATAAACATGATATGAATATATTTTAACTATAGTTTGACATAGGTTTGACTATAGTATGAATTAATAAAGAATGTATTATGAATATTTTTTTACATTACTGCGACTACTATTAGAATAAAAAAAGTCAGACTAAGATTGTAGTTAGAACAAGAGGTGATTGAAGAATGGCAGTAAATAAAAATGAATATAAAATATTAATAATGCTTAAAGAAAATCAATGCACTACAGAATTAAAATCATTTACTTATACTAAACTCTGTAAGATTTCTGAATTATCTATGTCAACAGTACGACGAAGTATTAAAAAATTCTTAGAGTTGCAATACGTAAAAGAAGGCTGTAAACAAGGGATAAGTAAGACTTTTTATATTACACCAAACGGAATAGAAAAGTTAAAATCAATAATGTAAAATAGGGGGAGTTATAAATGAAAAATAGAATAGTTTTTGCACCAATAGGACAAGGTGGAGGAAACATAGTAGATACTTTATTAGGTGTATGTGGAGATTATAATGCACTATTTATAAATACTAGTAAGAAAGATTTAGATTCATTGAAAAATGCAAAACATACTTATCATATACCTTTTGCAGAAGGTTGTGGGAAAGAAAGAAAAAAAGCCATTGGATATGCTCAAACTTATTATAAACAGATAATAGCTCAAATAATGGAGAAATTTTCTTCATGTGATATAGTTATATTTGTAGCAACAATGGCAGGAGGAACTGGATCAGGTATAACACCTCCAATTTTAGGACTAGCAAAGCAAATGTATCCAAACAAACATTTCGGATTTGTAGGAGTTTTACCTAAAGATACGGAAGATATAGATGAACATACAAACGCTATATCTTGTTGGAACGATATCATGAAAAGTACTAATGATGGTAAAGATATATCAATATATTTACTAGATAATAACAAAAGAGAAAAAGAATCTGATATAAATAAGGAATTTGCTATGTTATTCAATGACTTTATGAATATGAGTGAGTCTCATGCTGAAGGTGTTGTTGACGAAGATGAAATAGGCAAATTATTAACAATGAAAAAGAGTAATGTAATATTAGAATTTGATGATAAAGAAGATATAAAAGTGGCGTTAGCTAAGAGTTTAAAAGAAAGTATATTTGCAGAATATACAACAAATACTTGTGAATTCATGGGAATATCTACTACAAGAGTCGTTGATGTTGAAGCAATTAAGAACATAGTTGGATTACCAAGAAGAACATTTAAAGGATACAATAGTAAGAAAAATATAGTTGTGGCAACTGGTATAGAACCTCAAAAAACATCAATAGAAACGCTAAATTTAATTATAGAAGATAAAATGAAACAAAGAGAGGGTCAAACTTCAAATGAGGATATGGTTGTGAAGCCAGTAACTACAGAGCAAGAAGCTAGTCAGCCAATAGCCTCTCAAAATAAAGAAATAAGTATAGATAATGTTGAAAAAGAAATAGACATAAATGATTTCTTTAGTAAATATATGTAATACAAAAATAAGAGAGGACTAATCCTCTTTTATTTTTTACTTTAATAGTACTTTAATCTCAATTTAAGTACTATTAAAGTAAATGTATGCATTGAAAATACTAGTGTGTATGAATTTATATATATCTAACGCAGTTGAAAAAGCACGCCCATTAAAGCTTGTATTAAAGTTGTTTTGATTTACAATATAAGGTATAATTTGATTGAGGTGATACTATTATGAAGGAAGAAAATCTTAAATATGTAGATGTTGATTATTCTAATATTGATGAAGAACTTACTTATAAAACTCCTGAAGTTGCTGAAATCTTAAATGAGAACGAAAGTACAATTAGATATTGGTGTGATTGTTTTAGTGATTATATTCATATAGAACGTGAAGGACGCAATAGAAAATTTACCAAAGAAAATATAGATGATTTAGCATATACAAGAGAGCTACTTAAAAAAGAACGTCTTACAATAAAACAAGCACAAAAAAGATGGGAAGATTTAAAAAGAAATCCCTCATCAAGTACTAAAGTTGCTTCTATAAGAGAAATACCATCTCAAAATGAAGATATTCTAAATGAACAAGCATTATTAAAACTAGAAGAAATAAAAAAACAATTTTTAAAAGATATATCTATTCAAATTAACAATACTATTTCAGAACAGCTATCTGTAGCTTTGAACTCTCATAATGAAGCCTTAGAGCGAACTCAATCTGAATTAAAGGATTATATATCAGCCACAATTGAAGACAAGCTGGAGGCAAATATGGACAATCTAAAGGCACATATAGACGCTACTACAGAAAATACTAATAAGGAAATCGAGAAAGTTTATAACAAAGATATAGAGTTAGTAAATAATCTGAAGAAACATATGGAAGATCGTAGAAAGCAAAACGAAGAACAAAACAAAGAGCAGGACAAAAAGGGATTCTTCAGAAAATTGTTCAAGAGATAATAAGGGGTAATAGAGTTTATCCCTATGTTTTTAGAACAAATGAAGATTAATTAAAATAAAACATAAACATTGTAAATCATAAATTAGTATGATATACTATATGTAAGTTAAGAGAAATTAAGGAATCACAATATATCAAATAATTAAAGGTAAAGGGGAGTTTTACAATGAAAACTATAGCAATTAACTCACAACGTATGGCAGGTTGGTTAATGTTCAATAGATTCAATCTAGTAAGAATAGAATCTGATAAAAGAGATAATTCGAGAAATGTATATTTATTCAAAGATACTCAGGAATTAAGACAATGCATGAATAGATATAATGAGTTTAAAAGTATGATAGATGAGTAAAATTTTAAATTATATTAAAAAATAATTAAAACAACATTAAAACAGCAATAGGCTAGGAGTGATATAATGTACTATGTGATTAAAACTAAAAGGTTAAAAAATTATCTGTATTCACTAGGATTTAATTTCAAGCAGTCTATAGATAAAACAGGTAGACAAAAATATATTTTCTTATTCAAAAACACAAATGAATTAAATATAGCTATCAATTTTTATCGCAATTTTAAAAATATATATATGAAGATAATTTAAATATGCTATTGCAAAAACGCTTACGCTGTTCATCATATTTTGACCAGTCCAAGCGTTTTTGCAATAGCACAAGCGAACAGTCCAAGCAAAAATGCAACAAGATTGAAGTGTATAAAAAGAAAAGTATTATAAAAAGAAAATATAATAAAAACAATTAGAGTTAGCCGAACAAGTTCGTGCTAACGTCAGCTCAAAATTTCAGGATAGGTGGGTAGTAGCATGATAAATAAAGAATATTACATTACATTAAAAAATGAATTACATATCTCTAATAATATTACAAATGAAGAATTGGTAATATTGGCTTTAATAAAAAGGAATTATAGTCCAATTAAAGAAGTGTCTATTGCTAGTATTAATATATTGATGAATTATATGTATATATTAAATAGGAATAGCAATATGATTAAAATAATTAAATCATCAATAAATGGTCTTATGTTTAAAGGATACATAAAACAAATAATGGACTTACACTATAGTCCAATTGAATTTGACACTATTAAAAATTCAGATGTGTTCTACATTGAAATAGAAAATGATTTTGATAATTACTTTTGCATATATGACTATGATCTTGATAAGATATTCAATTACTTACATAATACAAATATAGATAGGTTTGCTTTTGTTAGGTATTACATAGCTATTCAGAGAGTAATTAATAATAACGCTAAGTTTGGATGGCTAACTCAAAGTTCTATTAAGAATATTATTAATCATAGCAAAACAATATCTAAATACAATAAGATACTTGCAGATGAATTAAATCTAATCATATATAACAATAACTATATCACTCAAGATAGACATTATTGTTCCACTTATTTTGGTAAGTATGGAGATGATATTAACTTTAATAAACAGTTGCAAATAGAAATAGGTGCTAAAGGGTTAGTATATACTGATAAGATCAATAGCAATATTAAACGAAGCAATAACCAAAAGAAAAATTATTCAAATTAAATAAAAATTAGTTAAAATAATACTTGACATAGTTGGAGAGAGGTGATAATATAATAAATGTAGACAGGAACGAAACGAATGTAACTGAAAAGTAATAATAAAGACAAATTAAAATAATTTAAAACAAACATAAAGTTTCTTCCAATAGGAACGAGAATAGAAAGGAGGATGATAAAATGACTTAAATCACAAGAAATTAGAAGTTGTATTGATAATAGTTAATAAAAATTAATTAAAATATATGAGGAAGGGATGATTGACCTATGCAAATGATAGAAATATCAAAATTACAACCACATCCAAGAAATCAAGAGTTCTTCGATGATATTCCCAAAGAAAGATGGGACGATTTTATAAAATCCATAGTAAGAAGAGGAGTAGTTGAAGCAATAGTAGTAACTCAAGACTTATTAATAGTAAGTGGGCACCAAAGAGTTAGAGCTTGTAAGGAGATTGGTATATTAGAAATACCATGTAGGATTACTCATTATCCAGAGGAAGATGAGAAATTACATATTCCAAAAGAAGATATGATATTAGAAGATTTGATATGTACGAACATCATGCAAAGAGGTGTAGGTAATGTAAATCCTATGAAAATGGCTAGATGTATAAGAGAATTAGAAAGGATTTATGGGATTAAAAATGGTGGCAATAATTTTAGAGGAAATCAATATATTAGAGCGGATAGATCGAATGCTGACACTTATAAAAAAACACAAGCAGATTTAGCCAAGCAAATAGGGATAGACCAAAGACAATTACAAAATTACAAAAAACTCAATGAACTTATCCCTGAATTACAATCATTAGTTGAAACAGGTATGTTGAAATCTACCACGGCATATAAAATATGGGCTAAGTTACCACAGGATGAACAAGAAAAGTTTTTTAATGATATTGGTCAAGAAAAGATTAAACAGCTCACACAAAAGAAAACAGAACAAATTATAAGTGAGAAAAAGCAAATAGACGAGAAAAAATTAAGTGAAAGTAAAATTTATAACACTTTAAAGAATCAAAATAAAATTCAACAAAGGAAACCGATTTCTAATCAAGTTTTAAAATCATTAGCTATAAGAAGTAAAGGTTTTTGTGAAATATGTGGATGGGGTGGACAAGGATTAGAAAACATATTAGTTAATCATCATATACAGAAATATAGTGATACAAAAGATAATTCATTAAACAACTTAATTATGATATGTCCTAATTGTCATGGAATGATACATACGTTAGAAAATTGTAATGATAATAATATTAAAAACAATATTCTGTATCACTTGAATGTTGAGGTGAGTGAAAAAATCCAATTTTATACTAAAGAATTAACAAATAAAAAAATGTGTCAATCAATATATTAAAATATAACATTAGAATTTAGCGATATTGTATAAAAAATTGATTTAAATAATAAAAAATAGATAAAGAAGGGATGATTCAATGAAAATTAATAAAAACAATACATCATTAGAAATGGAAGAAATGGTAGCAACTCAATTACATAGTTGGGAGTTAGTATTACGTAGAAAGAACTTGGTGCAATCTACAATAGATAGAAAGATTAAAAATATTACAGATTTTTATATACATCTAATGCAATTAAGAAAAAATCATAATAAAATAACAAAAGATACCGTTAGCCAAATTGCATTTGAATATGTCAGAGATGGGTATTTTTCAGAAGATAATATAGATAATACAGGATCTTATGGGTATAGGAGAAACATATTTTATAATATAAAAGAGGGATTTAATTACATATATGAAGGTGTGTTTAATAAAAAAGAAGTTATCAAAGAATTAAATGAAAAGCAAAAAGAACACTTAGATGAAATTAGCCAGAACAAATTTTTTAGAGTAACAGGTATTAAAGATGATAAAGAAACATTACAAACTAAACTGATAGAAGAATTAGGAATTAAAGTTTATTTTGATAAAGATAATTTACCATATGTTTATAGTCATGAACTAGCTGAAAATTTAAACATTCAAAACAAGCACATTAGAGAAAAACTGCATAAATTACTAGACGAAAAGGACGGTCGAAACTTCGACACTCCTTTAAAATATAGCAATTTCAACGCATTGGAAGATGTATACATAAATTCTCAAAATAAAAAACAACCAACTTTTAGATTATATAAGGATATGTTATATTTATATCTTATGGATACAACAGGACAAGGAACAAAAAGATTAGATATATTAAAATTTAAAATGAAATATATAGATGCGTTTAATTATATAGAACATGAATACAATAGACTATTAAAAGAATATGCAAATTTAAAAGATTCATTTTTGACTATGTTTAATGATATAAGAAAAAGAAACAGAGATTTGTTAATTACAGAACATAATAAAAAAGCTATGAAAAGAAAAGCAAGTTAAAATAAACAATTATACATATATATTTTCAAACATAAGATAAACATATTAAAACACAAAAGATAAAATTTTAATAATGCAATAATAAAATTAAATTAAAATATAAAATTAAAAGGAGAGATAGTTATGAAATATACAGGAAAATTAGATTTTAATATGAATGGGGAATATGCAATTTACACAGGAGATAAATATATACCAATCAGTTCTATGCTGAATAGTATGTTAGGAGATGAAGTAAAAGTAAGAATCTTAAATAAGAATGATAAGGAATTATTCAAGGATCAAGGAATAATATTAAGAGAGAAGTTAATTACAAATGGTAGCAATCAATCTAATTTATACACATATAGAGTTAATGGACAAGATTTAGATAGTGTGTTATGGGACAATGTAGGTAAGAAGATAACTTTTATATTACATAACGGTAATAAAAATAAAGCTACAGAAGAGGAGGACATAAGATAATGAATAATACATATAAAATTTTAAAAAATGAAATATTAAAGAATACTAAATACATAGAAATTAAGCATATGAGTTCATATGAGAGGTTTAATGTTGTAGAGGGTACATATAAGAGCAAAGAGTTTAAAGTGTCTTATAGCAAAGAATACGGACAATATACATATGATATAAAATTTGGTACAGATAATGAGATAGCTGAATTGATGTACGTACTATTAGTAATGGGAATATTGGATTCAGAAGCAGTAGATGAGTGGGCTGAAATGACTATTTTAAAAAATGAGTTAAATTTAAGAAAATCAAAGAATTTTAAAACGGCTGTAAGTCGCATTCTATCGTGAGTAAAATGGTCATAAAATGAAATCTAATAGGTTTTCTTAATATCTTATCATTTGATGAATAGAAATTAATAGAAGATGAAATTTTGACGGTAGTATTGTTGGAGAGTTAAGACGAGAATAAAAATTAAATATATAAGAAATGAAATTAAATAATAGAATTAAAATAGGTAGGGAGGGATTAAATGCCACAAAAAAGAATGTCTACAACGGATTTTAAAGTAAAGGTATTTAATAAACATAAAAACAAAGTTGAAATTATAAGTGATTATAAAGGAGGAATAAAACCGATAAAATTTATATATCATTGCAGTGTACATGGTGATACATATAAAACAATCAATGCTAAAAATATCTTAGCTAAAAGCTTCCAACCATGTGATGAATGTAGAAAAGAATTGCAAAGTATTAAAGCGAAACAATCTTTATCTAAGGACGATAGTTATTTTTATGAGAGATTAAAGACGTATGTTGAATCTAAAGGAGGTAAATTAATTAGTAAAAAATGGACTTATGCCAAAGATACCTACACCATACAATGTAATGAGGGGCATATATTTAAATCAACAGCAGATAGTTTAGTTAACAAGCCACAATGGTGTCCTTATTGTAGTGGTAGAAGGGGCGATTTTGAAAATGAAATTAATAGTATAATCAAGCAGAAGAATGGAACATTATTAAGTCATTATAAGAGTGCAAATACCTATGTTAAGGTAAAATGTAATATACATAATTATGTATGGAATGTAATGCCTTTAAATATTAAAAAGGGAAAATGGTGTCCTATATGTAATTTACCATATTCAGAAAAGGTTGTTTACGATTATTTAATTAAGAATAAATATAATATGGAAGTACAATATACTTTTGATAATTTAATAAGTAAAAAGAAAGAAAAATTAAAATTTGATTTTGCTATCTTAAATCAGGATAATAAGTTATTAGGGCTAATTGAAGTTGATGATGTGGAACATAGATATAATACCAAAGATCCTAAAAGGATAAAGGCTAGATTAAGAGATAAAAAGAAAGATGAATATTGTAAAAGCAACAATATACCCTTATTTAGAATGATATATAAAAATAATATAGAAAAGTTTAGAGAATACGATTGGTATTATATGTACATAGACAAACAGTTGAAAGATTACTTAATACAAATACATATGTAATAGGATAAAAGTTTTACAACTATAGGGAGGGGATTATTATTAGTTTAAATAAGCAAATACATATATATAGTGTAGATACAAGTGCTTTTTATAATGAAAGTGAAATGAAGATACATAATAGGCTTAATAAATATTACTTATTTAGAAAAATATTAAATGAAAAATTAAATAGAATAAATCAAAAGGTGGATAAGTGCAAAGATGAATCTAATAAAACTCAATATATTACTCTACATAAGATTACAGAACACACATTCAAAAGTATAAATAAAAAAATAAAGATAATAAAAGATACTTTATATGAAGAGTTTAAAGCAACAAAACAGTTTAATTATAAAAATAGAGATATTAGAGAACTAAATCAAGAATATCTAAATATAAAAAATGTAATTTCTGTATTTGAATCTACCTTAACTAGAGTTATGCAAGTACCAATAGACACTTTAACCGAAGATTTAATAATTGTACAAACTTATTTCTTTGAAATAATCGAAGATTTAATTTTAGATGGATTCATGCTTAAAGGAGAAAAATATACTTGTTTAACCGCTAGTGCAGGACAAATAAGGACTAAAAAAACAGTATTTATTAAAGAAAGCCAATTAAAAAGATATTACGATACTCTAAGTTGTGGACTAACCATAGAACGTATTAATGAATGTGGTGGAGTTAATATAAACAAATATTTAGCGTATTTAGCCTTAAACAATAGTGCTACAGATGAGTGGAAAGATTTTGATATAACTAAAACTATAGTAGTTGATGATTTTGAAACTGATGTTAAAGAAACTGTAGACTTAATAGATGATGAAACATATACAATAGAAAGAGTTATCAAAGATGTGCCAATTCCTCACATGGATGGTTGTGGAATAATGCTACCTAAATTAGGTAGAAATAGAATGTTTAGATCACCTTGGGTCAAGGGGTTATTAATATCATCACCATTTAATAAATTTATTAGAGAAAAAAGTAAAGAATTAGGTAAATATTGTGGTATAGTAAAAGATATATATGGGAAGGAACATGACATATTAAAAGAAAAAATAGAAATTATATTTACCAAAAGTCAATTTAAAATGTGGAAATATTATAAAAGTTGGGAAGAATATATAGACAACTTCATCAAATATAATTGTCAAGCAGGAACATGTAATGAGGAAGAAGACAAATTTCAGAAAGCCAAAATTAATTATCAAATGTTGCAAACATTGACGGATATAACTGATACGGAACTACAAGAGATATCTAAAAAGACTATTAATAAAATTAAAAATATAAGTAATGATAAGAATACTATGCTAAAGGTTTTAGGTGTCACTTCTGCAAATAGAAATAAAAACTATTTACAGCAATCATTAGAAATATATCCAGAGTTGTTAAATGATACATATAATAAAGAAATATTAAAAAATGTTAAAAAGAGTTTAGTGAAAGAAGGCAGAGCAGGTAAGTTAGATATAGATGCCATATATACATTCTTAGCACCTGATACATATGCATTTTGTGAATGGCTATTTTTACATGAAGAAAATCCTAAAGGATTATTGCAAAATGGTGAAGTATGGTGTAGCTTTTATGATAATAAACCTGAATTAGACTGTTTAAGAAGTCCTCATTTATATAGAGAACACGCAGTAAGAAAAAATGTAGCATATAAGAGTGAGGAAAATGAAGATCGAATAAAGGAAATGAAAAGATGGTTTAATACTAAAGCAATATATACTAGCACACATGATATTATAAGTAAAATATTAATGTTTGATGTAGATGGTGATAAATCATTAGTATGTGCTGAACCACTACTTGTTGAAGTAGCAAAAAGAAATATGAAGGGAATTGTTCCTTTGTATTACAATATGAGAAAAGCTGAACCTACAATAATTAATAGTCAAAGTATATACAATGGATTGAAAAGTGCTTACACAGGAGGAAATATAGGTGAAATTAGTAATAATATAAGTAAAATATGGAATAGTGACAATGCTGATATTAATGTAATTAAATTATTATGTATGGAGAACAATTTCACGATCGATTTTGCTAAGACATTATATAAACCTCAAAGACCAAAGAAAATGAAAAAAATAATAAATCAATATACTAAATTAAAAGTACCTCATTTTTTTATATATGCTAAAGACAAAGATAATAGTAAAGTTGAAACAATTAATAATAGTGTGGTTAATAGGCTAGAAAAAACTATCCCAAATCCTAGAATTAGTTTTAAAAATACACAATTAGGTAAATTTGATTATAATATGTTAATGCATAATAAAAAAGTGAAAATGGATAAGAAAATAATTGATAAATATACCGAATTAGATTTGAAGAAACCTTTCTTAATCGGTAAGAACAAGGACGGAAAAGTTGATAATGTAGTATTCTTATATCAAGATATTAAAAATCAATTATTAGAAGTTTATAATGATGAAGTATATATAACAGATGTTTTAATTAAATACTTATATGGAGATAAAAAAGCCAAATTCAAAACTACATTATGGGAGTGCTTTGGTAATATAATAGTAGAAAATTTAAAATTAAATATTAAGAATAAATTAAAAGGCACAATTCAATGTGAAAAATGTGGTAAGAGAATTAAAGTATCGAATAATAGAATTAAGTATTGTGCAAAATGTGCTAAGGAAATAAATATAAAAAAGACAGCTAATAATAGAAAGAAACGTAAAAGTGTTTGATTTAAACAAGCCTTGTAACCCTTGATATATCTACGTTTGAAGGGTGTCTACGAAAAATTATGATTGTATGAAAATACAATGAAACCATTGGCGTATAAGGGTTTGAAGCACTTTTATAACCTAAAAACGTAATCTCCTCTAAGGGGGACAGGTAGTATCTATATTTACAAAAACCCAGAGGTTGTATAAATCTTCCCCATTTTAATAAAATTAAATTAAAAATTAAAAATAAAAAATACAAATAGTCCAAGAGACTTAAAACATGAAAGGAGAAATATTTTATGAACAAAACTGAATTAGTAAACTCAATGGCTGAAAAGGCAGTATTAACAAAAAAGGACGCTGAACTAGCACTAAAAGCATTTATTGAAAGTGTTAAAGAGGCTTTAAAAGAAGGTAAAAAGATACAACTAATAGGATTTGGAACTTTTGAAACTAGAGAACAAAAAGGCAGAACAGGAACTATTAATTTTGGATCAAAGAAAGGTGAAACTTATACTTCAAAAGATAAGATAGTTCCAGTATTTAAAGCAGGTAGACAACTTAAAGAAATAGTAGATAATAAATAGTACATATGGGGAAGTTTATTCTTCCCTATCATTAAAATGAATAATTATACATTGTTTAATATGGAAAGGATGAAGTTTTATGGCAGAAAAGAAATTAGTTAAGTTTAAAAGAACAGAGAATACAATTGGTCAGGTTGAAGCTGATTTTAAAATTGAAGATGGAAAAATCTATTTTCAAACTGAAGAAGATACAGAATTTAGATTGCTAACTGATTTAGATGAAATTAAATATTTCAATGGAAAATATGGAGTTTTATCATTCAAAGAAAAGGCAGAATCAGAAGAAATTCCAGAAGAATAAATTGTGCCTATGGGGGTAGGTAGCATTATTTTTATCTATTCTGGAAAAGTGCCAGTTTCTTAAAACTTTTTTGTTTTATCTAATAGCATTAAGGAAATAAATTAAAATTCCTATGATTAATTTCATAGGAATCATGGATTGTTAGTTTAAGTTGGTAAAATACTGATTTTATATACACCTCCCCTTAAATAAATCAGAGATATGAGTTCGAATCTCATGCAATCCTCCCTCCCTTAAAGGCTTAACGCCGATTGAATTCACAATAATATGTAGGTATGGTGTAACGGCTAACATGATAGTCTCCAAAACTATTGATGTAGGTTCGATTCCTACTACCTATGCCAAAATAATAAAATTAAAATAAGAAAGGTGTTGTTGTATTAATGGTACAAGAAATAACAATAGCAAGAGCATTAACAGAATTAAAAACTTTAGATAAGAAAATTAATAAAAAAATAAGCGAAAGTAAATTTGCAATAGTATGTAAGCAATCATCAAAAAAAGTTGACGGTATTCAGACTAGAGAGGAATTTAATCAAAGTGCTAAATCTTCTTATGATAGTATAGTTGATTTAATTGCTAGAAGGAATGAAATAAAAACTAAAATAGTAGCTAGTAATGCAATAACAAAAGTAGCAATAGCAAATAAAGAATATACTGTTGCTGAAGCAATAGAAAGAAAAAATAGTATAGAACTAGATAAGATGTTATTGGTATCTATGAGAAATGACTATAATAGAGCGTTGGCTTTATATGAATCAAGTAATAATAAAGTAGAACAGCAATTAAATGAACATTTAGAAACTATGTTTGGTACTGAAACTAAGCAAAAGGATAATGATGTAACAATATTTACAGAAAATTTCAGGAAACAACATGGATATGAAATAATTGATCCACTCAAACTAAAAGAGAAAGTAGATAAATTGACAGATGAAATAGATAGTTTTGAAACAGAAGTAGATGCTTGTCTAAGTGAATCAAATGCTATAACTAAGATAACAATTTCAGATGATAAATAAGTAATATAAGCTTTACATAGTAATATATTGTGAGTTATATGAAAACTAAGAATCTATATTCGCCTGTGGTTGGCGTTACAACCACAACTAAAAATTTCAAGAATGGGATATTGAAAAATAGAAGAATAAACGTAGGAATACGTTATACAACAATGATATACAATAGTGATATATCATTAATATCTGTAAAAGTTCAAAGTTGTAAAGTTTAAATTTCAATGTTCAAAATTCAAAGTTCTTATGAATTCAAAGTTGTAGAGTTTAAAAATTAAGGTTATAAAGTTTTTTAAAATCTATGATATAGGTTTAGGAGATAATATAGTTATCCGTTAGAAGTCCACATAGCTATATAATTCACAAATTATATTAAATTAATGACCGTTAACTTAATGTTAGAAATGCTACCATATTGGTCGGTAAGCTTGGGATGTAGATGCCCGTAATTGGAGTGGAAGAACACGTGGGTTACTAGTTCGAATCCATTATATAATAACAACTATATTACTCACGAGTGGGGTAATAGTAAAAATTCTCTGTGGTGGAGAATCAAAATATGAGCCAAATGTTTAATGGTGGGTGATTCGCTCCCCACTACAACTTTGGTGAGTGAATAATAACCTCACTAATGTTGTAATATTTTTATGTTTGGGATTGACATGAATTAAAAAAATTAATTACAAAAATTAATCTCTGTTATGAAACAAACACTTACTTTTGATAGGGTTGAGTGTTTTCATGTCCAGAAACATAATATTTAGAGTTTATCTTATAGAAATAAGGTAGACTCTTTTTATTTAAATTTTAAAAATTAAATTAAAAATATTCCATAAATTAAGGTAGCAATATATACATACACATACTATACTCCATGTATAGAATTAGTCCTCCATATATAGGAGTGAAATGTGCGTGTGTGTATATTGGTGCTTTAATTAGCATACATTGGAGGTTTAACAGTACCCAAAAACTGTGGAGGACAATTTATGAATAATAATTTACAGGTATTTACAAATGAACAATTTGGACAAGTTAGAATGACAGAAATAAACGGAAAACCTTATGCAGTTGCTAATGACGTTTTAAAATCGCTTGGTTATTCAGAAGGAAGTTGGAGAACTACATTGTCAAGAAAATGTAAAGGCGTTACAAAATGTAACGGGTTAAAAGTTAATGGAATTGAGGTCAATCTAATTCCTGAAGGTGATATCTATAGATTGATTACTGGATCACATTTACCACAAGCTGAAAAGTTTGAAACATGGGTCTTTGATGAAGTATTACCTGATATTCGTAAAACAGGTGGTTATGTAGCTAATGCAGATTTAATGGTTAATACATATTTTGGAACGCTAGATGATACACATAAAACTATTGTTAAAGGTTTATTTGAAAATATAGAAAATCAACAAAAACAAATAATACAATTAAAAGATGATAATGAAACATTAGATAAAGAAAATGATTTGTTAAGTGGTGAAAACTTAAAATGGGCTGATAGAAATTTGATAAATGCTTTAGTTAGAGCTTATGGAAGTAAATTAGGTAACTTTGGTGAAGCATGGACTAAGTTCAAGAAAGAAATATTATACAAACATAGTATAAATATAAATGCTAGAATTACAAATTTCATGAACTCAACAGGTAAAAAGACTAAGCCAAGAACTTTAAAAATGTTGCATGACGAAGAACTATCTAATGCAGTAAGTACAATAGTAGCATTGTGCAGAGATAATGATGTAGATATCTCAGACATTATTAAAAAATATGAAAATGAATTAAATAGAAAGGAATTAGCTGGTTAATGTTAGATAATAAAATTAAAAAACAAGATAATGAAACTATCAGACAGTATGAAGCTAGATTATATAGAAACAAAGTTGCATATGGATTAAATAATAAGAAAATATGGAAATTAATGAATGAAATAGAAGGTAAGAATCTAGGTGAATCTACTAGGAGATGTCGTAGTTTTGATTATAACTTAGGTAGACAAGATACTTTAATAGAAATAAATAAGAAATATGATAAAAATGTAATGATAATAAACGATCTTCATGTACCATATGAGAGAAAAGATGCGTTGGAAATAATACAAAAACATTCGCATGAAATTGACACTTTGGTTATTGCAGGAGATTTAATGGATTGTGAAGCTATATCAAGTTTTCCTAAAGTACAAAGAATGTCATTAGTACAAGAGTTGGTTTATGCATATAACTTCTTAAAGAAAGTAAGAAAAATATTGAATAATGGACAAAAGATAGTCTTATTCAATGGGAATCATGAAGAAAGATTATACAAGGAAATTTGTAATATGCAAAAGAAGGACTTACAAAAATTCTTGAATCCTAATATATTATCAATGTTAGTTGATGGATTCACGATTTATGAAGATGATAAAAAAGTAACTTATGAAGGAATTGCAGATATAACATATATTCCTCATTGGTATGTTAATTTAGATGAAAAATTAATAGTATGTCATCCAAAGGGGTTCTCACAAATTGATGGTAGGTTATGTGAATCAGTAGTTGCACATTTCTTAAACAAACAAGAGAAATTCGATGTTGCAGTATTTGGACATACTCATAAACAAAGTCAAATGATAGTATCAAGAAGACAAGGTGTATTTTCAGTAGAAAATGGATGTATGTGTAATCCAATGAAATATGCTGATTGTGGTAAATTAAATTATACTAATCAAGATTATTGCTATACTATCATAAGATATAATAATGATGAAAAAATTAATTATAATAATATTAAAACATATTATTTAGATGAATTAAAAGAGAATGATAGGAAAGAAGATTATACATTAATATTGTAAAAAGGATGATTAAATTGGAAAGAATACTTTTTTCTATAGCTGGAGTGATAATAGCTATACCTTTTATAATATGGCTAGAAAAATTATTATTAAAAAGGTGGTTATAAGTCTAATTATTTAGACTACATATACATATAACAAAAATACCGTAGAAAGGACGAAGTTAGGTGAAAAACAAAACAACTTAGACTAAGCAATCACATATATTGTGGTTGCTATTTTAATGAAGGAATTAGAATTAGATAAAGTCGATACTAGATTAAAATGATTAATAGAAAGGAATTGATTAAATGAAAAAGTTAAATGTTAAAGAATATAATTTAGATTATATAATGGAAAATTATTTTAATACTAATAAGGGAGTAATGTTCTTATGTGATTATAAAACTGCATGGGATATATTAAAATACTCAGAGTATAGTAAAGATGATTTTGAGAATTATTTTAGTGTTGAATTAGATTGTGAATATCCTTATTATAGTGTTTTTAAATGTGAAGACAGTGATTTTATTATTGAATTTTTAACTAATAAAGATGGAGAGTTGTATGATGAATACATAGCTGATAATATACTTGTTCAAGATAGTGTATTAGATGAATATGGCGATAATATTTTAGAAAAATGTTATGCGAATGATGCATTAAGTTTGATAGGTGATTATGAATTCGTAGATTTAGAGAATCTTAAATCATTAGAAGAAAACTATGTGGACGATTTATCAAATGAGCAATGTGATTGTTGTAAATGCTGTGATGAATGTTGCGAAGAGGAAAAAGATGAAGTGTTAGATCAGATATACCAGCAAGGAGTAAAAGATACTTTCAAAGTAATTGGTAAATTGCTTAAACAGAGTTACATCAAGTAACTAGAGTTAAGTAAATATACTTATAATAAACATAAGTAATTATTAGTGTATATTTACACCTTTTGATATATATTGTATAATTAAGTTAAATCAAAAGGGGGGGGTAAATCAATGAAAAAATTTAAGAGAAAGTACGTATTCATTGTAGCTGTTATTTTATTAGTTTTTAATAATATTTCTTTAAGATATAAGATATATTTCATAGGGGATCAAAAAGAAAGGGAACAAATACTGAATTCAACTGTTTGGAAATTGTATAAAGATGGATATCATGAAAATGAAATAAGAAATGTTAGAGTCTATTATAATCCAATAAAAGGTGGACTTCTACCTTATGAGGTACTAGTTGTTTTCAATAAAGATCCTTCTAAAGAATATATCTATTCTTGGACTGATGTAAATAAAAAACAAAAAAGAGTTGAATGTGTAGGAGATGGTGCTTCAAGCTTTTAGCAAGTAGTTCTTAATAATAATTAAGACACTAGAACTAACAAGGTATTTTACACAGCATAAATGCTTATACACTGATAATATTAGCAACGGTTAGTAGCTAATGGTTATTGTAAGTTGCTAATATTGATGAGTATATAAAATAAAAACTAAATTTTATTTACTTTGAAATTAATTAAAAAATTAAAAGTAGGATTGATAGAAATATTGATTCTACTTTATTTATATGTTGCAATGGGTATTCGACCACCCTTTTATGATTTTGGTAATATATTTTCCAAAGGGGCTAGATTAAATTCTAGTCCTTTTTGTATACCTAATTATATTAAGTCGAATGTCAATTGGAATATATAAGAGATTATATATTACTAAAATAAAAGAAAGAGGTCGATTACATGAAAAATGAATTAAAAGTAATAAATCAAAATGGGAAGTTATTAACAGATAGTAGAGATGTGGCAAGGATGGTAGGTAAAGAACATAGCAAATTGTTAAGAGACATTAATATTTATATAGGATATTTAGCCGAAGCCAATTTTGGACTGGGCGATTTCTTTATAGAATCTAATTATAAAGATAAAAACAATCAAGAAAGAAAATGCTATTTAGTAACTAAAGAAGGCTGTGAAATGATAGCTAATAAAATGACTGGTAAAAAAGGGGTATTATTTACTGCAACGTATGTTGATGCATTTAATAAGATGGAAGAAAGCTTAAGACAAATGACTACATATAAATTACCACGAACTTATGCAGAAGCATTGAGAGAGTTAGCTGATAAGGCTGAAGAAAATGAAAAATTAAAAGAAGAAAACTATATCATGCTACCTAAAGCTGAATTCTATGATGCTGTAACTAAAAGTGAAGATACAATAGATATGGGTGAATGTGCAAAAGTTTTAAATATGGGCATAGGTAGAAATAATTTATTCAAATTTCTTAGAGAACATGATGTATTAATGAGTAATAATACACCATATCAAAAATTTGTAGATAGTAAATATTTTAAAATTATAGAAAAAGAATTTGAGAAACCTAACGGTGAAATTAAAATAAATGTTAAAACTGTAGTATATCAAAAAGGACTAGATTATATAAGAAAACTATTAAAGAAATATTACATATAAATAAATTAAAATAGAATTTAAATATTATACATATAGTTAGATAAGGCGTATCTTATAGGTACGTCTAATTGTGATTATATAAATAAATTAAAATATTTGACGTGATAAAATAATTATGGTAATATTTATGTAGAGGATATATATGGATTAGCTACCCGTATTAATAAGTACAGACTCCGAATGTACTTCCTCTATTTTACTATATACAATCGGAGATAATAAAAATAAATCAAAATAATTAAATGAGAATTTGTTTAATTGCATCTATACGGAGGTAGATAAAATGTTAATAAGCAAAGAAGTTGAAATATTGGTAAGTGGTCAAAATAAAAGACACTATGAAAATTTAGGGTATGAAATCCCTAAATATAAAGATGACCATTATAGATGGGCTGTTAAAAAGGGGACAAGGATTATAGTAAAAGTGGAAGATTTGCCTAAAGGATCACAAACAAAAATACAAGTAAAATGTGATTATTGTGGGAAAATATTCGAAAAATCTTACGACAAATACATAAAACAACGTAATAGCATTAAAACAGATGCGTGTTATAATTGCAGACATGAGAAAAATAAAGATGTATTTAAAGAAAAATATGGATTAAGTTGGAATAGTCAATTACAATCAGTAAGAAACAAAATTTCTGAAGCTAATCAACTAGATTCTGAAATAGTAATCAGAGCATTTAAAGATAGAGGATTAACTATTGTAGAAAACCCATTTATATATAAAAATTCACATCAAAGAATTCATTTTATATGTAATAAACATCCACAAGAAGGTGTTCAAACTACATACTATGATATATTGCATCAAGGAGGAAGTGGATGCAAGAAATGTAGATATGATAAAATCAGTGGTGAAAACTGTTATATGTGGAAGGGTGGTATTTCTCCAATACATACATTTTTAAGAGATAAGATAAGAAAGTGGAAACAAGATAGCATGATAAAATCAAAATATAAATGTTGTATTACTGGTACAGAATTCCATGTAATTCATCATGTTTATGGATTTAATCAAATTATACAAGAAACAATGAAAATATTACAATTACCTATAAAACAAAATATTAATGAATATACTGAATATGAATTAAAACAAATGGAAAGTAAGTGTTTAGAATTACATTATAAATATGGTTTAGGGATATGCTTAAACGAAGATATTCATAGACTATATCATGGACAGTATTATCGACAAAATGCTAGTTATGAAGATTTTGAAGAATTTAAACAAAGATACTATAAAGGTGAATTTGATAATAAATTAAAAGAGGAATTAAAATCCTACAATTCAATGGAAAGAGTAAGAAATATGAAGGAAGCTATTTAAATGTAGCTTCCTTTTATTATGCAAAATTTAAGGAAGGAGTAAAAAGGAAGTGATGTAAATGGTAGCCAAAAAATCAGATAAGAATAAACCAAGTGATACAAAGATATGTTTTTGTTGTGGGAAAGAAAAGAAAAATATAGCGAATAATTTTTATCAAAATGACATTGAGTACATACATAATCATTTTAGTATATGTAAAAATTGTGTGAAAAAGATTATCGACTATAAAGAAATGACATCTGTATTTTTTATACTTCATATCTTAGATAAGCCTTTTATACAAAGCGTATGGAATGATATTGCAAAAACAGATGAATCACCTTGGGGTGCGTATATTACACAAATAAGTTCATTACCTCAATATAAAGAATTTAAATATAGAAACAGCCAATTTGATGAGTGTAATATAAGTAAAATTAAAAGTAATAATAACGAAGAACATCATGAAGTAACTAAGCTGAATGACAATGACAAAAGACAGTATGAGAGATTTTGGGGTCGTGGACTAGAAAATCAAGATTATATATGGCTTCAAGAAGAATTTGAAGATTTTATAACTAGATATGAATGTGATTCTAAAGGAATGGAACTGTTAATAAAACAAATATGCCTACAAGAATTGGATATAGAAAAAAGAAGAGCAAATGAAGAAAAGGTAGATCAGCAATTAAAAACATTACAAGATTTATTAGGTTCTAGCAATCTTAAACCTGTTCAAGAAACAGGTGCTAACGCAGTTGACCAAAATACCTTCGGTACGCTAGTGAAAAAATGGGAAAATGAAAAACCGATACCTGAAGCTATGGAAGAATGGAAAAAAGCCGATTGGATAAAAAAATATGTATTGGTATGGTTTTTAGGTCATTTATGTAAAATGATGGGTGTAGATAATGATTATTCAAGATTATACGAAGAGGAAGTTAATAACTACACAGTTGATAATCCTATCAATGACTATCCTGAAGAGGAAAACATAGATGATTAACTTTAAAGTAGATAGAAATAATAGAAAAAATAACGCTGATATATTTACTAAGAACCGAAATTTCAATAAAGAAAGTGATAATGTAGCTAAATCTAAAAAACTAATGAATGGAATTGCACTATGGTGTAGTTATTATAGGTTATTTCCTCATATTTTTGTTGAAGATTATTTAGGAATAGGGTTAAAAACATTTCAAAAGATTTTAATATATTTTATGATGCATTTCAATTACTTTATGTATTTAGCCTCGAGGGGACAGGGAAAGACATTTTTAACAGCTATATTTTGTTGTGTAAGATGTATTCTTTTCCCAGAAAGTAAGGTAATAGTCTCAAGTGGTCAAAAGTCCCAAGCTAGAGAGGTTATAGAGAAAATAGATGATTTACGAAAAACATCTCCTAATTTAGAAAGAGAAATAAGTTATTTAACTACAAATAGTAACGATGCCAGAGTTGAGTTTCACAATGGTAGTTGGATTAAAATAGTGGCAAGTAATGATGGAGCTAGAAGTAAAAGGAGTAATGTTCTTATAGTGGATGAATTTCGTATGGTCGATTTAGATATTTTAAACAAAGTATTGCGTAAACGAAGAAAATTTGCGTAATTAAAACTCTGTGAACTGTGAAGACAAAACAGGTGTGGTATTTTAAATACTGCTAACGGTGAAGGCTAAGTCGCAAGATATGTTAATACCGTGCCAAGATTTATATATAAGTATATTAAATAAGGTGTAGAGACTATCGAAACGATAACTTGAAATAAAATTCAAGTGAATAACGGAGTAGAGTACAATGGAGTTAATCACCATTGGAAGTGCAGAGAGAATTATATAATAAATTATTTAGTATATAATTTTATGATATAGTCCATACCACATGAAAATGTGGAATAATATGAAATTTCAAACAGCCCCTCGTCAACCAAAATATTTAAGCAAACCTGAATATGCTCATTTAAAAGAAAGAAATAAAGAATTGTATTTGTCATCTTGTTGGTACAAATCTCATTGGTCATGGCTAAAAGTTAAAGCTTTTTTTAAGGCTATGACACAAGGTAAAAAATATTTTCTTTGTGGATTGCCTTATCAATTAGCCATAAGTGAAAATTTATTAGATGTAGAACAAGTGCAAGACGAAATGTCAGAAGATGACTTTGATCCATTAGGCTTTTCAATGGAAATGGAATGTTTATTCTTTGGAGAATCTCAGAAAGCATATTTCAAATTAGATGATTTAAATGATAACAGAGTAATTCCAGAGCCGTTATACCCTAAACCTTTTTATAATATGATAAAAGATAATAGAATAAAATATAAATCTAAAAAGAAGAATGAAATTAGAGTGCTATCTTGTGATATCGCAACTATGTCAGGAAAAGAAAATGATGCTTCTGCTTATACTGTATTGCGACTCATAAAAGAAAAAGATCATTATGTAAGACATGTAGTTTATTTAGAAAGCTTAGTAGGTGGACATACTGTTAGTCAAGCTATTAGAATAAGACAATTATTCGATGATTTTGATTGTGATTATATAGTTTTAGACACAATGGGAGTTGGATTAGGCGTATATGACCAACTGTGTGTTTCGTTATATGATAAAGAAAGAAAAAAAGAATATGAACCTTTTTCATGTATGAATGATGAAAAAATGGCTGAAAGATGTATGACAGATGATGCGCCTAAAAAGATATTTAGTGTTAAAGGTAATCAGAATTTTAATAGTGAATGTGCTATTTTACTGAAAGATATATTAAAACGAAGAAAAATGAAATTGCTAATACATGAAAATGATGGAAGGCAATTATTAAAGGGTTTAAAAGGATTTAATAATTTATCAATTGAAGAACAGGTAAAGTTAGAACTTCCGTATAAACAAATAACATTATTAGTTAATGAAGTAATTAACTTATCCAATGAAGGTAAAAATGGATTAATAAAATTAGTAGAACCTAGAGGACAAAGAAAGGATAGGTATAGTTCATTAACTTATGCTAACTATTTTGCTAACGTATTAGAAAAGGATTTGCAAAAACAACAAAAAGATAATGATGTTATAAAATATTGTTTCTTTTCATAACTAAAAATAAATTTAAAAAGAAAGTAGGTGATTACTATTACATATCAAAAATCACTTGAAGAACTAGAACAAGAAAAAAAACAAGCAGAAAAACAGCAACTTATAAATTTTGCTAGTAATAGTGTGTCAAATAATCCCACTTCAAATTCTAGCAAATATAAAAGTTCAAAAATGAATATAACAAAAGTTTATAAATTGTTAGAAGATCCTATCAAAAATTATAAATTACTTCAATCTTGTTCTTTAAGTCTAATGGCTAAACAGGGTATATATTTTAGATTAATAAAATATTGGTCAAGTTGTTTAACATACGACCATTTAATATATCCTGCTATGTCATTATCAAAGGTAGATAAAAAAGAAATAGTACAAGAATCATATGAAAAATGTGCTTTATATTTAGATAAAATGAATTTAAAATTCTATTTACCATATTTTGCAGAAGAAATGTTCAAATGTGGCGAAGGCTTCTTTTATAAGTTAGAAGATGATAGCTCCATAGTATTTAAACAAATACCAAATTCGTACTGTAGAATTTCTACTAATGAAGATAATGTTTTTAGATATGAAGTAAATTTAGATGAATTCGATGATAATACGATATTAGATTATCCAATTGAATTCCAAACTAAGTACAATAAGTATAAAAGTTCTACCAATAAAAAAAGTAAAGTCAAAAAGAAGACTAGAAATAAAAGCAACAATTCTGTTGAAATGAATAATTGGGTTCAAATAAGTGATAAAGGAGTAGCTTTCCCTACACTATTAAATTCAAGTCATAGTTATCCTCCATTTTGTTTCTTATTCCCAGATGTAATAGAAATAGATAATGTAAAAGGATTAAAAAAAGACGTAGATAGATTAGATAATTCTAAAATTATACATAATGAAATAGCAATCAATAAAGATACTGGTAAACCGATTATGGATTTAGATTTAGCTGAAGCTTATAACAAAGCTATTCAAAAGAATTTGCCCGAAGGTATTAAAAGTATCACTAATCCATTTAAAACAGAAACTATAAACTTAAACAATGCAGGGAACGCTCAAAAGAATAATATAATAAATGATTCAACTGATGAAGTTTATAAAAATTCAGGAGTTTCAGATTTATTGTTCGCTAATAAGAAAGCATCAAGTGAGGCTTTAAAATTATCGGTGTTAGCAGATACTCAAATATTATTTAGCATCATACTACCGTTATTTGTAAATTACATAAACTATGAACTAAAAGAAGTAAATCCACAGTTTGTATGGAAAGTAAAAATGTTAAATACAAGTTATTTTAATGCCGATGATAAATTTAAAATCGCAAAAGATTCGTTAGCTTATGGAGGTTCTCGTATGGAATTCTTTGCGTTAAAGGGATTTAGTCCATTAGAAACGGTAAATATATTAAAAGCCGAACAGACAATAGGATTAGATGACTTATTAATACCTGCAAAAACGTCCCACACGTTATCTGATAAGGATAGAGGTAACTAACAGTTACAAATAAGTTATAATAAGTTATAATTTAGAAAATTGTTGACAGCCTCCCATATTCATAAAGAGTATGGAGTGATGTATGTATACATCCAAAATCCCTTTAACTGCTGGAAACTCCTAAAGCTATACTAACTACAACATAAGAATGAAATAAGTCTAAGTGTGAAAGTTACGAAAGTAGAAAAAATAGTATAGATGGCATAAGGTTAAATCCTAAGTGTTATAATAATGGACAATCAGCAACCAAGTTCCGAATAGGAAAAGGCTCAACGACTAGAGAATATTCTCGTACACTCAAGTGAGTGGAAATGGGGGACACCGATTAAGGTGGTGATATAGTCTGCGCTTATATGAAAGTATAAGAAGTTCATAAGAGAACTGCATAAATGGTAACGTATTTATGTGAATATGCATAAAACTTATAAGAAGTTATAAATATATAAAGTTAAAAAACACTCAATTAAGAGTGTTTAGACATAAAATCTTTTAAAATTGTAATTACTAAGTTATTGAAAGAACGGTTTTGTTCTTTTGCAACTTGTTCTAGTTGTTTTTTTAAATCTTTTTCAATAGTTATTTGAGTTCTAGTCTTATCGTTACTAATAGTCAATATAAATCACCTCAATATTATTATGTTTCATAATAGCATATAAGATTGCAGTTGACAAGGTGTTAACACCATGTTATCATAAGAATATAGCGAGTGAGGTGATAAAAATGATAAAGGCAGTGAAAATTAGATTATTTCCAACCAAAGAACAAGAAGTATTGATGTTTAAATCCTGTGGTGTTGCTAGATTTACTTATAATTGGGGACTTAATAGATGGAATGAAATTTATAAAAGTGGTGAAAAGCCTAATAAAATTAAAGTCAGAACCGAGTTTAATAATACTTTAAAAAAAGATGACAATTATAAATGGTTAAAAGAAGTAAGTGGTCAAGTAACAGCAAAATCCTTTGACGATTTAAAAGATGGATTTGATAGATTTTTTAAAGGATTATCAGGATATCCTAAATTTAAGACTAAAAAGAAATCTAAAAAATCTTTTTATGTTAGATATGATTCTATCAAATTTAAAGATCATAAAGTTAATTTTGAGAAAATAGGTAAGGTCAAATATAATACCAATTACAAAATACCTAATTTATCAAAATACAACAATCCAAGATGTCATTTTGACGGGAAGTATTGGTATTTAACATTAGGATTTGAACATTACGAAAATCAAGTTAAATTAAATAAGGATTTAAGTATTGGTATAGATTTAGGAGTTAAAGATTTGGCTGTTGTTAACTGCTTAGATAAACCTATAAAAAACATTAATAAATCTGTTAAAGTTAGAAAATTAAAAAAGAGATTAAAAAGACTACAAAGACAAGTTTCAAGAAAGTATTTAATGAATAAGCAAAATAACAAATTTATTAAAACTAATAATATTATTAAATTAGAACATGAAATAAGACTTATTTATAGAAAACTTAATAATATTAGAAATAACCACATACATCAAACTACAAATAAAATAATAAAATTAAAGCCATACAGAGTGGTAATGGAAGACTTAAATGTTCAAGGTATGCTTAAAAATAAACATCTATCAAAAGCAATACAAGAACAATGTTTTTATGAATTTATAAGACAAATGAAATATAAATGTGAATGGAATAGCATTAAATTCATACAAGTTGATAGATTTTATCCTAGCAGTAAAACTTGTTCATGTTGTGGGAATATCAAAAAAGATTTAAAACTATCAGATAGAGTTTACAAGTGTTATAAATGTGGTTTAGCTATTGATAGAGATAAAAATGCAAGTATTAATCTTAGTAATTATAAAATAGCATAATTGGTATAGAGAAATTATGCTATGTGTACCGTGCGTTGTACGGGAATTTAAGTCCTTGGAGAGTTATACCAAACTAGAGTAGAATAAGGAATTATTCAAAATAGAACTTTAAGAAGAGGAAAGTTGTTTAGTAATGAACAACACATATAGAATTTATATATTTATAATTTTTTATAAGTTTTATGCAACGGTAGACCAAAAGCAGAAGATAGTGATAATGGCATAAATGATAATACCGAGCAATGGAGAGATAATCAATAATATAATTTAAAATATATTATTTCAGATTTGAAAGGAGGTGAGGATATAGAGTGGATAATAAAAAAAATCAAGTTAATAAGAAAATACCTGTAATATTTCAGAAATTAGATCAATATGAAAGCGAATATAGTGACATCAGATTTTTAAAAGTTAAAATATGGCTTATGCATTTAGGTGAAAATTTTAACGGCAGTTATTTTTCAAAGGAAGTAGTGGAAAATGCTATTCCTAGTTTAAGTAATACTCCTATATTAACTTATATAGAAACTAATTCAAGTGGTGAAGAGGATTTTTCAGACCATAGAACTATCATTGTTGTTAAGAATGGAGAACAGAAGTTTAAATATTTAGGACAAGCAATAGGAGTGATTCCTGAATCCAATAATGCTCAATTTGAAATGAGATTATGCGATGATGGAATAGAAAGAGAATTTTTGACAGTTGAAGGTTTGATATGGGCTAAATGGGACAATCCTATTGAGATTTTTGAAAATCAAAATATCAAACCACAATCAATGGAGTTGGCAAGTGATTATACAGGAGAATTTAAAGAAGATAAGCTATTTCATTTTACTGACTTTAAATTCTTTGGTGCATGTGCATTAGGATCAGATATAGAACCTGCTATGATTAACTCTACAATTGAAGCGCAATTTAGTAAACAAAGTATATTTGAAGATATTCAAGTGTATATGGAACAATTTAAGAAATTTAATAAAAATAAAGAAAATGGAAGTGAGGTAAAAGACATGGGTAAAAATAAAACTAATTTTAGCCTTAGCACAGAAAATTTAATAGATGAGATCAGAAAAGTTCTTAGAGAAAGAAAAATTATAGTAAAAGATTATTGGGGAGATTCATATGAAGAGAATGAGTTTTATTATAGAGATATAAAAGACGATGTTGTAGTTGTCATATCCAACGATTGGACTCAACTATATGGTATTCCTTGTACGGTATCAGGTGATACAGTTACTTTAGATTTTGATAATAAAGTACCTTATGTTAGTGATTTCAGACCTAAAGAAGATGGAGATACCGAAGTTGAAATTAATTTCTCATCAATATTAAATAATAGAATTAAATATTCAGTAGAAAAGGCACAACAAAAGGCACAAGACGAAATTAACATTGTAGAAACAGAAGAGTATAAAACTTTAAATACTGAATATACAAAATTAAAAAGTCAATTAGATGAATTCTCTAAAAAGAAAGATATTAAAGAAAATAATAATTCAGTAAATGAGCAATTTTCAAATTTACAATCAAACTACGATGATTTAAAGAGTAAGTTTGATACTATAAATAAGGAATTTGAATGTTTAAAAAAAACAAATTCTGAATTAGAAGAAGTTAAAAATGAATTTGAAAAAGAAAAGTTAACTCAGTCAGTTGATAAATCATTAAAAGAATTTTCATTTACAGATGAAGAAGTTAAAGATATTAGAAAACAAGCAATAAACCAAGAAATATCTTTAGATGAACTAAAAGAAAAATGTTATGTATTAGTAGGTAAAAAGGCTTTACAAGGTAATCAACAATTCACTAGCGCAGAATACAATGAAAAGGCTTCTGTAAGAATAAACAACACAGAAAACACTAAAAGTATCTATGGTGAATTAACAAATTATTTTGAAAATCTTAACAAATAAATTAAAAAATAATTAAAATATGAAGGAGGTCATTATATAATGGCAAAGACAAATAAAACAATAATAAGATTAGACAAGGTTAAAGCAACAGCACATATTGAGTCAATTAAATTTGACGGAGATTTAGAAAATGGTATGTTCGTATCATTAGGTAAATTAGCATCAGATGGTGAAGTAAGAGTAGCTACAGCACCAAAGGATGTTGAAAAAGATAGTATAGTAATACATGCATCTTCACCTTTAATGTATAACGAAACTTTACAAGAAGAAGATTTTATATTAGTAAAAGGAAATACAGGCAGAGGTTATGTACTAGAAGTAGGAGATATTTATACTATTACAGATAATGGTATTGACGGAGCAACAGAAGTGGGGAAATTTGTAGTTCCACAAGCTAGTAATGTTAAAGGGAAAGCTACGCAGGATCTAACAAATGAAAAAATAGCATTAGAAGTAATTGCAAAGGAAACTTTAGCAGGATACAAAGCATCAGTTCTTAGAGTTATAAGAGCGTAATTAAATTTTAAAATAATATATAAACACATAAATAAAAATAAATTAAAAATATTTACATAAAACGGGAGTGAGATAACAATATGAAAACAAAACTAACAGATATACAACAATTAGTAGTAGATATATGTAAAGGAGATGTAAGACAAAACTTTTCTAAAGCTGATGGTGAAGAGGTATTAAGACAAAAAATACTTGACACAGTGGGTGGAGAATGGAATTTTTATTCTTATAAAAAGAATCAATGGGAAATATTTGAGTTAATCAAAGAAGTAATATCACCTGCTACTGGAGTTTTAGTAGAAGAAAGTCTATCAGCGTTTGTAGACGTACATGATGTAGCGCTAGGAGACAAACCTGTATTTGATATAGAAGACAATTCATTATTTAGAGTTGCCACTATATCAACAGGGACTAACGATATTAGAAGACAAAAAATTTATGGTAAGACTTTACAAGTGGAAGTTGAAAACATTGGATTAAAAATTTATGAAGATTTTGACAGGTTTGTAAGTGGAAGATGTGACTTTGCTAGTATGATAGAGAAAGTTAAAAAATCTTTTTCTAATGAATTAGCAACTAGAGTATACAATGCAATTAAAGGAGCATTTGATGATTTAACAGCTCCATATGGAGTAAAAGGTACATTTAAATCCGACGACTTAGCTGATTTAATAGCACATGTACAATCTGCAACAGGACAAGGAGTAAGAGTATATGGAACTAAAAAAGCTCTTGGTAAAATAACGTCTGCTGTACCTTCAGATAAAATGAAAGACGAGCTAAATCTTTTAGGACATTATGGGGTGTTCCAAGGAACAGACTTAGTTGAATTGCCACAAGGACATGTTGCAGGAACAAATACTTTTGCAATGGATGATAACATGTTATTTGTTATTCCAGATGACACAAAGATAGTCAAACTTGTATTAGAAGGAGAACCTATTGTATACGAAAATACTTCTGCTACCGCAAGAAACGATCAACAAATCGAGTTCCTATTTGAAAGAAAAGCAGGGGTTGGCGTATTAAAGGCTTCTGTATATGGAATTTATAAATTGGCATAATTAAATTAAAAAGAGGTTGGTATTATTCAATCTCTTTTTAAACCATAAAAATAATATAATTAGAAAGGATGATAAAAAACATGGCTACAGCTAAAAAGAAAGAAGAATTGAAAGAAACTGAAGTACCGCAAGAGAACGAGACTATAATAACAAAAAAAAGTGAATCTAAAAACAAAGAAGATAATAAACCGTTGGCAAGAAAAGATTTAAGAAAGTTAATAACTAACGATTTGGAAATAGTAATAATGAATAATACAAATAATAAATTCACATATGAATGTCCTAGAACTCATAGGAGTTATGACATGACTTCTTATGGTGATTTAGATTACATAACTTATGAAGAACTTAATGCTATGAAAAATAAATACAGAATAATTCTTCAAGATTATTGGATATTACCAATTGATGTAATAAGTGATGATGTTACATTGGAGGATGTTTTACAATTTGCAGGACTTAAGGATATATATAAAGCTGAGATGCTACAATCTGATTTTATTGATGAATTGCTAATAAACAAAGATATAAATGAATTTATGGATATAATGCAAAAAGTAACAAATAAGTACATTTTATCAATAGTAGATAGGGCAGTAGCTTTATTTAAAGAAAATAAATTTAATGATTATAGCAAAATGTCAGTATTAGAGAACAAAGTTCAAAAGCCTGATTTATTCAAAGAAATATCAGAGCAAATACAAGAACAATAAAGAGGAGGTGCTTATTTATGAGTACCCCATTTTCTAAAATATATGATAAATTTTTATCACAAATAGAAGATGGTGATATAGCTAATTTATCAGAAGGTGATTTAAAAGCAATTTTATTTAGTTATATGGATACTTCTATATCATTGGAATTTAAACAATGTAAAAAAGATTTATTAAATCATGTAGATATGGATAAAGAAGAATTTACAGTTGATATTACAAGTGAAGAAATAAATATAATTGCATTAGGAATGGTAGTTGCTTATCTTCAACCTAAAATAAGACACGAACAATTACTTATTCAACAAATAGGCGATAGAGATTATAAAACTTTTTCAGGTGCAAATTTATTAAAAGAATTAATGGAATTAGAACAATTAACGAAACGCAGACTTAGAGAATATGTAAATTCATATACATATAACAAAATACTACAAGGTGATTAATATGGATTATTTTGAGAGATACAAACGCAGAGTAAATATAAATGGTGCAAATAATAAAGAAAAAATTATAAATCGAAAAATTAAACAATTTGAGAGATATATTAATAATGCACCAGATACATATAAAGTAAGTATAAACAACTCTAAAGAATTATATAAAGGAACGTTTCAAGATGTAAGTCCTAATAATCCTAAAAACAATGGGGATGAAAAATACTTTGTTACATATAATAAAACACCTGCATATGTAGGTTGTGTAATTAAATGGTTTCATAAGGATTGGATAATAGTAGATAAAGAACATAATTCAATTCAGGATCATCAAACATTTAAAATAAGACCATGTAATCACTTATTAAAATGGATATCTAAAGATGGTCAAATTCAAACACATGTAGCATTGATAAACAATGAACAGTTATATACTACAGGTGTTACAGAGGATAAATACAAGCAATGGGGTAATTCTAAAGAAAGTATTATATTACCTCTTAATGAAGTGACTCAAACTATATATGAAGATATGAGATTAATAATTAATAGACATTGTTGGAAAGTTACTTTTATAAATGAAGATTATAAAGGTTTATTAACCATAATGTGCGAACAAGATAAGATTAATAATAATACTGATAATCGTGAATTAGGCATAGCAGATTATTATAAATATCAAAATCATTATGATTTAAAAATACTAAATAAAAACCCAATTTTATCAACTTTGGGGACAACTACGACCCTTGATATTCAATGCTTTAAGAATGATAAGAAAGTTGAAAACCCTATATTAAAATATGCTATTTCAAATGAAGAAATAGCTAAAATTGAAGGCCATAAAATAGTAGGGTTAAAATATGGAACTTGCAAGCTTACAATTGAATATGAAGGAATCCAACAGACGGTAGATGTTCATATATTAGAGAATCAAACTAATAACTTTACCACTCAGATTGAGGGTAAATTAACTCTTCCATGGGGTCGCAAGGCTACATATAAAGTTACATTTGTAGATAATGGAGAACCATATAATGATGTATGTGAATTCACTTTAACTGATGAGAATGGTAAAAAAACTAAATTAGCTAAGATTATAAAAGTTGATAAAGAAAACTGTACTTGTACTATAGAAGCAAACCGTAATCAAGATGAAGGAATAGTATTGTTACATTGTAAAAATAGAATAGACAATGAAGAAATTAAAAAGATTGAGATTATGTCTGCTTGGATATCAGATTATAATTAAAATAAATATAGAACAAATTAAAAAAATAAAACAAATGGAAGGTGTTGTACATGATAGACGGAAAAAAGAAAAGATGGCATATTACTAAGGATGATATTCTAAGTTTAGATACTGTAACTTATACAAATGTAGCAGTAGCAAAATTAAAACCATTACCATCAATTTGTGAGCCTAATTCAAGTATTGTTAATCATTTTGTAGAAATATTTGATAACGACGGTAAACAACTTGAAGAAATACCTATGGCTGAAATAGATAGTGAGGCCAGCATAGGTAAATTTGCCGTTGATGCTAGTAATACTATTTATTTAGTAATTGCTAAAACTGAGAAAGTTGAAGTTGAGGAACAAGTGAAAGAAGAAGTTCCTGATAATAGTATTCCAATGACTGAATTGCAACCTGCTGTTAAAAATGACAGTAAGGTAGAGAGCAAAGAGGCAGGCACTCAGACTGAAGATGAAAAAAATAAGGCAAAAGAAGACTCAGGTAAAGGAGTAACTGCTGAACATGATACTTCAAAAGATAATGAGCATACTGAAATAGTAGCAAAATCAAGAAGTGTTGAAGTACCTACTGTAAGTCAATTATCTGCAACTGTTATTAGTCCAGAAGGGGAGGTGAAAACTAAAACCATAATTAAAACTGTTAAAAAGATAGTTACAAAACCTTTAAGTCTTACATTAGAAGAGATTAAGAAAAGATTTCAATACTTTGATGTAATCTATAGATTAAAAGATTCTGTAAAAGTAGTTGAAGGTGAATTTTTACTAACTGTATATGATAATTTAAAAGATTTTTATATATATAAAAGTTTGCCTGTAGATGAAGCTAAAATGATGACATTAATGAAGACTTTAATATCTAGCTCAGATACAAGTTCAATGGGACTATTAGAATTCTATACCGAACCTTTATTAGCTGAATAGAATGGAGTTGATTAAATGCCAATTACAACTTATAAAGATAGTGAATTTAAACATGGATTAGAGTTAAAAGATAGTTGTACTTTAAACAAATATCTTTTTGATGTAGTTTATACATTAATGGATAATCAAAATTTATTAAAATTGTTAACTATCCCTAATAATCAACCGTTTAAGGCTGAAGGTATTGAAATAAGTAAGAAAAATCCTATTATTAATGAATATATATTTCCTTATCCAAAAGATATAAATACAACTACGGTTAAAGGAAGCCGTATTTATGTAAATTGGATTGATGGTAGAGAACAAGGAGGGGTATTCCAAGACTCTACCTTACAAATAGATATATTAGTTAGTAACGACAAGGATATTCTTCTTATTAATAAAGGCAGAAGGGATTTAGAAATTAAGTATGAGATACAAAAGACTTTGACAGGAGCGCATGGTTTAGGAGTAGGAGATCTAAATAAGCTAAGTTGGAATATAATTATGACCAATGATATGGTTGGATATAGTTTAAGATATTTCATAAAGGATTTCAGATAGCTATGAATAAAAATGCTAATTTAGTTGAAGTAGACGTTGATGACATCAAGCTAAAAACACTGGCTAATATACCTATAAGTATAACTAAATCAATAACTATATACCCTCTAACGCTTAAAGAAATTACTACATTAGGATATGATATTTATAATAAATCTTTGAACTACATATGCATAGATTTAAAGGATATTGAATATAACTATCAATCTTTAGCTAATATTACTACATTAGATTTTATAATTAATAGTTGTATCCAAGATGCAAATTTTAAAATTATGTTTTTAAATGCCTTATCATTATTTTTAAGAAGTAAAATGCACTTTTTTGATAATAAAATATATGTTAATGAAATTCTGAAAGAAAATATCATTACAAATGACATATTTAAAAGTATACAAACAATAATTAAAGTGCAAAATTCTATAGAACAAAAAAAAGAAGATGGCTACAATGTTAAAAGTAAAAAAGGCAGAGAAATTTTAGAAAAGCTGAAGAAGGGTAAGGAAAAGTTAAATAAAGCAAAAGAGAACTTAAATTTAACATTATTTGATTTGGTTTCAATTTATTGTTCTTACAATAATAATACTAACCTATTAGATGTATGGGATTATAACATGTTTCAATTTAACGATCAATTTCAAAGAATTCAAATATTAGAGCAATACGATGTAAATATACAAGCATTATTACATGGTGCAAAAATGGAAGGAGAAAATCCTACATTTATAAAAAAAATAAATTAAACAGGAGGAAATTTTATGAGATTTGGTTCAAGAGAAGTATGCAATGTTGTTATAAAAGATATTGCAAATAAAAAACCTAAAATATATTTAGAAACATTAAAAATGAATAATATAGAAGTAGGGTCTAATACGGTGTATGCGGTCGGTGGACAGGGTATGCCTAAGCTCATAGGATGGAGCGGAAAGAAGGACGTAAAATTCAAGAATGAAGATGCTTTATTATCTCCAGAATCTTTTGCTGTTCTTTCAGGAAGTAAGATAAGCAGAGAAAAGAAAGTTATACATAAAAAAGAGAAATTTGAGGTGGATGAGAATAAAAAAGTAATATTATCTCATGAACCTAGTGTAGATAAGAAGCATATATTTTATGTTGCACTATCTGATATTAGCGGTACTATTCCATCAAAAGAACTAACAAAGGCAAAATCAAGTGGAAGTCCCACATCTGAAGAATATGATATAGATAAGAGTGATAATAAAACAGTTATTGTTCATGAAGATTTAGTAGGGAAAACCATACTTATAGATTATTATTACATGTCAGAAGCAAATGTCACTACTTTGACTATTACAAGTGATGATTTTCCTAAAACATTTGCATTGGAAGCAGATACGTTGTTCAGAACAGAGGATGGAATTGATAGACCTTGTCACATCACAATACCAAAGGCTAAATTAGAAGGAAAATTTAGTGTAAATATGAAAGGTGATGGAGATCCTTCAACATTTAAATTTGATTTTGAGTGTTTAAAACCTTCAAATGGTAAAGATATGGTTGTGTTTGACATAGAAATGGACGAAGAATAAAAGGTGTTGATAAGATTATGGATACTGTAGTAGAAAACAAGGATAACACAATAGAAAAAAGTATAGACGGTAAGAAAATAAATAGTAAAAAAAAGAAAAATATAAATACAATTATCTTTAATAGTAAGAATATCAAAGGTAATTGTATACAAATAGAAGGTTTTTCTTTTAAGCTGTTAGACAAGGAATTAAAAGATAATGTTACTATAAAATACATCAAAAATAATGGAAATATAGAAATAGTTGAAATTAACTAGGAGAGCTAAAAGGTTCTCCCTTATTTTTTAATTTTAGAGTTTGAAGAAAGGAGATGCGCTGTCATGGATGTTAATATTATTAGAAAAATAACTAGTAATGGTGCTCAAGGTGGTGTTAATTATCCAACATGGATAGTTATACACGAAACCGACAATGAAGATAAAGGGGCTAACGCTTTATGCCATGCGAGAGCATTAGCAAATGGAAATTTATCTTGTTCAGCACATTATTATGTAGATGAAAGTAATATAGTACAAGTACACGAACATTGGACTGTAGCTAGTCACGTAGGTGTTAAATATGGAACTCCTCCAATTGGTGGAATAGGGAATAAAAATTCTATTGGCATTGAAATATGTGTCAATGAAGACAGTAATTACTCTAAAGCAAGACAAAATGCAATTGAGTTAACTAAATATTTAATATCTACTACTAAAATACCTGCTAGTAGAGTAGTTAAACACTACGATGCTTGTAAAAAGTATTGCCCTAGAAAAATGTTGGATTCGCCTAGTTTATGGAATGATTTCAAAAGTCAAATATCTAATGCATCGGTTAATAGTTCTTCTGGTTTGCTAAAGATAGGAAGTAAAGAAGATAAAGTAAAACAATTACAAGCTAATTTAAATAAATTAGGATATACTTGTGGAAATGCAGATGGTATATTTGGTCAAGAGACTAAAAATGCAGTTATTTCATTTCAAAGAAATAACGAATTAAGTGCGGATGGAATAGTTGGCCAGAGTACTTGGAATAAAATCCTTAGTAATTTAGAGGATAGAAGATTTAAGCCACTATCTTTAAAAATGATTTATGATTCTCCCGCAATACAAATTAGAGATGGGTTTGTGAATATATCCAAGTATTTTTATAAAGACCAATTTATTACTGCAATAGATGAAAAGTTAGAATTTTATCTATTAGATATTAATGGTGTAAAAGCATGGATACCTAAAAAAGCTACATCTCCAAGATAATAGGTAAATCAATTAAAATCCATACATATAAAAGGAGGAGGTTTATATGAAAGAACAATTATTAAATGAGATTATAAAATGTATATTTGCTATAGTAATAATGTTAGTAGGTCAATTAACATTACAAATACAATCATTTATAAAGAAAAAGAAGGCTTTAGCAATTCAACAAGGAAAAGCTGAAGTGTATAATAATGCAAAGTATATGGCTGAAGGAGTATACACTTTATTAGAACATAATTTCAAGGATCTAAAAAAGTCTGGTGAAGCTAAAAAGAATGAAATGGATAGAATATTAAAATCACATTTTCCAAGTTTAACAGATGAAGAACTTGACGTTATTAATAAACAAGTATGGAATAAGCTTAATGACAACGTGATTAAAGAATTAAAAACTCCAATAGTTATAACTAAAGAAGAAGTAACAGAATAATTTATTTTAGGACAAGCTAATTAGTTTGTCCTAATTTTATATTAAATATTGTAATGTGTTTTTATTAAAAATATTTGGATAAAGATAATTTAGAATATTTAATAAATGAAAATTAAAGATATATAAATAGACAAAATTAAAAGAACATTGATAACCAGAGTCGTAGTCTATCAATGTTCTTTTAAAACATACAGTACTAATGTATGATACGATTAATTATATTATACCATTTTAGATAATTATTGCAACAAAAATAACATTAATTTTAAATAAAATTTAAAATGTTTATGATAATAAAATAATATGTTATATGAAATTAATTATATTGCAATTATATTTATATATATGAATAATAAATTCAATATACGAAATGTATTACATATTTACAAATAGTTAGAAAATAAATTGACATATTTAACTACCGATGGTAAAGTGTTTACCATAAAACAGTGTACAAGAAGGGGAATAATCATATGGACAGGGGTAGAATAAATGGATATATAAATGCTAATAGAAATGGAGAAAACAAGGGGATTGGTGGGCTTATAAAATATCAAATTGAAAGAAAACTTACAGAAAAGAAAAAATATAAAATAAGATTTATATATATCTTAAAAATAATAGACTTTTGGCGTAGAGAAGTTAAAGGAAGATATGAAATTCAATTTGCAAAATATATACTATATTTAGATGAAACTAATAGTTCACAATCAATGAAAAATATAGATGAGTTCGAAAAATTTTTAAAAGAATATATATATGATTATTTTATAGAATGTAAAGAAGATCATCAAAATAAAAATATACATAAACATTTAAAAGTTGGAATAACATCTACATTGGTAGATTCAATTGAAGATATTATAAATTATAAATGGGTAAATGAAATATTAAAGAATGAAGGTTTATGTAATGATGAACAGGGTAATTTTAATAAACAAAATGCTAAGAATATGATAAAAAAATGTATTGAAAAAGCATATTAAATAATAATGTGAGGATATATGAATGACAGCAAATGATAAGATGATAGTATCTAAAGATGTTAAACAACTAGCAATAAATATATTATTAGAGTATTTTGAAGATGACGTTGTACAAAAGATCATTAACAAACTTGGAAGTGAAAAATTTTTTAAAGAGATAAAAAAGAACATAGAACATAATAGTAATATAGAAAAAGATTTAAGTGATAGATTCATAAAAATATGTAATGATTTGAATGACATACTACATACATTAGAGGAAATAGATGACAAAAGTCATATAGTAAGAGAAGTGTATAATAGTAGATATGATGTGGAGTGTAGCAATGAATATGATTTTATTTATAGGAATTATACATTAGAATCTAATGTGAAATATGCGTTGAAAAGAAAGGATATGACACAAGTTGAATTATGTAAAAAAACAGGGATACCTAGAACTACATTTAACAATATTATAAGAAATCCTTCAAAAGCTACTTTTATGAATATAGTTAAGATAGCATATGTATTAAATATGAGCATCCATGACTTATTTTACATTCAAAAAATTGACAAAAACAAGTGTAAAAATATGGAATAAAAATGTACGATATATGGAACATTAAGAATTTATACCCAGCTATGGACTTGAATATTGTATTTACGCATATTATAATAGTTGGTGTAGTAGATAATATATTATTATAAATATATGAAAAAAGGGGGATTAATGGTTAACTATTTTATTAAAAAGCTAAAGAGGGGAAGGAATATGTAATGGAATATAAAAAAAATAATACTCCAGAAATTAAAAGCAAACAAAAAACTAATAATACAATAGTAGATAAATACTTAAATAAAAGAACACTTGCAATGAAAACATTTTTAGTAATAGATGAATTATCTAATTGTTTATTCGAGGAATATTTACTAGACGATAGCTCACTAGGAGAATCAATTATAGCATTATATAAATTAAGAAATTATTTATTAGAAAATAACTTAAGAGGAGATGTAAACGTAAAAGCTATAGAACAAGCGTACAAGTCTAAACAGTATACAAAATTAAAAATGTTAATGGAAGAAAAATTTTTACAGTTGTTTACACCTGAAGAGTTTAATTTATTTATTGAAATTTTCAAGTATAATAAATGGAGTTGGTTTGAACTATTAAATAAATTTAACATACGTAAATGTAACGTATTTACAATAATTCAATGCTCACCAATGTAACAACATATTCAACAACAAAAATATTAGAAGATTGTCAGTCTCGCACACTGATGATCTTCTTTTTTATTATGGAATTTTATAAAAATTTTATTATAAAATTTATTGTAAATATAATAAGATAATTTATTTTCTATCTGTAGCTTGTTCGATTTTAAGATGAAAGTTGTTGTTTATAGTCAACAGTAAATGTCGTAATTGATACGATATTTGACATAACTTTTACAATGAAAATTATATAATAAATATAGGAACATGTCAATACTAAACGTTTGTTCGTTCTATATATATCAAGGGTTTCAAGAAAATCAATTATTAAAATTTATTAAGATATAATCTAAAATATAGTGAAAAATAAAATTTATAAAAAGAAAAATATAGTATTATTCTGTAAAAAAATATAATTGTACTATCATTAATATTTAATATTAACAAATATATAAGATTAATAAATATATATTACTAAAAGTATTTTAAAATAGATTATGTACTCATAATAAATTATTAAAATAATTTTTATATAGAAATAAATATATTTAAAAAGTTGCAATAAGCTATTTACAAAATGTTAATATATGGTAAAATGATATATATGAATTTTGATTAGGAGGGGTTTTATGAAAGGGATAAGAAAGTCAATTTTATGTTTAGTTTTATCAGCAGGGGTAATAGCTCCGGTAACAACGAGTATAGTTCAAAGTCCTCAAAAATGTTATGCTTGTACTGTTGATAAAGGTTCATATGCAGATACCTTCACAGAGTTTACTAATGTTGAGGAAGCCAAAAAATGGGGAAATGCTCAATATAAAAAATATGGCCTAAGCAAACCTGAACAAGAAGCTATAAAATTTTATACAAGAGATGCAAGTAAGATCAATGGACCATTAAGAGCAAATCAAGGAAATGAGAATGGATTATCTTCTGACATTTTACAAAAAGTTAAATTAATAGATCAATCTTTTAGTAAGATGAAGATGCCTCAAAATATTATTCTTTTTAGAGGTGATGACCCTGCTTATTTAGGTCCAGAATTTCAAGATAAAATTCTTAATAAAGATGGAACAATTAATAGAGATGTTTTTGAACAAGTTAAAGCGAAATTTTTAAAAAAAGATAGAACAGAATATGGATATATTAGTACTTCATTAATGAGTGCGCAATTTGGAGGAAGACCAATTGTTACTAAATTTAAAGTAACTAATGGATCAAAAGGAGGGTATATAGACCCTATTAGCTATTTCCCAGGACAACTTGAAGTGTTGCTTCCTAGAAATAATAGTTATTATATAAGTGATATGCAAATATCTCCCAATAATAGACAAATTATGATTACAGCAATGATATTTAAATAGTTTATAAAAATAAATAAAATATAGTTATGCTAAATAAAAGATTTAGCATCTTGAAGTAAGAAAAATTATAGGAACACATAACAACAAAAATAACTACTTTTAATTAAGTAGTTATTTTTGTTATACGTAAAAATAGATTGATTATTAAATAAATAATAGGTTATTTAATTTGCAATATTCAGATGACTTTTGATAAATATGAAATTAAAGCAAAAGATTATTGACATTTTGTATTTTTATATGTAATATTATACATAAGGTACGTGAGATGATATGTATCTTATGTGTATTCAACTATAAGATATAAGAGTTTAAAAAGTCAGTGAACCTCCACTGTATAAGCGAGGAGCTAAAAAAGTCGGAGATCCTCTTCCGTATAAATGGGGCTTTAAAAAGTCAGTGAACCTCCACTGTATAAGCGAGGAGCTAAAAAAGTCGTATGTGGGTAACATTTAGTTACCCATTTTTATTATTTGGTGAGGGTAAAATATGGGGATTAAAATTTATATGGTAGATAGTAATTATATTACTTATTTAAGAAGCTTTGATACTAATGTAGCTTTAAATAAAAAGATTCATGAAGGTATTAGAAAATATACTGGCATAGTATTTGAAGTTAATGACTTTAAATATTTTGCTCCTATGTCTTCACCTAAACAAAAACATAAAAATATTAGTGATGAACAAATTGATTGTGTAAAAATAAAAAAAGGACAACTAGGCGTAGTTAATCTTAATAATATGATTCCAGTTTGTGATGAGAATTTATTGCCATTCCACATAAATGAACAAGAGGAAAGTTATAAAAATTTATTATTTAATCAATTTAAATACCTAAATAAAAGTAAACAAGAAGTTAAAGACAAAGCAAGGAAGCTATATAGTATAGTTAATTCAGGAAAACATAAAAAGATATCTAATAGATGTTGCAATTTTAAATTATTGGAACAAAAGTGTATGGAATATCAATACGTCAAAGAATCATTTGATGAAGCTGCGGTAAATATAACGACATACAAAGAATAAATAATTATAGATAATTAAATATGAATATATGTAAAGAACTACTTTGTAATGAGGTAGTTCTTTTTGTTATGCGAAGAAATAACATTATGACCTTTAACCAATTTATGGTAAAATATGAATATGGAAATAATATACAAATATAATCTAGAATCTTAGTAAATTGTATTTAAATAGAAAAATATAACATAATATCATATAATTTACCAAAATTTTATTGAAAAACGGGACAAGGAGTGGTAACATGAAGATACAGCGTTGGACAAGTTCCAATAAGAAAGTGTATAAGTTAAAAAAGATTAGATATAAAGAAAATAGAGAGAAAGAGGGATTAGGTATGGAAGTAGTTGAAAGATACTGTACTGTTGCTGAGTCTCTTAGGACAAGCTTGCAACAAATGCAAGAAATACGAAAGGGTAATTCATCTAAAAAAAGTTGGAGAGAGGTACGGGAGGAGCTAAAAAAAGAAAAACAAGGTTGATAGGGGTTAGGATATGTGTTATGAAGTTATTCCTACAGACAAATTTATAAGTGATTTAAAATTTTACATTAATAAACGTAAGTACAAACATATTGATGATGATGTCGATATTGTAGTAGAACAACTAGAAAAAGGGGTATTAGTGGGAGATACTATAAATGATATTAAATTACCAAATGGTGAAGATGCATTTAAAGCAAGAGCTAAAAATACAGATACTCGTGTTGGGCAATCAAATGGATATAGAATCATCTATTATGTAATACAAAATGAAAAAACAATATTTTTATTAACTGTTTATTATAAAAAGGACGACAATCGTATACCATCTAAAAATGAAATTATTGAAATAATCAACGAATTTTATTCATAAAATTAGATGCATATTATTTAAATTGTTTGATGAGATACAATACATATTAATATTAAACACCAATATGTGTAAAGAACTACTTCATAGTAAGGTAGTTCTTTTTGTTATGCGAAGAAATAGGTTGGTTACATAATGGTGAGTTATTGGTTTTAGTTATTTATTAGTAGTTAAATATCATAAAATGATTTTATAAAAATAAAATTATGGTATCCTCATATCAAATTACTTGATTTTAAAATTATAATATGATAATATATATTTAAAGCAAGAAATAAAAATTAGGAGTGGAATATAATGGGCATTATAGATAAAGGTATTTATATACTACAAATAGAAGATGAATGTATTGGGTTTTTAAATATGGATTTTATAAAAAATTTTGATTTAAAACCAAACGAAGTGGAATTTGTTAAAAATTTAATACCTTTACAAATTGATAAAGGCATCGATGATTGGATGATTTTGAGACTTGATGACATTGCAGAGCAATTTAATATTCCCAAGCCAACAGTATCACGATATATGCAAAAGCTTAAACAAACTAATATCTTAGTACAAGAAGATTTTAGAAGTCCATTATGGAAATTTAACCCCAATATAGTGCATTATGAAATTAGATAAATTAAGGACGAAAAGTCCTTTTTAAATAAATATGAATATCAAGTTTTGATGTTTAAATTATATATAGATAATATCATAAAAATCAAAAACAAATACTTAGTAATATTAAAGGTGGTTCTATAAATGAAATGTGACGTTTTTATGCTGAATCAAGATGAAATTTTGAATTGTTTTAATTCAATAAAGACAATTTTTGACTTGAGAAATATATCTAAAAAGTTAATTGATAATGAATGTAAGAAAAATGAAATACCAAGCATAATTAAGAAAACTAATATAAGGGGGGATTTTAAGATGGAAATTAAAACAATTTATCTAATAATTGAGGGTAAGTATAAGGACAAGAAAGGTAAATTACATAATATCATTACATATACAGATAGTTTAGAAACAATAGAAAATCATAAGGATAAAATATTAGGGTATGAAGTGGCTAGTATTAATGATCTTAACAATAGTGAAGTATTTGATGATACTTTTGGAGTTGATACATTGAGAGTTAAAGAAGGGGTAGTTGCATATAAGAAATATTTAGTTTGGTATGAAGGTTGGGATATTGAAGATTATTTAGAAATTGGTCAATGGGAATTGATTTAGAAGATTAAAATATTAAGAATGTGCTTGATTAGGGTGATTAAGATATGATAAATAAAACAACAATACAATATCAAGGAGGATTTTTAAAACGATGAATAGATTGAACAAAGAAGATTTTATGGGTAAAAGAAAGTTAAAAGTAAAAGTAAAGGTGTTAAAACAAGTAGGTAATGTAGAGATATATGAATTAAATGAATACAATATGTTAAGCTTTTGTAATTTTATAACTAGATTTTTAGAAAACAATAAAGAAACTTTAGAAAAAGGGCAAGTATCTTATACTTTAGATGATAGGGTAGAAATACTAAATATGTTTACTAATATTAATTTAGAGAATTTTAAAAAGACTGAGATTGTAGAGATACTAATGAGTCCTAGCGAAGATGTAATAAATGTAGAGGAAGAATTATTAAATATAATTATACCTGAGCTAATAGAAAAGACATCTAAAGAAGGACTAGATAATTTAGTTAATATGGATATAGAAGAACAAAGAGAAGTAATAGAACAAGTAAAAAAAGAAAACAACGAAGATGTAGACACTGAACGAGTATTAGAAGAATTAAAAAAGGAAAAAGAAAGACAGTTGAAATTAAAAAAGAAAGAGGAGCTAGAAAAACAAATAAGAGAATTAGAATTAGGTGATGAGTAATGCCTTATTTTGCTGATATATCTCAATTAGAAAAAGAGATTAAAAAACAATCTATAAAGGCGTTAAAAGATGACGTTAGTAGAATTATTAAGGATGAATTAAAAAAACAAGTATTAGATAAAGTATATTCACATCCATCTAGCGATAGTTATCAAAGAACCTATGAGTTATTGAAGTCCATTGAAATAGGCGATGTAAAAGAAGAAAATGGAATGTACATAGCACAAGTTTATTTTAACCCTGAGCTTACTCATGAATCATGGTGGGGTAGCAGTAAATTAGGAATTCAAAAAGGTGAACAAGTAGGAATGAATTATATTGCACAATGGTTAAATGAAGACAAGAACATATTTGCACCTTATACAAAAGACTTCATTGAAAATACCGAAATAGAATTAAGAAATACTAAAAGTGCAATAAACGCCTTTATAGGATATATGCAAAGTAGAGGGATAAAAATTATATAATACGTGCCAAAGGACTCAATGTACATTGGGTTCTTTTATTTTGCACAAAAAGGAGTTGATTAGACAGTATGGCTGAAACATATGGTATTCAATTAGGCGTAGAGTTTAATTTTGAAGAAGCAAAACAAAATTTGAATAAAATAATTAATGACTTACAAAAAGATTGTAAATTAAACATTAAATTAGAAAATGTTAATTTTGATAAGATTATAAATGATTATAAAAATTTACAAAGACAATTACAATCTAACGGAATTAAGTTAAATACAAATGGCCTTGAAGAAATAGATAAAGTATCTAATAGAATTGCACAGGCTAATGATTCATCTAGAAAAATAATTTATAATCAAGAACGAGAAAGATTAAGAACCATAACTGATACGCAAAAGAAAATAGAACAAATAATAACTGGTAGTAACGAAACTATAGCTCAGCAACAAGGTAGAATGAATAGATTAAATGGCCAACAGTATGAACAAATTTGGCTTAGAGCATTAAAAGAGAAGGAACAAAAGGCTATACAATCTGAAGAAAGAATAGCACAAGCTGAACAGAAGAGAATACAAAAACTAGGACAAGAAAGAGGATTTGCTTCTAGTGGAATGTTTAGTGATGATACTTATATAAAAGCACAAATTCAATCTATATATGGAGCAGATGCTTCAATTAAAAATTATAAGCGTTCTTTAGATAGTGCGGGAAATTCACAGATAAAAATGACTATAGCAACTCAAAGTACTAATAATCAGATAAAAGAATATGGAGTAACCATAGACAAAAATACTCAAAAGATATACCAAAATAGTGAAGCCATAAAAGTAAATAACAAGCATATAGCTAGTGCATTTGAAAGAATGGGTAATAGCATTAAACAAGCAGTTTCTATGGCTGTAACCATGGGGTCAATGTATAAAGGAGTTCAAAAGTGTTATGAGGCTGTACAAGTGTTAATATCGTTAGATCAACAAATGGTTCAAGTACGAGAAATAACTGGAATGACACAACAGCAAACAGATAAATTAATGCAGTCATATTCTAAAATGAGTGTAAATTTAGCTACTACATTAACAGATATGTCTAAATTAACAGTTGAACTAACAAGGCAAGGGTTAGCTATAGATGAAACAAACAAAAGAATGCAGATTTTCAGTAAGTTTAATAAAGTTATTAATGGAGACATAAACCAATCAACTGAATTAATGACGGCAGGTATTAACTCATTACAAGTGGATGCACAAGAACTTTCGGATGTATTGGTAAAAGTAGGAGCTGTGTCTGGTACAAGTGCCCAAGAAGTAGGAGCTATAATTCAGAAATCTGGTGCAATGGCTAAAGAAGGAAAAATTTCATTACAGGAATTAGCAACAATGGGTGCAATAGTTTCAGAAAAAACAAGAGAAAGTGGTAAAGTTTTGCCGTCTTAGGAGGAAACTCCTAATGATTATGAGAGTGGGATTAAGCAGGGAGTCCTAAAGGGATAATCTGAACCGAAGGCGTACATTATGTACTAAATCATAGTAATATGATTGATGATAGAAATATCAGTCAGGGGCAACGCATAGATGATGAAGGTTAATGGATGATATCCAACCGTATAATTCATCCACGAGACCACTCCACAAATAGATATACTCTATTTCACTTGAGTAATAATCAAGTGCCTAACGTTAAACGAGGGTGAAAAGGTATGCTGATCTAAGAATGAATTGACATTCTGAAATCTATTAATGAAAATTAATAGGGGCGAGGAAACTCCTAGATGTAAAGGATAAAAAGCCTTTACGATAACATTATATGGAAACAATTGGAACATCATTGAAAACAATTTTTGCCAAATTTCAACAAGTAAAAAAAGATACAGGTGAAGTAAACAAAGATTTTAGTGCAACAATTAACACTCTTGAAAAATTTGGAGTTAAAACAGGTGCAATGGCGGGACAATTAAAGCCCGTTGGTGAAATACTTCAAGAATTAGCAAGTAAATGGAATGACATGAATGATAAAGAAAGAGCCATGGTATCAAGTTCTTTAGGAGTTTATCAAATATCTCGTTTTAGTGCTTTAATGCAAGGACTTGCTAAAGATGTAAATGGAGTTTCAAGATCGCAACAAATTTATAGTGAGGTAATGAATGCCAGTGGTGAAACAAATAAACAATACGAAACTTATTTAAATTCTCTATCTGGTGCTATAGACAAATTTAAAGCAAAATGGGAAGTTGTATTTAATAACTCAATGAATAGCGGTGCTTTAAAATCAATAGTTGATATGGGTACAGGAATACTTAATTTAGTTGACAAATTTGGAGGATTAAATATAGCTTTAACATCATTGAATGTGGTTCTATTACTATCCAGCAAAAAGTTTAAAGAATGGATAGTTGGAATAAAATCATTTTCAGAAGTTAGTGATTTTATGAATGTTTCTTTAGGAAAAATGAAAGTTTCAATTAATAATTTAACATGGCTATTTAAAACTTCTACAGCTGAAATGGGAGTTTTTAGAGGAAGTTTATTTACATTAAAAACAGCATTAGATTATTCTAGAATATCAGCAATAGCTTTGCAAACAACATTAACATTGGGTATATCATTAGCTATTACAGGTGTTATTTCTTGCATTAGTAAACTAATTAATAAGATGAGTGAATCAAAACACAAAAGTCAAGAGCTTGAACAATCAGTACAACAAAATATAAAATCCAATAATGATATGATAACCTATCTTCGTACAGAGGGTAAGGAGTATGATAATTTATCTAAGAAGACTAAATTAACTACTGAAGAACAAGAAAAATTAAAAAGTATTAAACAACAGTTAGTTGATAAATTTCCAGAGTTAATTAAAGGGATCAATTCTGAAACTGGGGAAATTGAGTTACAATCTAAATCTACAAAAGAATTAATTGAATTATTAAAACAAAAAAATCAAATAGAGAATCAAAAGTTAGTAAATAGTGGAAATGATACATTAAAAGAACAACAAGGCGAATATGCTAAATTAAAAAAAAAGTATGCACAACTTCAACATCAAGCTGAAATGATTAAAAATGGCGGTGGTAACTTAGATAAAAATGGATATTATTACCGTCATACGATAGAAGGATTGCAACAAATAAAACGTAATATAGGATTGACAAAAGTACAGCAAGAAGAACTGAATAGGAAAACAGAAGAATATCGAAATCAATTAGGTGAAATGAAAACTACAGGCGCACAAATGATGGAAAAATTAAAAGTAATTAAACCTAATATAGACGCTGTATTTGCATTAAAAAATATTGATAATTTCACAAAAAAATTAGCAGAAATAAAAATAGACTTTAGTAAATTCATAGATAAGGATAATAATTTGGACTTTACTGGGTTACAAGTGGAGATTCAGAAATTTAAAGATAAAATAGAGAACGACCCCAATTACTCTAATATTAAAATGGTGGCACAATTAAAAGAACCCAAACAGGAAGATTTAAAAAAGTATTTTGATTCTATATTATCATTAGCTAAAACTTTAAAGATGAGTCCTCTTGAGCTAACGAAAATAATGCCTTTATCTGTAGATAAAGAATATTTAAAGAAAAATTCGGATTTATTTGTTAAAATCTTAAAGGATGAAATTAAAAAAGCTAGTGGTCAAAATAAGATTAATTTAACAAATATGATTAAAATGTTTGATGGTAGTGAAATTGCTAAAGAGGGTACGGCAATATCGAATTCTATCGGAAACATCAAAGAACAGCAAGAACAACTAGATAAAGCTTATAAAAATTCAGTAAGTTCTATTAAAGAATATACGGGATATTTAAAAGAATTAAAAGAAAATAGACATTTATCTGCTGAAAGCTTGGCAGAAATTATAGATAAACATAGCGAATTAATACCTTATTTAAATGATGAAAAGACATTGTATAAAAAATTGCAAGGAGTCGTAAGTCAAGAAAAACAAAATGCTCTAAATGCTATAGGCGCAAAACTAGAAATGAATAGTACATTTTGTGCAGAAGTTTATGCAAAGCATCAAACAGCATTTAAAAATATAGCAAGCGCATATAATATTGATCTTGATAACTTTAAGTCTATAGCGTTAACGAAGCAAAAAATAAATGGAATATTAACTCGTAATATAGGTCAACAGTGGATTAAACAAGCCGGAATGGGTATCACTGGTATGAAAAAGGCTATGCAAAAAATGAATGAAAGTATGAAAGGTCAGTTTTTAAGTTGGAAAGCTGGTGATTTGTCAGCAGAAGGCGAACAAGACCTTGCGAAAAAATTGGGTGATATAAAGCAATTAGAAGGATATATCAAAGCTTTAGAAATAATGGAAAAAGATATTGATGATACTAAAAACAAGATAAAAAATTCAAAATGGGAATCAGCCGATTTTTCTAAAGTTGGTTCTGGAGGTCATTCTACACGTGGACGAGGTGGTAGTAAATCAAAATATCATACAGATAATACTAAATATAAATTTGCAGGACAAGCCTTGAATGAAATAGATGGTATTATTAAAACAATAAATAACTCTATAGAACAAACGGATAAAAATATAACTAATATTACTCAAAGAATAGCTAATTTACAATCAATAGAATCAAAATCTAACTACGCCCAAATCATAGATGAGGAAAATGCTAAGTTAGACCAACAACGAATTAAAGTAAAAAAATTGCAATCAGCGCAAAGTCAGGCTAATGAAAAATCAAAAGCAATTCAAAAAGAAATTTGGACAAGATGGTCTTGGATGAGAGGAAAAGATTTATCTAAATTGAATTCTGTGCAATGGGATAAACTATACAACGAACATTATGGCAAAGAAATTGATTTCGGTGGTGGTGACAAAGCTAAGAAGTGGAAAGAAGCATATGACAAGGGTTCTAAAATGTTTCAAGAAATGAGAAAAGACTATGAAAGCACTAAGGAGCTTTTTAATAAATCGGCGCAAGACGAATTAAAAATGGAACAAGAAATAAATGCTACTATTAAGGAAAGAGTTGAAATTCAAAAAGCTAGTTACGATGAGCAATTAAGACTAGAGCAAAAGCAAATAGATTTAGCGCAAGCAAATTTAGATATTTTTAATATTTATGAAAAAGAAAATGTAGACTATATTAAAAAGGCACAACTAACAGGTCAACTAATATCACAACAAAAATCTTATTTAGTTCAAATGATAGGTATTAGAAACGAGATTACTAGACAAAGAAACGCACTTCAAGAAAATACTCTAGAATGGAATTTGTTAAATAGCTTATTAGATGAGTACGAAGGCAAGATTAATGAAAGTAATAAGAACTTACAACAAACTTTAGAAACGTTAGAAGAAATCAGAAAGTCTCAACTTGATGAGTTATCTAATATGCAAGATAAAATAGTTGGCGCTTTAAAGAAACAATATGAGAAAGAATTAGAACTAGCTAAAGAAAAGAAAGCTAAAGAATTATTATTAGCAAAAAATCTTAATGATGAGCAATTAAAGCTTATTAAAGATGGTAGTAAAACTGCACTAGAAATATTTCAAGATGAGCACAACAAAAAAATAGAACTCTGGAATGATGAGTTAAGGCATTATGAAGAAGATTATAATTCTAAGATTAAAGAAATTGATAATAAAGAATCTAAAGACAAGTATGATAAAGATTTAAATAAAAAGCAAAAAGAAAAATCTAAATTAGAAGCTCAACGTGATGCATTAATGATGGATTCATCCTTAGAAGCAAAAGGAAAGCGAGAAAGCTTATTAGAGCAGATTAAAAAGAAAGATGAAGAGATTAAGCAATTTCAACATGATAGGGATATTACTTTAAGAAAGAAAAATCTTAAAGATGAGTTAGATTCTAAAAAGAAGAATATTAAGGATAAGATAGATACTGAAAACAAGAAATATAAAGAAGCTAAAAAAAGATATGATAGGGAAGTTAAAGCACTGGAGAGAGCAAATAAAGAAAAACTCAAGAAAGAAAATTTATACGCTAAAGCAAGAGAAATGCTTATGCAGAATAACTTTGATACACTTAAGGATTTCTTAATTAAATATAGTGAAGATAGTGAAAAGATATTTGGTGTAATGGGCGAAACGATTAAGAAAAAAATATGTGACAATTTAAAAAATGCTATAGACTTAATGCAACATTTCAATACGCTATCAGATAAGAAAAAATGGAAGAAAGCAGTAGGATATGATGAAGATTATATCATGGGTGATACAGAAAAACCTACTGAAATAACTCATTTTGGTAATATAGAAAAAGGCGTATATGAGTGGGACAATATCTACGAAACTAAAGAATATAAGGCATTAATAGAAAAGTTATTAGAAGCACAAAGAAATGGTGATACAAAGGCTGAAGCTGATTTGAGGAAACAAGCCCAAGAGTTAATAGGTAAGTATAAAAAACATAAAGATGGTGGATTGAATACAAGTACAGGATTTCACTGGTTAGATGGTACTGACACAAAACCAGAATTAGTTCTAAATGCAGACCAAACACAAGCTATGTTAGATATAAAAGATTATCTACCTAATATATCTAAATTCATACAACAACCTAAGATAAATTTACCTAAAATTAATTTACCTAATGTTAATGCAGATAAACGACAACCTGTTGAATTTAAAATTGATAATCTTATTAATGTTGAAGGAAATTTAGATAAGGGTGCTATACCTCAAATTAAGGATGCAGGAAACGGCATTATCACAAGAATAAAACAAGAAATGAATAAAGTAGGTATTTATAGAGCATTTAGCTAATGTAAATATTTATTATATTATTTTATATAAAAATATTGACTTAAATTATAAATTATGTTAGTATATAAATATAATGTAAATTAAACAAATATAAAATAACACCGTTACGGTAAATAAGATAACACCTCCCATTTTGCGGAAAGGTAAATAATTTATTAAATTTATTAATTTAAAAGATTGTTAACATGCAAGAGGGGGAGGTGTTTTTGTGTACAAAAAAGTAAAATTTTTGGCGATTGAGATTATGTTTTGGATAAGCTTGGTACAATCTATAACAATTTTATTTAGTTCGTTTAGATAAGTAAATAAAACTGTGATTTTATGTTAAGTATCCACGCTGCTTTATGTATGTAATATTATTACAAACCCTAACCAATTTATGGTAAAATATAATTGTATACTATAATAGTGCATTTT